GCAAATAGCATAAAATTCGGTAAAACACACAATTTGCAGTCAATTAAACGTCAAAAGACTGCATTTACCGACATATATACGTCAAACCAAGCAATAAACAGGAAAGAACACACATTTAATGTGTTCCAACCAATCAATTGCTTATCTCAGAGACGTTTCACCACCCATTATTCGAGATGTAGTCTTCTACATTGCTTTCATCGCCCGCAAATTCAGGTGTGTTCTCTTCTATGCCGTTGTAGATCATTGTCTTTTCCTTTCACCCGGTTTAATAACAGTGAAACAATGGTGAGATAGGTACTCTGCAACCTATCCCCCACAATCAGACTGTTACTCTGCAGTCTTCTTAGTACGTGGCGCACGCTTTGCAACAGGCTTTACTGTCTCCGATGCTGTGTCGTTCTTTGCCCGGTCCAACAGCTCGAGAAGTCGTTCATTCTCTGCCTTCTGTCGCATCAGTTCAGCTTCAGCTTCAGACAACTTGTTAGCAATTTCACGCTTACTAACCGTAGAACTCTGCCAATCACCATTGTTGTAGTGGTAAGTGGTTTCACCTCGCACCATCTTGAAAGGTGCAACATCATCCAACAAGTTGGAATCATTTGCGGCTGTAATCACTTGTTCTGCAGTGATCCGGCCCTTAGTCACGCCTCGAGAGTCCTGAATCATCTTCCGGGTGATCGAGAACTCACGTGTTTCATCAGTGGTTGCTCCTTCTGCATCGAGCACGTGACCGTAGATCACCGCCATAACATCATCAGGCTTAGCTGCAACCTGTTCTGCAGGGACGTAGTTGGCAGGAACAGGTTTGCCCTGATCGAACCAGACCTTACGGTTATCGAAAGTGTTCTCCAATTGCTGATCTTCCAACCAGGCAGAGTAGACACGCCGATCACCAACAGCGAACTTGTATGCCTCTGGCACTTTGATCTGTTCCGGTGTGATTGTGACGTCATACTGCGGTTGTCCTGCATTGAACCAATCAATGAGAACCTGATCAGCAATGCGCCCGCGTGTCTTCACATCAGGGTTGTTTTCCTGGTACCAAGCCTTTGCCATTGCAACATCTGCACGCTCAAACTCGATGCCGCCTGCAATGTAGCCCTTTACTTCTACTGCCTTTGCCATTGTCTTATCCTTTGTTTGTTGGGTTGTTTGAAACGTCAAGTAGTGAACTATCTAGGTTCACTAGGGAACAACCACCCGAAGTGGATAGTTATTCCCCAACGAATCGAGATGTTTTCTCAGAGGGATTCAAAGTGGATTACTTCACCTATCTCCACCAACCCGCAGCAATCGCAAGACCAGTAACCACCCGGATCACGAGATTCACCTTGTGCGATCATTCCGACTGATTCCAACCAGGATGAAACGATTGCTTCTTCTGTCGGGTCCAAGTGTGAGGTATCGCCATTTACAGCGACAACAGTGCATGAATTGCAAAGTGTGTATTCCATTGTCTTACCTTCTTCCAGCTAGTGAGCCTAGGAACAGCATTGAACCTAGAGAGAGAATAAACAGGGTTGCCCAAACGCCTAATGGCAACATGATCAGGCCTTAACGGAACCGTCAAAGTCGAAAGCACTGAAACCACCATCGTAGTAGCGCTCGATACGCTTTTCGATCTGGTGATCAGTCGGATGAGAAGTGATGAACTCGAGTCCGCAATCTTCCAACCATCCAAGTGCTTCTGTTCTCTGATCTGAAGTAAGGAACCACTTATACCCGCTCGAGTTCTCGTGATTCTTCTCAGAGTGTCCTACGGGAAGGATGCAAGCACTTCTGGCACCACCCGGTTCAACCTTGCAGAGTGTCTGATTGTGTTCACATGCAACGCACATTTGTTCGATCCTTTTCTCGAGGGTTTAGAAGTATCTCTGAGTGTCCCTAAGTGGAATCGAACCACTTGAATCAGTACCAACTAGGGACTATCCGAACTAGAAGTAGAGAGAGTGCAACATCAGAAGCATTGAGACGATGGGTGAATCTTCTTCTACCCCGGTTGCTGTAAAGCCTAGGTAGTCACCAGTGAGAAGAATGTGAGCCAGTGCAGAGAACATATTGTGATCCTTTGTTTGTTGTGGTTGGTGGTGTAGATCAGTGGGGAAGTGTACCCCGGTTGTACCTCACACTGTTGTAGCGAAAGTGCAGGGCCAAATCATCGAGAGACTTGATCCCCGTATGTAGAACAGTGAGGGCAAGCTTAGAGTCACTAGCCTTTGCCAGAGAAACAGGTGCCTTCTTTGCCAGAGTTACAGTCATTGTCTTTTCCTTTTCTGTTGGTGGGTCTAATTGACTGCAGGTATCTGTCACACACCTGCAGTCCCTTTAGATCAACCAGCATGTGTGCCGTTGTCTCCTTTGGGTTGATATTCCTTTGTCCCTCACCTTGCCTAAGTGAGTTGACTATCCGGTACGCGGTATCTCTACCTATGTGTAGCCCGGTATGTCTGCCCTGGTATCTCACCAGTACCTAGCTTCCCCTAGATGTTGTATCGGATACGTCCGATAACCGTTGCTTGCAGATAATCCTTATCTGCTAGGTGCTTGCAAGCACTTGAATCACCTTCTCTCTCTCGACCGCTTTGAACTTGACCAAACATTATCATGCTCATGCAGACACGTATAAGGAACACACACATGCATATGTGCAGGTCACAGGCCTATCTAGAGCCATACATAGGCCTGCAATGGTGCCTATAGCTGTACCATAACGGTATGGTAACAGTGTATCTATGCAGGTCACAGGCTTACGTGCATGTGCATGTATCTCATATGGTGGACATATACGATATATGTGTATGCATCACTCAATGCATAAGTGCTAGCAGAGTGCTTGCAATAGCTATCACTGCAGGTCACAGCTGTAAGTGTGAATCATGGTTACAGTGATGTGTTGCGTCACGTGACGTAATGATCTTGGACTGTATGTGTCGATCACATAGGCATTCGATTACAGACTGAATGATGATGCTGTATGCCATACATGCAGGTAGATCATGCTGATGTGCTGGTGTGTGCAGTACTGCCCTATGCCTGCATCATGTGTGCATCATGGTGTGTCATGCATACGATCACATGCACTCAATACGTCACTGTGACGTAAGTATGCGCTGATGGTGATCGTTGCTGATGTGTTGATCAGGTGAATCAGTCGACTCGATGCAGTCTCGAGGCTCATGTGCTCGATGTGTGCAACGTCACATGCACAACCCTTGACACGTATGTGCGCACTAGTGTAGACTGAATTTGGCGCGGCCTGTATGATGAGTTACATTAAAGAAAATTATCAATTTTGAATATATAACTTTTATATGTTAACAACGGTAACACTTAACATGCACGCGCCCCGAAGCTATCTATTTTAGATACAAAAATAGACCCTAATTAATTAGCAATTAGGGTCTATTTTCTATAGATTATTGTTTTTGTGTGCGTTCAGGAATTGAACAAAGAAGTCTCGGTATTCGTGATTCCAAGATCGATCATTTTTCAAACTAGTGACTGCTATGATCAACCTATCATATTCTTCTTTGCTCAGAGTGATTTGGTAATCAGGCTCTACGACTGGAACAACTTCTTCAATTTTCATACTAAGTCCTTAAAACTAATTAGCTCTAGACAGACATCTCGCTGCTGGTTACTCAGATGTTTCTTATCCCAAGAGTATTCACACAAATCTCTGAGTGCAATCCACTGCGAAGAAGTCATAGTAATAGTTACGTCAATTTCACGCGCTTGTGCAACAGCTTTCATGGCAACAACTCGAAACTCAGAACTTCCTTGGCAAAATCGAGCGCCTCGGTATCCCATTCATCTGTATCTACATCAATGGTTTTACAAATATTTCTGAGTGTATTCCATTCCTTGTCATCAAAGAAAACAGTAATACTATATGCGGTTGGTTTAACAATACCTTTCATCGAAAATTCCAATCCTTGAACACGTCATCCAATGCGCGCAGTACTTGTTCGGCAGGTTCCGACAAAGATCCATTACGCTTGCTTTCTTGCAAGACTAAATGTACTGCTTGAAGTTGCGCCTCGGTTAATTCGGGCTTGTAAATTTTCGTGACTTCAATATCGATCACTTAAGTACCTCATTTACAATATCTTTAAGTCTTTGCTCTAGTGTAGTATAACTAATCTTCCTATTGGGAGACTCGCGGGATAGCTTCGAGCGAACTACAATAGCGTGTAGATCGCCTAATTCATCTTCGGTAAAATCGATGCTAACCTTAATGTTTCTTTCTTCTGAGTATCGTAATTCGTTCACTTAAGAGCCTCATTTACAATTGTCTGTAGCTTGGCTACTAGATGATTCTGAGTAGCACCATACTTTTCATGCTGCTCGTACCAAACCTGTGCCCTATATAGAATGCTATTTAGTTCTGAAATATCTTCTTTATCTAGAACTAGTGAAAGTTGAACATCTTTTCTTAGGTCATGCTGCATTGTTTTTTCGCTTCCTAGGCACCAGCCTATTAGTTTTCCATTTACTGTAGATTCTGTGCAAGCGCCGCCGAACAGCGGTCCACGCCAGGGCGCATGATTGTGGACTACCATGCGTCGATATTATCGGCAATTGTCTTACGAATTTCTGCGACTAATAGACGTTGTGGAGCGCCGATTAAGTCGCCAGCGCATGTGCTCTTACAGAGCCAATAATACAGTGCATGTAGTTCATTGTCATCTAGATCTAGCGTGAAATGAGTGGTAGTAATTTCTCTACTTTTGATCTGCATGTGTATCCTCTTCTAGTAATTTGTAATACCAATCCACCTGAGACCCACCTAGTGTACGTGATTGTATGAATGCATTATTCCAGCATTCTTCACAGGCTGGCATAACCGGCCGCTTTCTCGGTAACTTGAAGTAGATCATCTAGTAGTACTAGATGTGTATAGATGCCATTTACTTCTTCATCGTGCTTCGCACGCAAGAGTAAAGCATGTAGATGATCGATTTCGTTTCCGAAAAATTCGAGCGTTAAACGTGGTTCAATTTCAAATGTATCTTTCATGATTCCTTATTTCGATAGTAAAGCTCTGATATTAACTCAGAGATAAATTCACTTTGCGGATCATATGTACTGAAGTGTTCTTCTTTCCACGTATATAGTGCTTCCGCCAGGTAGGCGGTTTCTTTTGGACTTAGTGTCAAATTAGTATGACCGATATCTACCTTCATCCTAACTCCAATGCGTACAAATCAGCTTGGTACACAGCCTGTTCCCAACATTGGCCTGCGTCTTGTCGGCCCTGTACGTAGTCAATCCATTCCTGAGCATCTTTATCATCTGTCTCGCAAAGATTAGCTAAGACTGTATAGGCAGGTAGACCTTCTTGCTTAAGTAGCTTTTCCTTATCTACACCTAGATTTACTAAAGCCTGACCTACAATACAACTGCCTACTAGTTGACCGTCCTGCTCATCTAGATACTGGCAGGAATCCAAGTGGCCGCCAGGAGGCATATATTGAAAATATGGTCTAGCTTTTGCTAGTCGCCTTACTTCTTCTTCTACTTCTGAAACCTTGATCATAATGCTCCATTCAGGTCTGAGCCATATATTTGTGACTTATACTTATTTGCGAATTCTACAGTTGCTTTATCGTATGGCTTGACAAGGTTTTGTACGATACACTCTCTAGGAGTGTTAGTACTTTCCTTATCTTTATCATAGAACATGAATCCATTCTTTTGATACGCTTCGGCATATGTTCCATACCGACTATTGCCTGGTCTCTCCAAAGAAATGTTGAATTCAGTAAAGCACTCCGTGTCCGTTTGAGATACGATTTTAACCCTGAGTCGCTTCTCCGTTTCCTTGCCGAACTTTTCGTCGTAAGTTTCCCATTCAATGGTAGTTAGTGGAGGTCGCATTCGTACAATTAATGTCTCTGCAATAAGATCTGCGATGGAGAAGTTATGTCCGAAATTTTCGTATTTAAGAACAGCCAACTGCTCTTTGCTTATCCTTGGTTCGGCTCGACGCTTCTTCAAGAATTTCAATGGTGCAAATTTATAAACCGCCACCGCTGCGCCAAGAAGGAAAAATACTACAAAGATAATGAGTTCAATCATCGCTGAGTCGCTTCCTAAATGTAGGCTGAACCACCACCAACTTCTTTAGTACTTCAGATAAAGCTAATGCCTGAGAAGGAGTTAGATCAATCTCATCATCATCTTGCTTAAGTTCGATCAGATCACCGGTGCAGGTAAATAGAATTGGACTTGAATTTTCGTCTTCAGGAATAGTTAGTTCAATCATTATTATTATTACTTTCTGAGTCTAGTGGTCGTTCATTCCAAGAGAATCCACATTGCGGACAAGTTCTCCTGATTACGTCAAAATTAATTGGTGTTGGTCTCGGCATTTCTGGGCACATGGCCCGAGAAAATTCAGATACATAGTATCCGAAAGAATCTCTGTCATATCTAACTGTAATGTATTTGAAGTGACACTTTCTACAGATTGAATCTTTTGTGAAAAGCGTAGTCTTCATATAATTCAGTCGAGCTTTTTCTAGACCTTCTTCATAATTTTTCGGGTCCATTGCTTACCTTCTCTTAAAGTGTGTATGAAACTTTAGCTAATGCACGCTCATCGGCATAGTTAATAGCATCGGACCAAGTATTACCGGAGTCTTGTCGCACCTGGACCCGATCAATCCAAACTAGCGTGTTCATATGGAAATCAAGATCTTTATCCGAAAGCTGCAAAATTTCCTGAATAATTTTCGTTGAGGTCCAGTTCTCATACTTACTCAGGACTTCTAAAGGCACCCCGAGATTATTTAGTGCCTGTCCTACAATACAACTGGCCCTACCATCAAAGACATAGAGACAAGGAACTCCGCAGTTCAATCCCTCTACACCTGAGTCCCTCTTGTAATTGAAATCAGGGTACTTGGTTGCTAGTCGTGTAATTTCCCAACGCACCTGCGCGGGTGTGAAGTTATAGTTCATTAGTCCATGCCTTAAGTATTTGTTTGTGCTTCTCGATTAGTTCATCTAACGGATCTGCTTTAGGTTCTGGCTGTGGGTACTTTTCCGAGTACTCATCCATCAACCTCCAAAATGCGACTGATCTTTCGTCTTCTGCTAATCCATTTTTATACACGTGCTTTGCCAGAGGCTTCAGATCTTTTCTCACTTCGGCGGGTAGACGTAAGTAAACATTGATTCGCCTAGCTCCTACATCGTTATACATAGAGTCTCGCTTGGAGAGGAAGACTCTAAAAATTATATGAGCAATGCTTAATAGCACTAGCGGAATAGATACAATAAAGAGCCAGCTAAAAGCTACCAATGAAAATAACAGAGTAGCTACTGAAACTACATACGTTGGAAACATAAATGCCATTGCAGCATCGGTATAGAGGTTCTGGATGAAACAGGCTTTGGGAATATAAAATGGGATTTTTGCAGCTAGTTTGTCATTCCCGTCTGCGTGTCCTAGGTAGAGCGGCATCGTGGCTCCTCGGTTGGTTGGCGTGTGGAATCCACCCTAGTCTAGAGTCGAGTCGTTGTCAAGCGTTACCAGAAACGGGCCATATTCCGCCAGAAAATCTCCGGCGATCCAGGTGTCATCTTCATCTAAATATTCATATACGTCAGGTTCATTGTAACTAAGCTTAAGATCTTCCTTGTTACCATTGATGAAACAAGAAAATGCAACATGGGGAGGAACTTCATCTAAGTCATAGTATAATTTTGTTTGTCTATCATTCATGGTTCTGCCTCGCGGTCGGAAGATCGGCTAGTAGATAGGCTACTCTTGTGATCTGATGATCAATAACCTTCCAGTCCTGAGTACGATAACCAAGTTCTAGATTAACAAGGATTGTCCTGAGTTCATTGTTCATTGGAACCATCCATATCTGGCATTATTACTAATGTTCTGTCGATAAGTTTCTTTAGCCAAAGCTAGTTCAGCTCTGAGTTGACGAATTGTTTGAGAAGCCTTGCCATATTGCTTACCTAAAGCAACATGATTTCTATCACGTTCTCGATATGCAATGCGAGAAATATTAGCTCTAGTCCAAGCTGTTTCATAGTATTGCTGATCTAAAAGAATCTTGACATACTCTAGATCTTCTTTCTTAGCTTTGTCATGTCCCATCCAAGTAATCGGAAGACCTAGTTCCTCTAGCCTGGCTAATCGAAGTGCTTCTGCTTTTTGATATTGCTCTTCATAGAAGGACATATCCCAATTAAAACTCTTACTGATTCCCATTACTGCTTTCCTTTACACTCAGATAGACAGAATTCACAAACCATCCAGGGCCATTTAGTCATGGGTGCTTCTCTGTCTACTACTGGTCCGGTCAATTCCCATCTAAATTCAATTCTTAGATAGCCTACGTTTCCACAAGCTGTGCATTGTACGTTAGAAAAGTCCATTTGTTCTAAGTTCATTTTGGATTCCTTCTATGCCAATCACTAGCCTTCAGTTCACGAATCTTTTCTACGCATTCTTCTAGGCTCAATACTTTAGCTCCCCATGGATTGCCAAGTGCGTAGCCAATCTCCTGTTGCCACTCATAAGCTTCACGTTCAGTAATCATTTGTCGCGCTCTTTCTTCAACACTTTAACCATAGCGTCTAATTTCTGTGCAGTAGGTTGTGCTAATGTAATTCTGATTGCGTCTTGACGCCACATTTCTGCAGCTTCTGATTGTAGAAGATCAATGGCATACTGAATGCCTTCGTAATAACCTTCGGCTCGGCCTTGGTCTCTGCCTGCATCGTAATCATCGTAGAACATTGCTACTTCTTCCAGAGTTCTAGGATTTCATTGTTCAGCTTCTTAATTTCTTCAGCGAACTCAAAATCCTTTTCAGTCCAATATAAATCGCATCGTCTATTGCTCAAGATATTGGTTACTGCTGACAAGGCTTGATTGAACCCTTCGATTTCACCGTCTCTATATCCTTCGTCATGTACCGCCCAATATTCTTCTTCATTGTAGTACATCTAATTTCCTAATCTCTCTGGCTATATATTCAGGTACCTTTAATGTAGGTTCGACTTCATAATCATGATAATTAACATGAACACCAGTTCTCAGGTAATAGGCTACTTCTTTGACTGCCCGCGTCCAATCGCCGCCAGATTTACGACCGCTAATTGCGCCAGGAATGTGTCTAAACCAAGAGCTAGGATCATTGACAGACATATTGACAGTGTATTTAGCTACATTCGAAATAAACGGATTGGTATTGGCTGCAACAAAGTCACCAGGTGCAACAATTTGACGTGCCTTGTAGCCAATCCTACGCTGTCCCATTATTCCTGAGCCTAAGATCTTGTGACCAATTTGATAATCCTTTGGTGATCGCATAGGATCTGCAATATTGAATAGACCCTTGCAAAGAATATCTGGAAAATCTCGTACAAAGTCTCCTGCAGCGTGAGCACCTTGTGAATATGCAACTATTACATAAGGTTCGTAGCTGTCGAAACACTCTTTAACTATGTTTGACTTGGTTACTTCTACGGATTCTCGATATGACATTCCGTCACCGTACTTGGCGGGACTGGGAATCAAAACTGATTCATATTCGGGCAACAGTTCGTTGATTTCCTTGAAGATTCTCAATCCAGATTGCCAAGTCCCACATACGTAAAATACTTTCACGCTTCAGATTCCCATCGTCGCCACAGTCGGTACTGAATTTGATATACAAACTTGTCATACCAGCGAACAGGAGTAGGCTGAATCTCGAACCAACCTAATTTTAGGGCGAGAAGGTACATTCCACCATTGAGAATCATTCCAATTACAAATAGAACAACCAATAGTAGAAGCACACTTAGAATGGTTAACATTTTAGACTTACTCCGTCCGCGATTTGATATATAGGGCTAATGGATGATTGACTTTTCCAGTATTGATTAACAGATTTATTGTTTCGGTAGTGTGAATTGCACCACCAGACGGGTCTTGTGTTGAATAATTCCTTCAAAGACCCGCCTGATTTAAGCATTCTTAATTCGCTTTTGTTTACCCCAGCAAAATAATAGTTCTCTACATGCTTATCAGCACACAATGGAGAAACATATTCTTCGACTAGGATTCCTATGAAATCCACCTTAACTTTTTCAAAACTACATAAAAATAATACTGGCTTTTCAACCGATAAAAAAACTTCACTTACTTGTATTGCTCCGAAATCAGGATGGTTCAGCATCTTCATCAAACCATTTCTGGGCGGTGATCCATGTGTCTTGCTTTCCAATCGTTAATCCGACTGTCTCAGGATCAACACATACTTGCTTATGGGCTTGGCCTTGTTTATTCACTTTCACCCGGTGCAGATCAAAATTGTTAGGTGTTGAGAACACATTCCCACATACTGAACATTCGGATGCTGGACTTCCGTGACCATTTAAAGCTGACTCTGGTAAACCCTCTCTACTCTTTCTAGCTGGAATTGGATAATCAGTCATTCAGATCTTCCGTCGTCATTAATCTGTCAAGATCCTTCAGAGTCTCATATTCAAACAACTGCTGTTCCGTTGGCTGAACTCTTTGGCCTGAATATGCCATTGCTAGACGGACAGACGATACATATCCGTTGTAAATCTGAATTACAGCCTCATCGAAATCTTCTCCAACTACATCCGCTGGATCAATCTTATCTAGCTGGTTTAACGAATTCCAGAGACCAATAGCTTGTCCATAGTAAAATGCAGCTAAGATGTCGTTCTTAGCATTTTCATCTTCATTTCGTTTAACAAGTTCAACTGCCAATTGCGCGAATAAAACTTCGGGCCTAGGTAAGGAACTCTCTTGCTCTTCCATTCTTACTCCTAAAAAATATTATTAGGATCAACAATATCCACTGTTGCTCCCTCTTTAAAGCTAAACTGCTCTGGTTCACCATACTCGTGACCGATTCCAACTAAGTCTAGAACTGTTTCAGAACCATTGTAGTAAATTTGCCTAAGTTCTGCGGTAACTAAAATATCAATCTGTCCAAGCTTAGTTTTCCAAGGAAACCTAATATAGGTTCCAATGTCTTCCTTAATAAAACTATCGGCAGGAAATTCTGCGTCGATCTGGGGAGATAGTCGTGTCATTTGTTTCCTTCTAGGATTTGAAATTTAAGCCTTGTTTCCATTAGTAAAATACCTAATGCATTCAGACCTGGAATATCTTTATGCTTATTGCAAGTGCAAGATCCCCAAGTTTGATCATGCCAGAAGTTTCCTTCTACTAAATAAGCATCTTCAGTACTAAGAAGCTGATTGCGAACAGGTTCATAATAGAATTTATTCAACAGAATTCGCTTCATAGATTTAAATCGAACTGAATTATCCCAATCTGGCCTCAGAGTTACTTGCCGCCCGCGAGACTTAGCTTCTTTGGGCGTTTCGGCTGTATAGATCCAGTGCTTTTCATCTCTATCTAGAGTCTTTTCAGCATTAAACGCATGTTCGGCGGTGGGATAACAGACCCCATGTGTACCATCGGGAACAGGAGACTCATAGAAATTAGATAGAAAGTGATACTCTCCACTAAAGTCATCGATAATCTTCATTATTCCTCTTCTTCATCTTTGTTCTTTGCATTTTCTTTCCACCATTGCTTCTGAGTCTTATTCCAGTCATGGTCTGAGAAATAAATATCGGACTGAACATGTTCATGTGAAAATAGATTCATGATAACTCCTAAAAGGTGCAGTAACAATCTCCGGTTAGACTTCTTTTTTCTCTACATACTGGACAAGTAGCACCAATCTTTGGAGCTGGCTTGCCTTTTCTACCGTATGGATGACCTTTCTTTGCCTTGGGTTTGTCTTCATCATCACCAAACACATCTTGATAATGTAGGTACTGATCCATATTCGAAAACATCGGCATCCTCGCTGGTAGTTGGTAGATTTCATCCTACACTAGGCGTGCGTGTGACCGCAAGTAACGGTAATCGAGTGCGCAATAATAGATTGTTTAGCCAAGTGGAGTTGCTGGGTCAACCCATTCGACTCTTACTTGATCATCTGTCTCTGCTTCTAGAATGTCATGGATAACTGTTGGGCTAACATCAACAACTCTATGTCCAATTGATGGTCCTGCATCTGCTGGTCTAAGAACTACAGTCTTACCAGTAGCAATTACAGTTACTCTTACTTTTCTAGTTGCTAGATACTTCTTTAGACGGAATTTTTCTTCGTCTGTCATGCCTGGAAGGTTGCCATTAGGCTTAAATGTCGTGGGATGCCAAGCTACATATCCCCAACGCATTGCACAGTAGTAAATATCAGTAGGTTTGTCGGCAGGCTCACCCGAAACTCCCATATAACCACCCTTAGTGGAAGCATCTCCCGGAGTTGCAAAGTGAGAGATGCCTCCAACTAATTTGGTTGTACTAGTGAGTTGAAGTTCGTCTTTTGTTGGTGTGTATCCCTGTGGCTTGTCAACAACGGGAGGTTGACTTGGCGATGTCAACGCAATACCTTTGACTGCGTTGTAAAGCTCGGGCCAAACCCGCTGTAGATCATCCAACTTGCGAGGATCTTTGTTTTCCTTAAGTACGTTTTCAATCTCTTCTAGTGACATAGGACTATTATATCAGCTTAATAGTTCTTTTGCTTTTGCTAAATGTGCGCGAGCTGAATTATATGCACTTCGCTTTTTGGCGGCTGCTGAATAAGTAGGCTGAAAAATAGACATTTCCTTACTCAGAGAATCTAGAGTCTTAAGGATCTGTTTCTTCGTAGCAACATCTACTGATGTGTACTGCTCTAGAACCTTGTCAATCTGATCTTCGATTGACTTCTTGAATTCCGCCTTCTTTTTGGTCACAAATTCTAGGTCTCCTACTGCGCCGGAAGAGACAGAAACAGTAACCGTAGTATAAGAATGAACTGCATGGTTCAAATAAAACTCATAACTACGACCGCTAGTATTTATCTTGAAGTTATTCAATCGATACTGACCAGTGTCACGCCAAAACTTAGTACCTTTTAGATGCTCATCGATTACTTTTACCATCCAGTCTGAAGATGATTCAAAGTGACAATGGCCTAGGTAATTAGAATCAAGACTTCCAACAATGCGAATGTCTGGATCTTCCGGCTGATCCTGATAATAGGAAACAGTGAAAGGAACTTCAGCCTTTACTTCTTCTTGTTTATGAACTGCAGACCACTTCTGCAGAAACTTCTTATATAGAAACTCATCTTCGACATCTGCGAAATTCCAAGATCCGTCTGAAATCTGCATACCTTTATCAGTGAACTCTGATAGTAAGTTGTTATATTCTTCCAAAGAAACCTCTTCAGATGAATTCTTGTATCCAACATGCACATTTTCAGTAGTGATCTTATATAGCTTTGTTGGAAGATCTTGTAGAGTAATCTTGAATTCAGTAGTCCGATTACTAGTACCGCTATCATACTCGAACTCGTATAAGAAACGAGTCATTGAATAGTTTCGTACTTCTTTTGCAGTAAATAAGACAGTCTTGTCTTTAAAGACTACAAACTTATACTCACTGGTTTCTACCATTATTTAATATTCCATTCTTTTGTGATCCAAGCCTTGTATCTTGGTTCGAGTCGATTAATCCAATCTTCCGGCCATACGTCACCTTCAAAAGCACCGATAAAACCACCTGTGATTGCTGCGATAGTATCAGAGTCACCAGCACAAGTAGCTGCCAAACCTAATCTAACTAGTGCCGGTGCCTTTAGACCTAGATAGTATAATGCTAAGGCTAGAGCTTCTTCTGCAATCCAACCTTCTCCAATATATTCACATTCAGTTTGGTATTGAAAGATCTCTGGATTATCCCTGTACTCAATAGCTTTTCCGAGCGCTGCCTGAACTTCTGGATAATGTGCAGATGATACAAATGCCCGATCCAAAGCAGTCCTACTGTTTATCATTTTTAACTGACTTGAAACAACCATGTTGATTGCAATTACACAACTCCCGGTTGCCGAAGAATGCTTGTGCGTCAATTCACTTTGTGCTTTAGCTAGAGTATGTTTGTAACGCTTTTTGGTATAGGCGCAAGGAAAAACTCTCATGAGAGAACCATTCCCCTTGGAATCATTTTCAACAGGTTCATGCAATTCCAGACTGCGAATTGATTCTAAGCAAGTGTCTCCTGGATACCTATCGTTATCTGGATCATGCAACCATTCGATAAACTTCTCTCTAATCTTAAAAACTCTAGCTTCAAATGGAGCTGGATGTTCTAAAGCGTCAGCTAAGTAAAGAGTCATTTGTGTATCATCTGTAACAATGAACTTCTCTGGTGGAGTTGGGTCGCCCCATAGGTAAATCTCTTCTGCACTTAGAAACTCATTAGCATTTCCCCAAGCATCTCCAAAGGCAATTCCTTTGAGGCAACCTATCCAACTCATTTAGTCCTCTTCATCTTCGTCATAGTTCTTAATGTCATCCCAAGCATCGTATGAAACGGGGAATGACTCTTTTACAATGTCCCGGATAGCCTGTGCGTATAGTTGAATTTCATACTGCGCATGTGAATCAAGTCGCTCTTCTAGAACGTGGAAAAGAGAATTAAGACTTGCAGTCCATACACAAGTAACATATAGACCATATGCGCCTAAGAACAACCGTGCTAGTTCCGGTGCTGCATCATCGGCCATTGCAGCGTTATACATTCCTTCACCCTGCGCGTAGTGCTTCAGAAGCTCATTGGTCCAGTAGGCTCCATCCTGTGAGTTCATAGGAGGTCCAGAGCCTTGCTTCTTATTCTCCGGTGCCGTTCGCCATTCATCTGCACCAGGAACATAGTACTCATTCTCATCAGTAATGTAACGACGAGAATTTTCATTCCAACCAAGCTGATCTTCAGTAAAGCTAGATCCAACTACGTACTTCCAAAGTTGGCGGGCGATCATAAGAGGCATCTTGATTTCAAAGGTAATAGCATTGTGTCTAAAACAAGCCATTTCCTTATTGGTAATGAGATACTTCACAAGTCGTTCATTCTGTTCCTGAGTATATGCTTCGGGAGACTTCTTGAATGAAGTTCGAGCTGCACGTGCAGGTGTAATATCTGTTCCAAGTTTGTCGATAAAACCTACATAGCCTTTATCTAGAACTTCAATATATCCATTTGGTAATTCAGTCATAGTATAGTTTTCTTATTCTTTCTACGTATTCTTCTGTTGCCATAGGCTCTTCACGATATTCCGACTTGTTATGTTCTTCTTGCTGAATCTCTAGAACCATTCTTACAATGTCTAGAACCGGAACACTAAAGCTAGATGGATATCCGTCTTTCATGATCTTAGTTTTATACGCATAGGCTCTCTTGGCATATTCTTCGTCGGAAAACTCTCCATCTTCCCATTCCAGATGAGCGACCTTCTTCGACCAGTACCGAGAGTCACCTAGCTTATCAGCAATCTTACACGTTATCTGAATTGCGTCCATTTTCATCCTCAATCTCTTTGAATGTTGGAATTTCGGTGGACTCTAGTGGACCCCAATCCTTGAACAAACGACTGTCAATTAAACTGTTCTGATTCTTAAGATCATCAATGATCTTGTGTGCATAATCCGTGAGAGGTCCGATAGAATCTTCATCTTCTTCTACTGGATCGTAAGTCTTTAGAAAGATACCAGGCTTGCAAGGATAGCGTTCACCTTCGACTCCGGTAATAATATAATCGCCGGGGCAAACAATATGTCCACCTTCTAGAGTATCAATCCAACCATGTTCAAACATATATAGCTGGCAATGCTTACAGTTAGAATTACCATCAATATCTGGATGACGGAAGAAGCGAACTACTTGGCCTTCCCAGTTATTATCCTTCTGGAATTCAGGTGTGTATCTAGGTTTGCTATCTGAAAAATGATCTATGATGCTATTCATGTAATCATCTGGATGATCACCATTCTTAAACCATTGATCAGCATCAATCTCTACTGGTTTCTTACGCCACCGGCCCATATGTCTTATTCCATTCTTCATACTTCTCGTTTAGAAAATCTTCTAACTTTACCCGATCTTTTTCCAGTGATTCATTAGTAAGATTCCACTGGTTCTCAGGAATAAATAGCATAGGTAGTTCTGGTAAAACTACAACTTTGATTACTTCTGGCTCTACCGGCTTTTGATCGACTGCAATCTCACCTTCAGCTCCGGGAGGAATAACAGTTACATTAGCACCAGGTTCAGAAATTCGCGGGCCACAAGTAGGCCATGCTCCAATTCCCTGAGAAGCTAAAGTACGTTCTGCAATAATAATCTGCTGTTCACGAGTAGCCTGATTGGCAGTAGGAGCATATTCGCCACCACCATAACCTGACCAAGTACTAGCAGAGAACTGTAGACCTCCGTAATAACCATTTCCTGTGTTGATTGCCCAATTTCCACCTGATTCGCATTGAGCTACTGCATCCCAATTGTGGGTTACTTCTGCATTAGCTGTTGCGGCTACGCCGGTAGAGAGAGATACTGCTGCTACTGCTGCAATAATAGTTTTCGTATGTAGTTTCATCGTTAGAATACTTTCTATTTGTTTGGATTGACGGTGGTAATGAAACCACCTTTGATTTCTTCGTCTTCTTTTTGATTTGCAATTGCGGAGCTTAAATCATCATAGTAATCAGATGATCGGAATCCTTTTATTTCAAGCCACCAGATATCGCCTTCAATATATCTTGTTAAAATTGTCGCATCTGGTGGAAGTTCAATTTCAACCTTGCCTCCGTGACTATTTTTATAAAGTAGTCTAGTCGGTGGCTTAGGTGTCCATCTATCGTAAGAGTAATAAAAATCTTCCGACTCTACTATTTCAACTCGATAGTCAAAAGCATCAATAAGCTCTTCATATCCGTCTGTATATTTAATCCAGGCTCTCCAATACTTTTCTGTCATATACGCCAGCCTCTTGAATAAAGAATGTCTTTAATGTCTTGTTTTAAATCTTTGTCGTCGTCACACAACTCTTTATAACTTGCTAATTCCATATACATGCGTTCTAATTCTTGTGATGTATGAACTGCTAAGTTATGATTCATGGTATCTCCTATGATCTACTTCTAAATACAATTGTTTCAAACTCTACTGCTAGAGCTTCATCAATAGTTACATTTCGAAGTGACCCATCGTGATTTACCATTTGCAAATCGTGTGTCTTTAACACTTCGTTTAGCCATTCACGGTTATATTCGTCTCCGTGGCGAACCGGCACCCATTCTACGAACCAAACATTATTGTTGAGCTTCTTTCGGAAGTTGTTTGATCCGTCCCAAACTTGTCTTTCGAAACCCTCTACGTCTACTTTGATGACTCGCTTATTTTTGATAAACGACCTCTTGTAAACTTCGTCTAGAGTGGTTACTTCTACTTCTATGAAATCATCTCCGGTTCCGTAGAGACTGTTCGCACCACTATGACCTTCGTGATTGTATAACTTTAAAGTCTCTTCTTTATCGCCAACAGCTTTTTCAACGATAAGTACATCTTCATAGCAATTATTAAGATCTATAGAACTTACGATGTAATTAATTAATTCATCATTTGGCTCGAAGCATGTGACTTGTTTTCTACTAGTGGCTGCCATTAATGTGTAGTAGCCAACATTAGCTCCGATATCAATAAATTCTACATCGCCAATGAGTTCATTAGAAATTGCTACAGCATTCCAAGCTTCCCAATTACCAGTTCGCTTAACTGGTTCTGTAAATGCAGTGTCATCTGGTTCACACTCAAGCCAGAAACTACTATGCATTCTCACTACCGGGTTTCCTCGATCATTGATGTAGTGATAGAGACCTGCCTTCGAAATAAGATCAAGTTCAGATCGTGATTGATACCACATTTAGAAGCCTCCCGCTTCACATGAACTAGAGCCGGTGTCCGAAGATCCACAGTTTGGATCTGAGTTAGTAATGGCAGTATATTGTGCTGGAATAGTAGTATCCGTAGAAAGCTTAGCTTCGTTTGAAACATTAGATTTACTTGAAGACTTAGGTTTACGAATAGAATCGGTGCCTTTCTTCAGTGCCGCTTCTGCCTTCTTAATATCGGATAAAACTTTAGAAGTAGGAGCTAGAAAATCTGCCTGATCCTTAATATGAACATTAACTCGTTCATTTGTATACTTAGTCTTCTGTTCAATAAGAAGGCGATTTTCTCCTTCAAGAAGAGCAATCCTATAGTCTTTTTCGGTACCTTTTTCCGTTAATGAAAGAATAGTACGTCTCTGTACTTCATTAGCCTCTTTAAGCTGCCTAATTTCTTTCTTTCTGGCTGTAGTAACGAACAGGTCATTTATAATGTACCCCAGAAACGCTACAGCACATATAGCAAGTAACATTTTGCCTCTTTCACTTGATTGAGATTTCAGTCTACTACACACAACCGCCCCGCGCTGGACGGCTACGGGGCGGATGGTGCATAACTGTTTACATCAGTTTAAAACAGTCTCGGTAATACTGGCAGTGGTGGAGGTACAAATTCTAGAACTTCCTTAGGAAGGACGTTCTGTACTTCTACCGGGAGATAGTTTTTAACTGGTGTCGGAACATATGGGCCAGGATTAAGAACTTTAGCTACGTCATTAATATTGGGCAACGGTCCGTAGTTGATAGGCGGTAGTGATACTTGAGGAACAACCGGGGCGGGAAGAATAACCTGTGGAGGTAGTTCTTTAATTTGCGGTCCGTCTGGAATCAAAATTTCCTCTGTAACAGTAGGAGCAACTGGATTCGGAGCATAATTACCATGCTTTCCGAATAGATAACCAGCAACACCATCAATAAATCCAATCGGATTAGATCCAAAAGCTGGTAGATCACAAATACCATCACCATCTCGACAAGTATCTCGAACTGGGATATTACCGTAACTACCATGTGGACCTGTCATTGAAGCACCTGGATATAAGCCGGAAAGAGTAGATTCTACTCCACCAACTCTTTTAGGATTAGCAATAACATCTGCTGATACATTGTAATCATAACCTTCTCGTGCCAGTCTAGTAACAGTATCATCTACTACTCTAGCACCAGCACTATGACCAATCAAAATTGTCTGTGACTCAGGACAATTAACTTGGTTCCAGCGAACTTGGTCATACATCCTCTGAGAACCCATTTGCGTAGAAGCGTCATAAGAATAAGGGCCTAGCGGCCAAAACGATTGAGGATAATCAAGTGTTGAAACATGATATCCGGGTCGCCCTTCATAAACATCTGCCCACTTTTCAGCAATACTATTTGGTCCACTAGCACCGATTCCATTAGCTGCAATTACATATACTTCAGAGCAACTTGCTGGTTGAGCGCTAGCCGGGGAGCTAAGACCAATCATACCTGCGAGAGCAATACAAAACGCAAATACGATCCCCTTGATTTTATTAATCATGATCTTTCCTTTCTACTCGTCGTCCTCATCGATATCTAGATCAATCTCTAGGACTTCGCCCGCTGCATTTAGCATGACTCCATCTTTTTCAACCCAGGACGAACACTCTGGTGGCGGGTCACCTTCACCGGCCCAATAAAATTTTATAATCGCATTCTCGATTGGATATTCTGATTCCCAACCAAGTTGCTTTAAGGCGATAACCAAACTATTGGTTTCATTCAGCTCTAGTGCAACTTCCATTAGATCTTCGCAGTCGGAAAGTAACATTGAAAGATCGAATTCAGGATTAAAAGCTGAACCTCTTTGACCATAGTAGGATGGATTGTTTGCGTACTCTTCCAATACCTCATCTTCAATACTGGATAGTTCATCCCAGTCTATTGCATCATTATCATCACTCATTGAAGTTCCTTTTCTAGTAGCTTTTGATTCAAATCTACTAGCCACATTTTACCATCGATATCCTTTTTGGATATGAGTCGTGGAGGTCCGAGTGGATAATGCTTTTTTATAGCTTGCTTAATCCTTTCATCTTTATCACAAAGTCCATCTAAGATTACTTGTGCTTCATAGGATATATTGCATCTACGATTTTCAATCCATGCTTTAGAACCGGCAGTGAAAGGCATACACCATGTTTTATCTTGAGGAGACCACCAAGCTCTTTGTTTCTTTAATGATGCAATAGTACTAGTATTGTAATCAAATGATAAAGCAAACCAACACTTTCTTGAATATCTAACTTCTCCAGTTGCTTTATCTTTTCTTTGTTCTAACTTAGATCTAGTTACTATTCGTATCATCTTGTATCACACTTAATAAAGGTGGCTTCATGCCATGAGTTTTGAAAGAAGAATTAAACTTTGTGTAGAGCGTCAGATCGTCGTCTTGATCGGCTGGAAGAACTAGCTCTACGATGTCGATTCCGCTACTATCTCTAGACAACAGAGGCACTGGAAGACCTTCCCGTAGGCAGAATGCCTCTGCTATTTCCTGTGTTAATTCAGGGGGAGTTTCAAACTTTCTCAGAGGTGAATAGAGGAACAAATGCTTGCCTAAATCTGTCTTTAGATCGTCTATTCTCAAAGTTCAAACACTCTCGTATGGATTTTAGCCTTACGGGCCATTTCGACAGTTTGCCAGGTTCCGGGGGATTCACCATCGGGAAAGGCTAGACAGAAATGAGCACCAGAATCAACCATCTGTTGATTACGAACTTTATATGCATCGTCTCCATAAAGATCAAAGTTAGGAGGATACTTTTCTACAGCAATGCCATATTGACTAGCATATGTATTTGCGATTTGATCTACAGATATTCCATCTAGGTATCTGCTTGGGCAATCTCCATGAATAAATACATACTTGCTGTAGTTCTTATCGGTAATGCTGGACATAAAGTAATGAATAGTGCTCCAAACTAAGTCTTGACGACTGTGATCACCATGTCCAGTAAAAAGAATTCTAATCATATCTTTCCAATCAGATCAGCAACAATACTTCTCTTAGCTTTCTTCTTTGCAGAATTGCTATTAATTGCTCTTTCAAATTCTTGGGACTTATAAGAAGAACTATTAATTTTAAACTCAGAGGTAATGAGGTAAACGGGCCATTTGACCAATTTTACTCTCTGCTTACCAGCATCTACAGCAAAACCAATTTTAACAATATCTTCTATATTCTCTAGAATATCAGAAAATTTAAGTTCTTCTTTACTCATTGTTCTTCTTTCTAATCTGAGATTTAAACTCAGAAAAAGTAATAGTAGTTGCCGGGCGAAGCCCGGTGTATAGCCAATCAATTGTTGTACTTGTAAATACTTAAAAAATAATAGAAGTAAGTACTTGTTATACTTGCTAGTACTTGTTTTTTATACTCTATGATTAGAAGTAATTACTTGTTTTACTTGTCTGTAGTTGTTTTTTCTTGTTTTTATTAATTGATAGAAGAAAATTTCTTTTCTCTTTTGGAGCTACGCTCTTCCATTGTGGATACACTTAGGCCTAGATAGAAACAATTGCTTGCCGACTGTCTTACTTTTGTAAAGGGCTTCTGGAAGCATCACCAACCGCGCTTGTCTTTACTTATTCCTTGTCTAGGGGAACCCACGTGCTTTGTACTAGGGCGTTTTGTCTAACTCAGATGAAAAGAAACTCCACCGGGAAACTCCATCCTATCAGATGAAGTGTGATGCCTACCAGTGGAGCTTCTTAGTCTATTATTTTGAATTGGAATCTGCATTCGAGGTCATCACGTCCGAACAAAAACCATCCTACCACAGGCCGAAATTGTTGTCAAACCGACCGCCCGCGCCCCTTGACTCTGAGATTGTAGTAGGATAGACGGACAATGACAGACCAACCACGAAAGACAGGAACCTACGTATCGGGAAAATTCTTTAGCAGTGTCAAGTACGAAGCGGAGCGACGTAACATCGACTTCGATCTTACCATAGACTTTTTGGACGGACTCATTAGAGGACAGAACCACAGATGCTATTATTCAAATTTACCTATAGATGCTAAGACAAGGAACTCTATTACAGCAAGTCTTGATAGAGTAGACAGTTCGAAAGGATACACAACAGACAATGTACATTTTGTATACAAAGACGTGAACTTCATGAAGTGGACTTTACAAGAGTCTAAGTTTTTAGACTTGGTTGATAGAATTTATGAAAATAAGCATTCGAAAGTTTGATATAATCAGTAATTATGATAGCAACGCTATTGACTTGGATTGCAATTGCGGTTGAAGCATTTTGCGGTATAATGGCAGGTCTACTATTAAAGAAAGTAACAGGAGAACACCTTGAAACTGCCACATGGATACCTACAAACAATCTACTCTCCGAACGAGTGGTTGAATCTGATATACAAGACGGATTTGACACCATTGCACAAGTTAGTAGCGACGATAATAGCGAAGACTTGCACTTATTCGAAACATCACCAACTCCAATTATCTAGCATTAGCTATTACACGATCAGTAGAATTATAAAGATGAATAGTACAGAAACCAGCCGGGTCATTCAGGAGTTGATTGACCTAGGCTGGTTGTTTGATGTAGAACTGAAGAACGGTGCATTGAAAGCATACGCACTGACGTTCAGTTTGATACCACTTGGAGAGATGAGAACATGAGACCAGTAGCTAACAAAAAGGCATTACAAAGACCAACACCCTTGCCGCCAGAACTTGTAATTCAACGAGCAGGTAAATATTGGTTTTATTCCTATATTAGATACGATAATCATAAATATAAAGGCTGGTATAAACTTGGTTATGAGCGAGCTTATAAAAAGGGACAGAAAGAGTTGAGGAAATTCAACGAAAGATTAAGTTATCTAAGAGAGGTTAGAGTATTTAATGCGGATTAACATTAATTCAGCCGTGGAACTGGATTATACAGAAGTAGGGTTTGGTCATGCGATCAGTAACATCTATCAGTCATTGGCTAATTTAGGTCATACTGTATCTGTAAATGACAAAACAGCACCACTACAGTTTCATTGGATGCAACCAGATCTTTGTCAGCCAATCGGTCATGCCTACAATATTCTCTACTTTCCTTGGGAATCTACTAAGCTCAGAACAGCTTGGAAAGATATGTGTAATCGTCCTCTGTTGGATGAAATCTGGACAACAACACCTTGGTGCCGGGACATTCTGGTGGCCGAGGGTATAGAGAAAAAAGAGCCAATCAAAGTATTTCAACATGGCATTTCCTCTGAGTGGAGTCCGAAGTATAGAACACGTAGAGGTCCATTGAAGTTCCTTATCGTAGATGCAGAAGCTAATCGTAAAGGTTGGCAAGAAGCATTTGATGCATTCAGAACTGTGTTTCAAGATGATCCTACTAAAGCCACATTGACAATTAAAACAAGACAACATAGCAGAGTACGATGGTTCGATGAGATGAATAGAGTTCATTCACCACAAGAACTAGCAAATGTAAATGTTGTTGTAGGTAGAATCTCTAATGAAGAGATGGTTCAGATGTATCAGAATCATGATGTATTCCTTGGACCTAGTTATGGTGAAGGCTTCGGCTTTCTTCCGTTTCAGATGCTTGCAACTGGTGGACCTACAATCTGTACTAGAGAGTGGGCACCGTATGCTCACTACCTGGGTGATCTAGCTCTCGATTCTACCTACGGCGAGACAAAATGGCAAGGGGAGCATCCTGGGCTAGTTTGCTACCCAGATCAGAGGCATTTAGAGGAACTAATTAGGTTCGTGTACGATGACTTCGAGAACCAGGCAGATCAATTTTTCTCACGAAGCTTTGATCTACATGCTGAATATGACTGGAATAAGTTGACAAAAAATGCGTTCGAAAATGTCGTATCCCGCTTCGAGTGACCAGCGAGAACGCCAAAAGTCTGCTACAATAGATAAACCAAATAAAGAATAACAAGACCTGTAAAAGGTTGGTACTACACCATGTTTGGCAATATGCATGGTGTGGTATTTTTTTAACCCTAAAACAGGAGAAAGAGGCGAAAAGTAAGTGATCGACACCACAAACACCAGGATTAGACAAGCTAAAGAAGCATATGTATTTGACTACCCTATCTTCGATGAACTAGCAGAGAAGCAACGTAGTATCTTTTGGACAGCTACAGAAATTGGCGTTGAAAATGACAAGCAAGATTTCCTTGTAAACGTCACAAAGGCAGAACGAGAAGCTGTAAAGACTACACTTAAGCTATTCACGATCTATGAACTAATTCTTGGTGGTGAAATCTGGGGTGATCGACTCTTTAAGGCTTTCCCGCGTCCAGAAACACAGATGATGTGTAATGCATTTAGCTTCATGGAACTTAATGCACATGCACCATTCTATGCAAAGCTTAATCAGGCTCTTATGATTGATACTGAAGACTTCTATCTGTCATATAAGAATGATCCTGTTCTAGCAGAAAGAATTAAGTTCGTACATGAGGCGGTAGAAGATGAGGATCTTCTGTATGCCATTGCAGTATTCACACTAATGGAAAACTGTGTTCTATACAGTTCATTTGCTTTCCTAAAGCACTTTCAGAGTGAAGGAAAGAACCTACTAAAGAATGTAGTTGCTGGTATTAACTTCTCAGCTAAAGATGAGAATCTACATGCCACCGGAGCAAGTTTCCTATTTAGAACAACGCTGAATGAAGCGGAAGCAAGTGAGTCAGACAAGAAAGATCTATTCGATAAGATCAAAGAAGTAGCACGAAATATTTATGAGCACGAATCAAGAATTATCGATATGTTATTTGAACATGGGGATATTGAAGGTATCTCTAAAGAAGATTTGAATGCTTTTGTTAAGTCCCGCGTGAACCTAACACTAGAAAATCTTGACATCGATCCAATTTTTGAAGTTAATGACAACCCAATTGCAGATTGGTTCTACGCCGGTATCTCAGGAACACAGTTTCACGACTTCTTCCAGGTCACCGGAAATGAATACAACCGAGATTGGAATGAAGAGGAGTTTACGTTTTAAATGGGACAATTATGGGAAGAGTTTTCAAAAGAAAGAAAGGCTTTACAGGCGGCAGGAGAGATCCCTTCCTTTATGGAGACAGCAGGATACTCTATGTTTGTAAAGAAGTATATCGAGCCGGGACAGTCAGTGAAAGACCGTTACCAGAAGATAGCAAAGACGGCAGGAGCAATTGCCTCTGAGTTATACGGTGAAAACAATTGGGAAGCAGAGTTCTTCAATATTATCTGGAAGGGTTGGCTAAGTCCATCTACACCTATTCTTGCTAACCTAGGCACTAATAGAGGAATGTCTGTTAGTTGTGAAGGTAGTCATGTTGGAGATTCAGTCTTCGATTTCTACGACACACTAAAAGAGGCAGCAGTTCTAAGTCAGAATGGCTTTGGCACTTCAGCGTACATGGGAGCTATTCGCCCAAGAGGATCTAAGTTCTCAGACAACGGCAAGGCTAATGGCGTAGTTCCGATCTTCGAGAACTTTGTGGAAATGACTAATCAGATTTCACAAGGATCAAATCGTCGTGGCTCATGGGCCGGGTATCTAGAAGTAGATCACGATGACTTCGATGAGCTATGCGATAAGCTAGAGAAGGAGCCAGCTAATCTTAATATTGGTTGGATTATCACAGATGCATTCAAGGAAAAACTTCTAGCTGGTGACAAGGACTCTCTACGTCGCTATCAGAAGATGCTCAAGACTAAGATGGTCACAGGCAAGGGATATCTTTGGTTCGTAGATGATGTAAACCGTCAGCAGACTCTTCCTTATAAGTTAAATGGTCTTAAGAACAAGGCGTCAAACCTTTGCTCGGAGATTACGCTATTTTCAGACGAAGAGCATTCATATACATGTGTTCTTAGTTCTCTAAACTTGAATTACTATGACGACTGGAAAGACACTAACACAGTGTTCTTAGCTACAGTCTTTCTAGATTGTGTTGCAGAGGATTTTCTTCGAAAGGCTCGCAATGTTCCTGGATTAGAGCGTGCAGTTCGATACACTGAAAAGGCACGTAGTCTTGGTCTTGGTGTTATGGGATATCATAGCTATCTACAGAAGAATAATATTGCCTGGAAAGATGCAGGAGAAATTAACCAAGAAATCTTTTTTGATATTAGTTTTCAAGCACGAAGCGCCTCTAGATACATGGCTAAGCTTGCCGGTTCGCCAGAATGGTGCGAGGGAACTGGACTAAGAAACACTCACCTACAGGCAATTGCACCAACAATGTCTACTGCATTAATCGTCGGTGGTACAAGTCAGGGTATTGAACCGTATATCGGTAATATCTGGAATCAGACCAGCGCAGCAGGAGAAATGGCACGTATCAATCCTAACTTGCTTGCAATTATGAAAGATCGTGGAGTTTACAATCAGGATACTATTGACTTTGTTATTGAAGACAATGGATCAGTACAGAATGTAGATTGGCTAGATGATCATGAAAAGGAAGTCTTTAAGACAGCCTATGAAATTGATCAGGAACTAATCGTTAAGCACGCTTCAGAGCGACAGCCTTATATCGATCAGGGACAATCACTAAATCTACATTTTGACAACACACCACCTGGCGAAATATCCAGGATTCACAAAATAGCCATGTTAGACCCGAACATCAAAGGACTTTATTACCTAAGGTCACGAGCAGGAGCAAAGGGAAGCAATGGCAAGTCAGTAAGAAAGGAGACTTCATAAATGGATCTAGACAATCTTGAATTTGATTTTGATGAAGATGCCGTTGCATGTGCAATCGCTAATGGCGATGACTGCACAGTGTGCGAGGGTTAAATAAATAGAAAACATGACTAGCCACCTTCCCTAGATGGGACGGTGGCTAGTTCTATATGTGTTAAAATAAATATATGACATTCAACGAGAACGCAAAGCCTAAGAAAAAAAGAGTTATCTGGAAGCGCGCATTAATTGCAGCAGCAGTTGTTATCGGTGTAGGAGTCCCGGCAACGCTAGAACTAAACAACGACTCAGTAGAAACATGTACGGTGGAGCAAGCCAATACAAGTACAGATTGCAGAATTGAATTTACTGCATCAAGTCTAGATACTGTATGGTCACAGGTTCTCAAAGAAAATACCGGAGTTGCTTACACGTCTCCGACAGTAACAGTATTCGACGGATCGGTAAGCACAGCTTGCGGAACAGGAACTACCAAAAATGGTGCTTTCTATTGTTCATATGATCAAACTGTTTATATCGATACCAAGTTCTTCGATCAACTCACACAATGGGGATCTTCAGTTGGTCCACTAGCTCAGGAATATGTATTAGCTCACGAGTTCGGCCACCACATTCAGAATCAGCTAGGAGTTCTTCAGCGAGGATTCTCAAATAGTCGTGGTGATGGATCTATGCCAGTTAGAACAGAACTACAGGCAGATTGTTATGCAGGAGTCTGGGCTACTAAATCAGATGAGGTAAATACCGAGTCAGGGGCACCGGGAGTTAACCAGATTTCCCCACAGCAGCTCACAGACGCTCTCACGGCGGCAGAGGCAGTAGGAGATGACAATATCCAAACGCACAGGGGAGAACAAGTGAATGCACAGAAATGGGCACATGGTTCTTCTGAGCAACGACAAGCTTGGTTCTTAAGAGGATATACTTCAGGCAATATGAATCAGTGTGATACATATAACATTGAGGACATCAATATACCAAAGTAGTAGTGTATAATTATTTCTTATGGAAAATGAATCAGCAGCATCGAGATTTACGCGCAAATGGACCAGTATTAGAGATGATCGTAAGGTTCGTGGTTGGGATAGTAGACCAGCAGAAAGAAAAGATCGAGAGTTTGTTGACTCGACACCAGCAGTAGAACCAAGTGAAAGAGTAGCTTGGTCAGGATCTATGATAGTAAAACCATACGGATCTACAGTAGATCTTCCACTCATTACAGAAAATGTAAGTGGGTATGACTTTGGAATCTTTAGTCCATTTATCTCTGTACCAGATTTGACACTAACAAATTGTTCCGTTCCGGGAATCATGCCACCTTATGCAACAGAAGAGCCAACTAAGGCATATGTAGCAACACTTGTCAATTGCACAATTACAGGATTCTCGCTTTACGGTTGCACAGTAATTAACGGAAACTTTACAGAAGTAAATGCAATTCTAAAGAATCTACATGACACTCAGCCAGAGATGTATACAAAGGATCTTGTCAAATCTCAACTAAACTCTATTCGTGAATTCCAAATGATAGAGGTTGGCGGTAACTTCTTAACTGAAGCAGATGTAGACTCCTGGTAATATGTTAGAATTGCTATATGTCTTATATAGAAATTTGGTCACCAAATAAAAATTCAGGTACAGGTGGATTCAAGAAATCTATTATTGTTATCCACACGTCGGAACCAGGTCCGTATGCACCTGGTAGAAATCCAGGAACCGCAGCTAATCTAGGTAGATACCTACAGAGCGCGAGCGTACAAGCAAGTTACCATATGATCGTTGATCCTAATGGTGATAAATGCAGATGCCTATCTAATGCAGATAGAGCTTGGGCAGCAGGCCCGATTGCTAATAATGAAGGATTCCATATCTGTGCAGTAGGTTGGGCAGCGTGGTCACGTCAAGAGTGGCTATCTATGCCTAAGATGCTAGACGGAATGGCAGAAGAAATTGCTCTATGGTGTAAGGCAGAAGGAATCCCAGCACAATATGTTGTGGCTAAGGATCTGCCTAATGACATCTGGGGTATTACAACTCATCTTCAGACAGCATTAGCTTGGAGACAAACAGATCATAGTGATCCAGGTCCAAACTTCCCGATTGATGTTTTGATTGAAAAGGTTAAAGCATATATGGGTGGAAGTGTTATTGCACCTGTTGAAAAGGAAACAGCTATTCAGGCTAAGCGCAGAATTGCAGATTGGCTGGGTAAGCGTGTTATTGATGCAGAGGAATTCCCAACGCCAGACGGTATCGGTAGATTCTGTGATTACGAAAACGGAATGATCTACTGGACACCAGCAACAGGCGCACAGGCAATGTCTAATGAAATGGTCGATAAGTACGCAACAGTTGGCTACGAAAAGAGTTTCCTTGGATACCCTATCAATGACGTACACGATCTGCCAGATAAGGCCGGAAGAGCGCAAGCGTTCCAGAATGGATCTATCTATTGGTCTGAGAAAACAAAAGCTCAGATTGTAAACGGAGTTATTGGAAACAAATGGGCTGCATCAGGTTGGGAAAAGGGAGAGCTAGGATTCCCAACAACAGATGAAATCAAACTGCCAGACGGTGTAGGTATTATTCAGGTATTCGAAAAAGCACATATCTACTACACACCAGCAAGTGGAGCAGGAATCATCAAGGGTCTTATTTGGGACGAGTTCACTAAGCAGAACTTCGAAAAGGGCTTAGGATATCCTCTTACAGATGAGATTGCTACTGCAAATAACTCAGGTGTATTCCAGAAGTTTGATTTTGCTCAGGTCTACTACAAGTGGGGAGATGCTAGAGCCTACTCTATCTTCAACGACATTCTAGATATTTATGCTAGATTCGGATACGAGACAGGTCGTCTAGGATACCCAACTTCTAATAGAACTCTAGTGGAAAAAACGAAGTGGCTTCAGAAATTCCAGGGTGGATCTATTCAAGTAGACACTAGTACTAAAGAAGTAGTACTAATTATTGAAGGAGAGTCCATTTCTGTATAATTAATGTTATAATTAATTATTATGGAAACCGCCCAAGAAAGATTTGAAAGAGCATGGGGTCATGTTAGCGTAGAAAGAAAACTTCGAGGATGGGATAGCCAGCCGGAAGAAAGACGGAAGCGTAGATACTCTCCTCATATTGATTCAGAAGAGACGGTTACAAACATCTATTCCGAATTATATGAGGAGGTATACGAATAATGAGCCTAGAAGATATTAATAATCTGCCGAATGAAATTCCGGCAAAGCATGAAGGCCACAGGACAGACCACGAGATTATTCACGCTGGTCTAAAAGCCATTGTAGAAGAATTGGCTAATAAGCAATCAAAAGATCTTGAATTATACAATATGGACGGTGAAGTAGACACTACAGTTCCATTAGGAGAATTTGTCAATGGGCTGTATTTTGCTATGCTCTATTCTCCAAATATTCAGGTGGAAATACCTGGCTATTCTCGATATATTGATCGAGACTATGTAATCGTAGAAGAATTACCAGCTAATCCACGCATTGGAGCCATGTATTTACTTCGTGCTCCAGATGGATCTATCACTTGGCATCTGCCAGAAATGTTTCCACCGGAGAATGTGTAATGCAAAAATTAAAGAGCATATTCTCGCTAGAAGTAGACGATTTAGAATTTACAACAGACTTAACTCAATTCGAACTTAAGTCAGATGAAGCTGACCAAGATGCTATGACATTTCTCGATTACAACTCGGGAGTCAATAGAGCCTGGACCTTAACAGTTACATCGGCATTCGACGGTGGCTCAGTAGGATCACTTCATAGTTATCTATGGGATCATTCAGGGTCTACAACTCAATTCAAACTACAGCCTATCTCTGGGGCAGCTTCATTGTCTAAACCACAGTACATAGGAGATATACGAATCCCGTATAAGCCAGACTTAGTTGTAGAAGCAGGATCAGAATCAACATTCGAATATGAATTCGAAGTAATCGGGCAACCGGTTAAGGTCGTAGACGGAGATACTCTAAACTTATATCTCCCACTCTATGATAGTTTTTATTAAAAAGAAAAGGAGTTGTAAAAATGAGTTTAGATGACATTGATAATTTGCCCATTAGTATTTCTACTGGCAGATCAGGTCACACAGAAGATCACCAGACCATTCACAAAGGTCTAAAGGATATTAAGAACTTGGTTCAAGATACAGGCATTAAAGCTGTCTATGGACCAAGATGGGTTTTTGACGGTGACTCAATTACTATTAACGGTATTGCTACCACAGAAACCACACAGGATAGAGGCGCATCGTGGACTACCGAATTAGCTAGACAGTCTTTCGGACGAATTAAGTTAATTTACAATGCAGCTATCTCAGGACAGAGAACAGACCAGGCATTAGCTCGATTTGATGCATACGTTGCTCCACAAGATCCAGATGTCGTTTTCCTTACGGCAGGTACCAATGACGTTGGCGCAGCACGTGATATGTCAGCTTGGTTGGCAGACGTAGAAGCGTACAGGCTCAAGTGTGTAGCTATTGGAGCTAAGTTAATCGTAGGGTCTATTTGGCCTTCGGATAACAACAACCCGGCAGGCCGAAGTGCAATTTCTAGAACTTGGAATAACGCACTATACGCATGGGCAGAATCACACAATGTGCAATATGTACCTTGGGAGAGACTAGCAAATCCAACAACCGGAGGTTGGCCTACAGGATGGTCTTCAGATGGATTGCACCCGACCTTACTAGATGGGTATACAACTATTGGTAAATTCGCTTGGGATTTCCTAGAACCTAGAACAGGATCACCTACAGTACGTAGAGCAATTTCTAACGGAGCGGATGCCATTCCTAACGGATTTTTCACGGCGGGGTCAAATGTCCCTACTCCTACTCTGAGTGCAGGAACACCTACTACAGGAACAGGAACATTACCAGCAGGAGCATATTCATATAAGTTCACTTCTAGAACATATTGGGGAGAATCAATTCCGTCAGCAGCTCAGTCAGTAACATTGTCAGACGTTGGACAGATCACTATTCCTTATGCAACAGCAACAGGAGCAAGAGGATTCAGAGTATATAGAAAGGGACCATCCGATTCAGATTGGAAGTACCTCACATATATCTCAAGTGCTCTATCAGGTTCATTCATTGATAATGGTAGCTTCACAGCAGGTGCTAATATCTCAGGAGTTGCAACAGGCTTCATTCCAACAGGATTGACAGTTGGTAGTGCCACTCTTAAGAATCTAGGACAGGCATTCTTCACAGAGCCAGGAGTTCGAGGAAATATCTTTAGACTATATCCTTATGAAACCGGAACAGGTGCTCCGAATGATCACTTCGCTATTGCAGTGACACCAGGAGAGGTTTATGAGGTAAGTGCTCTAATTAGAACCAATGGAAATGCTGAAGGTGCTATTGTTGCACGATTCAGAGATGCTACTACTAACTTTGCTCAGAGTGTTGTCGCAAAGGGACGTTTAGTTAATTCATTTGGTCTAGCACATGCTAAGTTCACGATTCCAGCAGGAACAATTACGCTTAGACTCAGCTTCGAATTAACAGCAAGCTCCGATGGTGGATATTTAGATGTAGCAGAAGTTTCCGTCACCAAAGTAACCTAAAATGTGGTAGAATGAATTTGTTCGAGAGAACACTTACGGGTCTTGGTATGACTCAGCAGATTGATATCTGTTATACCATCTCGTGCAGGCTATACGGGTCAAGTTCCACGTATAGATGTGAATTTCGCTGCCTTAGGTAATGCAAAAGCCCCGGAAACGGGGTTTTTGTGTATCTGTGGTAAAATGGCTATATGCTCACCAATCCCAAACTAAAGTCCGTATTCAGCCTTTACGTCGATGATATCGATTTCGTAGCAGATGTATCTTCATTCGTTTTGAAGTCAGATAAGTTGGATGCAAAGCAAATTACGTTCGGCAAATACACACAGGGCATGGACGTTAAGTGGACTTTAGGACTTAAGGGTTTATTCGATGGTGGTAGCGCAGGTTCGTTGCATGATTACTTATGGAATAACGCAGGACGAACAGTAACATTCATTCTTAAGCCTTTTCAAGGGTTCGATCCAAACACTAAGCGTTATTACACAGGACAAGTAAGAATTCCTTATCGTCCAGACATTAGCGTTAAGGCTGGACAGTATTCTACATTCGATTATGAATTCAAAGTCGTAGGTCATCCGTCAAGAGGCGATCAGCCTAATGGATTCATGACTACAGGCTACTATGATTCATATTAAGTCTGTTATAATGATATAATGGCCCTCTCAGATATTGATCTTTTACCAAACACACCAGTACATGAAGGTGATGCAAACCACGACGGACTGCATGATCTTATTCATACTGGTATTAAGAGTCTAAAAACATTTATTACAGACTTAGTAGCGATCAATCTTAGAAAGACCACAGATCAAACTATTACAGGCATAAAGACATTTGATTCTAGTCCTGTTATTCCTACAGACGTGCCAATTGCCGGAACAGCAGTAGTTAATAAGACATATGTAGAATCTAAGCTCAATCCTAAGAATACAAAGATTGATGCAGCTACACCAAACCCTACGACTAAATACTATCGTGGAGATAAGACTTGGGATGTCTTAGATAAGACTAAGATCCAATTACCGAACGCAGAAAACACAGCCGACACTGCAAAGCCTGTTACAGATGCTCTACAAACTGCACTTAACGACAAGCAGAATAATATTACTGCAGCAGACTCTACTTATTTCTATCGCGGTGATAAGAACTGGGTATTCCTAGATAAAGATGCAGCAGGGCTGGATCAGCTAAACAATACTTCGGATGCTAATAAGCCTATCTCGAATCTAACTCAGACAGCTTTGAATGATACTCTGGATGATACAGACTCACTAAAGACTTCTGGAAATCAAACTATTGGTGGCATCAAACTATTCACTTCCGTTCCGAAACTAATCGGTACGTCTACAGTGGGGTACGTTTGGACTGCTACAAATGCAGACGGTACAGGTGCTTGGCAGGTAAAGGGAACTCCTATTACTACAGCCGACTGGGACATTATTTCTAGCAAGCCTACAACCTATCCACCAACTATCGGAACCTCAGGATCTACAGCCGCAGCAGGCAATCACACGCACGTGCTAGGAGACTTCGGACTCGATCAGCTCAACAACACATCAGACCTAGCAAAGCCTATTTCTAATGCTACTCAGGCAGCTCTAAATCTAAAAGCACCTAAGAGTCGCACGCTTGCCAACGGAACTGGAATTACGGGCGGTGGAGATTTAACGGAAGACAGAACTTTATCTCTGAGCAATAATGGAGTAAACGTAGACGAACTAGATATCATTTCTAGAAGAGAAGGTATTGCTTACGTAGTAACATTCAATACTAGAAAGGTAGGACTAGGAGACTACACAATGGGAATTCAAGTTCCTTATAAGTGCAATGTTGTTTCTGTTAAGTATAGAATGGGAACAGCAGATGCTTCTGGTACTACAACAGCAGAACTTAGAAAGAATGGTACAACAGTCTCAGGAACATCTCTAACAGCAACAACATCTCCTACCCCAACAACAGGAGCTTGGCCTTTTGCTAAAGATGATATTCTTACTGTTTATGTATCTGCAATTGGCACCGGACCAGGCAAGAGACTTACTGCAGATATTATTCTAGAAAAAGTAAAAGAATAATGTTACAATATAGGTACTATGCCCTTATCAGATGTCGATCTATTACCCAATGATGTAAATCCAGGTTCTCCGAACCACACTAATCATCATGATGTGATCCATGCTGCACTTAAGGAACTAAAGACACTTTCTCAGACAGCAGACACCGATGGTGTAAAGCTAACTGGTGCTCAGACTATCTCAGGAATCAAAACATTCTCTGCTAGTCCTCTTGTACCTAATCCTACTGCAGCTACACATGCAGCTAATAAGCAATGGACAGATTCATTAGCCGCTACTTACGAACCTAATATTCCACTAGGAACAACTTCTCAGTATTGGCGTGGAGATAAGACTTGGGTTGCTCTAACTAAGGCAGCAGCAGGTCTAGGAAACGTAGATAATACTTCAGACGCCAACAAGCCTATTTCTACATTGCAGGCATCAGCATTAGCAGGTAAAGAACCTCTAATCTCAACTGGCACTATAGCTCAGTATTATCGTGGAGATAAAACTTGGGCCACTCTAAACAGGGCTGCAGTGGGTCTCGGAAACGTAGACAATACAGCCGATTTAGCGAAACCTATTTCTACTGCTACTCAAACAGCACTAGATCTAAAGGCACCTAAGTCAGATGCAGTAACACTTACAACAGCTCAGTCTATTTCTGGCGTAAAGACATTTACAGCAAGTCCTAAGATGGGTGGCACTGCAACAGTTGGTTGGGTCTGGACAGCTACAACTTCCGATGGTCAAGGATCTTGGCAGCTATTAGGTGTTCCCGCTGATTCTATGGACTGGGCAAATATTATCAATAAGCCAACTACATTTGCACCAATTATCGGTACTGGTGCAAGTCAGGCAGCAGCAGGTAACCACACTCACACAAAGGCCTCTATCGGTCTTGGAAATGTTGACAACACCAGCGATGCTAACAAGCCTATTTCAACCCTTACACAGGCCGAGCTAGATACAAAGCTCACTTCTGCAAGAGCAGTGAACACAGGAACAGGACTAACGGGTGGTGGAGACCTTTCAACCAACCGGACTATTTCTATTGCGTCTGGTGGTGTCGGACTGACACAGCTTGCTTCAGAAGTTAAGCGTGAAGGATTCCCATTCCCTCAGACTATGGGTAAGCGTGCAGTTGGATACGGTGAATTCATCGATGGTATTTCTATTCCTTATGCATTTACTATTACATCGGTTAAATACCGTATGGGAACAGCGGACGCTTCAGGCACAACTACTTGTGAACTCAGAAAGAATGGCATAACAGTGTCGGGTACATCAGGGACAGCAGCACTTAACCCTACAGCAGTAACAGGATCTTGGTCATTCGCTAAGGATGACATCTTAACGGTTTACACATCGGCAATCGGAACAACGCCGGGTGAAAGATTAGTCGCAGACATTATAGGAACGAAATAAATGATTATAGTAAGACCAATGGCAAAGGTTAGTAGTGCCGCTGAGATTCTAGGAGTAACCACAGCAGGAACAGGAGGAGCAACAAGTTTAGCAGTTACTCTTCCAGATATTCCAGTTGGTGAAACATGGATTCTAATGGTAGGCGCAGGTTTCAATACCATGAACACTCCTTCTGGATGGAATTTAATTTATTCTCACACATCTGTAACGACTAGAACATATTTCTTTTCTAGAGTAAGACAATCTGGAGATACTACAGCTTTGACAATGACATTTGGAGCTACTATTCCAGTTGCAGTAAGAGCTTATGGCATTGGAAATTGTGGACTCATTAGAGCAAATGGCAATGCAAGTGGTAGTCAGGTAACAGTTCACCCCGCTCCATCTATTGCAGCAACTATGGCAGGATCATTGACCTTTAGATTTGCATACAATCAATCAACAAGCGCAACTAGAGCCTACACTTGGGATTCAGGCCCTACTACTGTAAATCCAGACTTTGTAATCACTGGCACTGGCATTATGGGATCTGTAGAACACGTTTCGCAGGGACCAGAGCTGTATCCTATTTTGAATGCAACACACGCAACAGCTATTTCATATTCAGTTGGATCTATTTCAATAAGTCCTAAATTAGATCAGGGTATTCCTAGCACTCAGAGGGGAACACTAACTGCAAACCAAACAACTACTGTTGGATCATATGCTGAACTTGGACCACTAACAGCCGGAACAAATGCAACTGTTTCTGGAAATGCTCTTGTATTAAATGGCACAGGTAATGCTACTTTGACTGTAAGCACAAGCAAGCAGGGTGGATTTGGTAACCTAACAATTAGAGCTAAGGTAAATGGAGCTATAGTAGCAGAAGGAACAGCTTCCAGTTCAGGTGTATTTAGTGCATCTGTTACTTCAGGTTTTGAAGCTGGGTCACTTCTAACCATAGAAGCAATGGCAACTACAGCTACTTCTAGTGCCAATGTTCTTACGACTTCTACGTATATTGAAATTGTTCCTATTTAGAGATTTTCAATCATTTTAGTATGTTATAATTGCTAAATGAACGAAATTAATCCAAATAGTGCAAAAAAGCCCAGAATTTCAGTAGTCTCAGAAACAGATCTAGGTGTTTATGCCTGGCAACAGCCAAACGGTAAGATACTTGGAAGTACTGACGGAGATATGTTAAATGTTCCCGGTAGGCGAGGAGACCTACTAGCAATTGCAGAAATTACTAGAGCAGCTAAATATTGGGGATACCCAGAAGGTAAGCCGGTATTCTTAGAGGGTCAGTATAGATGTACTGAAGGGGAATATCAGGAAATGATTAGAGAAAGGCTGGAAGATGAATCATGGTAAACGACGAACTAGAGTTAATGGGCGATGTTTCATTCGGCCCAAGATGGGAGAAAGTAACTAGTTCTTCGGAGGATTCTTTTTCAAAGATCTACAAGACTTCAGATGAGCACGCTCCATCAGCAGTAAAGGCATTAGTTAAAGGTTTCAAGTCTGAAGATGGAAAGGCTAGATCTAAGCAGTATGAAGATAAGTCAGTAAGTCTTTACAATGCAGCAGAATGTGTTGTTCCGCCTTACAACATGCATTACTTAGCTAAGCTTTATGATGCATCTTCATTCCACGCTACAGCAGTTGACGCAAAGATTGATAACACAGTTGGCCTAGGCTACCGATGGGATCACTCATACCTTGCAAAAGAACTACGTGAAAAAGCGGAGTCAAGTAAGACTGCAGATAAGCTTAGAAAAGTAGATGCCAAACTAGAAGCACTTAAGCGACAGCTACAAGCCAGGTTAGATGGATTCAACAATCTAGATGAGTTTGATGAGATTCTAGTTAAGGTTCTTAAGGATCGTCACTGCACCGGAAACGGTTACTTTGAAGTTGGACGAACCACCGAAGGCGATATTAAATACCTAGGTCACATTCCATCAAAGGATGTTCGTATTCGTAGAGCGCGTGATGGTTTCGTGCAGACAGTCAACAATGAGAATATCTTTTTCCGTAATTTTGGAGATAGAGAAACAGAGAATCCTTTCTTAGATGATGACAATCCAAACGAACTAATTCACATCAAGTTCTACTCACCTGTTGATGATTACTACGGAGTCCCAGAGATTATCTCAGCAGCTCAGGCTCTTGCAGGTATCGAGTTCTCTCAGAGATTCAATATTGATTACTTCGAGAACAAGGCTGTGCCACGTTACATCATCAAGACCAAGGGAATTAAGCTATCGCCAGATCAGCAGAAGGAACTACTTAAGTTCTTCGAAACAAACACTAAGGGCGTTTCACACAGAACAGTTATGGTTCCTCTACCAGCAGGTCAGGATAAGGATATCGATTTCCACGCGGTAGAGACAGGTAGACAGGATGCATCCTTCACTGAATACATCAAACTAAACCTACAATTAATCCTGAGTCGTCACAGAGTGCCACAGGGTCGAGTTGGTATGACATCAGCAGCTACATCAGCAGCAGAGTCAGCAGCTACAGAGAAGACATTCAAGGAAACAGTTTGTAGACCAGAACAGCGTCTTCTAGAGAAGAAGCTAAACAAGGTCTTTAAAGAAATTACAGATCTATTTGAATTTAAGCTGAATGAATTCACTCTTACAGATGAAGATCAGCAGTCACAGATTCATGAGCGTTACCTACGTTGGGGTGTCGAAGTTCCTGATGAGGTTAGAACTGAACTAGGTAAGCCACCGCGTGCAGATGGTAAGGGTGGAGAACCTGTTGATACCAAGACAGTAGGTTTAGCTCAAAAGCAAGCGGAAGAAAAGGCACAAGCATATGAAACTAGAACTAGAGACCAGAATAGAAACGCTAATAAACCAGATTCTGCAAGTAATTCATCAACAAGAAGAACTCAGGGATCAGGAGCAAACCCAAACACATAAAAGTTAATTTGACAAAATAAACAATTGAAGTTATACTAACAACACGATGAAAGATTTCCAAAAGCTTTTATGGAGCCGTAACGGTAGCCAAGTTGATATTAGTTTAAATCTACAAAAGATAGATGCAACTAATAGGGTTATCGTAGGCTTTGCCACTTTGGATAATGTTGACTTTGCCGATGACATTGTTCCCCTAGATGCTGCGCTTAAGGCGTTCGAATCATTTAGGGGCAATGTCAGATTCCAACACGATGCTAAAAAGCCTGTAGGCCGAGTTATCGATTTTGCACCATCGTCTTTTTATGATGAGAAGACAAAAGAAACACACCAGGGCATTCAAGTCGCTGTGCGTATTTCCGATGGGGCAGAAGACGTTTGGAAGATGTGCCTTGATGAGACTCTTTCGGGTTTTAGTATTGGTGGGTCTGTTAAAAAGGCCAAAAAGGTTTGGTCCACTGAACTTAAGAAGAATATTCAGGTAATCGAAGAATTCATGCTTACAGAGCTATCAGTTGTTGATAGTCCTATGAACGGATTAGCTAATATTATTGCAATTCATAAATCCTTAGACTATGGTACTATAGAAAAAGATTATGACAGCTTTAATCTATTCTGGTGTGGGTTCGATAGAATCGCTTCACAAGCACATGGACAAGAATCAAATTGTCCTCAGTGTGGAGAGGCAATGGCTAATATGGGACATACCGAGAAGAACGCTGACATTGCAAAACAACTTGAAAAAGTTTTTTCAAATGAAACGGAGGGAGGTCAACCCAATATGGATAAATCAACAGAAGATATTACAGTAGAAAAGAACATTGACGGAGAAGACGAAGTAGCATCAGTAGATGAAGTTGCTGTCGAGGAAGTCGAACCAGAAGTAACCGAAGATGAGGTTGTTGAAGAAGACGCAGAGGACGAAACGGAAGACGAGACCGATAAGGTCGAAGATGAAGTAGAAGCTGAAGTTGTCGCTGAAGAGCCGGAAGTTGAGAAATCAGCGGATGCAACAGCAGAACTAGCAGAACTAGTTAAGGCATTACAAAATACTCTGTCAGAGAAGAACGACGGGATCGCTAAGAGTCATGATGAACTCAAAGAAGAATTCGCACGTATCTCCGATGAGATGACTAAGAAGCTAGAAGGTATCTCAGAGAACTACGGAACTCTAGAAAAGAGTTTAGAGGATCTTAAGTCTGAGCTAAAGAAAACTGAAGATGGTCTTGGTGATGTTACCAAGCGACTAGATAGCGTAGTGGAGTCTACGGCATTCAAAAAGTCACTTGATAGCTCCAACAGATCAGAGCCAAAAGAAGACGGCTCAGCACTATTTCACAAAGTCTTCACGCTTTAAAAATAAAACTATTAACGAAAGGAGCAATACAATATGAGTGATTCCACTATTCAAAAAGTGATCGAAACCTCAACCGTTGGTGATACACCAGGCGACGGGTTTCTTAAAATCGAGCAGGCTAATGTTTTCATTGACCACATGTTCGATGCTTCTGTCCTCTGGCATGAGGCAGAAAAGCGTAAGATGAATGCATCTTATGCGGAATGGCCTAGCATGAAGGTTGGCGCTAGACTAGTTCGTAAGGCAACGGAGGGCTATGATACAGGTATCAACGCAAGTGCTGCGTTCACCAAGGTTTCAATTAGCACCACAAAGCTCCGTCTAGACTGGGAACTAACAACCGAGTCTCTAGAAGATAACATCGAGGGCGTAGATCTTGATACGCACCTACTTCGTCTATTCTCAAACGCTCTAACGAACGATATTGAAGATATTACGATTAACGGTGACCTCGCATCTTCAGACGACTGCCTAAAGGCATTCGATGGTTGGCACAAGAAGGCTCTTGCAGGTGGACACGTCCGCTCTGCTAATGATCTAACTACACCGCCAGCACAGCTAGGTAGAGAGCACTTCAACCAGGCTATCAAGGCTATTCCACGTAAGTACCAGATGCGTAAGGGCGACCTACGTTTCTACGGTTCTACTAATCTAATTCAGGATTACCTATACAGCCAGTCTGAAATGGGCATCGTTCCTAATGAGATTATCGCAAGTGAAGGAAACCTACGCAAGTACCCAGTTCCATCCGGTCCTGCAGGTTATAATTCACGTATCGCACCATTCGGTGTGCCTCTAATCGAGGTTCCGATGTTCGATACTGGTTTCAATGAGCTTAACGCTTCTACAGGTTCAGGCACCAATGACACCACTTCTTACCTAGAACTAACTTACGCTAAGAACCGCATCGTTGGTATCCAGCGTGATATTCAGGTTTACCGTGAATTCATCAACAAGAAGGACTCAGTTGAGTACACAGTCTTCGTCCGCGTCGGCTGCGCTTGGCAGGATCTTGACGCTGTTGTTACAGTCACAGACATTCCTGTTGTCTAAGTAGAATTAAGATTAAGACCCTCACTTCGGTGGGGGTCTTTTTCGTTTATATGGTAAAATGATGAAATGGAAACATTCAAGCCATTAACATCTAGAAACAAAGAAGAACTTATCGCATTACACGGAGAGCTTAATCTTCAGTTGCCGGATGATCCGAAGCCAACAAATGCGGACTTAATAACTAACCTAAAAAACAAGGGAGTAACAAATCAAAAACTTAAGGCTTTAAATAAGAAGCGAGAATCAGAGAATTCTCCGAAATCAATAGTAAATAGTCAAGTGGTGGTCGCAATGGACCGAGCAAATGCAAGCTTCACATTTGGTAAGCACACCTTTTCCAGGCACAGAAAATATGTACCGATGCCGGAAGTAGAGGCTAATGAACTGATTTCACGATACGATGGATTTAGAAAAGCATCGAGAGAAGAGGTTGAAAATTACTACAAATGAAAGAATTATACAGTAACGACACAAACGTAATTGACATCTATACATCTGCAAGAGGTAAGCCGGTAGAACCACTAGCCTTACCAACTGCAAAGCTGTATGTGTCTGCTACGAAACAGTTTCCACTAACGGGGACTATTTTAGCGGTCGTTCAGAAGAAGGATGAAGAAGACGCACCAATAGTAGGTCAATATGAGACTATTGTTCCTCAACAGGCAGTAGCTCAGCGTAGATATGCACGAGTAGTCATTTCCTATGAACTGCCGGATCATGGAGTGATAGAACAAGAGACTATCTATGAACCAACACGTAGACTAATGGCATTTGAAGAGCTAAACGATATCCTAGGAGCAGATGCTCATGGGGAGTCACATGCACTTAACTACAAAGAGTATGACTTGCTAGAAACGATTACTAGAAAGATCATTGAGTCATATATTGATCAGAAGTTTACGCTATGGCTAGGAACGCGGGAGGTTTACGCGGGTGAGACGTATGTAGGACTACCTCAGCATATGGAATATCTTCTGAGTGTAACAAGGGACGATCAATTTGTTCCTACAGAAGCTCTAGCAGGATCTAGCTACAAGTTGGCAGAATCAGGATTATCGATTTCAAACAAGTCATCAATTCCTGTTCCTAACTTCTTGAATCAGAGAACAAAGATCAATGTTACTCACTACATTAATGGTCTATGGGGCTACAAGTCGATTCCATCTGAAGTAACTCAGGCATTCCTAGAAGTATTTCACATCGTAAATACTGACACGATCGATGATCGTAGAAACTATCTTTCTACATCTACAAATGATGGTGGCAATCTTATGAGACGATTTAACTGGATGAGTTACACAGATAGTACAGGTAACCCGATAGCAGATGAGCTTCTAAATCCGTTTAGAATCTACAATGTGAACGTAGTATAATTTATATGCTATAATAACCATTATGGTATTAATGAATGACAATGTTCCGGTTGGTCGTTTGCGTGAAGCACGTAAGCTGATTAAGGAAGCATTGGAAGATTCGGGCATTAAAGCTGTTGATTATAATGAATCGAATATAATTCCTCCGGTAGCCATAATCGTTCCGAATGAAGAATATATTTTGCAACCGGGCAAAACACAAAAGCTAAATGAAGAGATGAACGTAGGTCTGTCAATTCTTTTAGTTGCTAGCCGTGGACTAGAGCCTAAGAACGGTGATGAATTAGATGATTTGATTCAGACTGCCTATGTCATTCTAGGTAAGTTCTTGGATATAGATACAGCATCTGGCCCTGGTCAGGTGAGCATTAAGAACAATAAGTACTTAGGTTCTGTAATGCAAGTGCAGTACCAAATAAAATTAGGAGGAGAATAAACAAAATGGCTTTAACAAATGGAAAACTTAAGAGTATTTTCGCGCTCAAGGTGGGTGCAGTTGACTACACCGGCGACGTTACTCAGTTCGAAGTTACTTCAGACGAAGCTGATCAGGATGCTATGACTTTCGCAGAATACAACGCGGGTACAAACCGTGCTTGGACTCTAACAGTTACAGCAGCTTGGGATGGTGGTTCACAGGGTTCGCTTCACGCTTACCTATGGGATAATGCCGGAACTACAGCAGACTTTGATATTCAGCCTGTTGGTGGAGTAGTTTCCGCCACCAAGCCAAAGTATACAGGTCAAGTTCGTCTACCCCAGCGCCCAGACATCAACGTCGAAGCTGGTAACGAATCAACATTCGAGTACGAGTTCGAAATCATTGGCGAACCTAATAAGGTTACGTCCGCGACCTAAGATTGGTCGATCTTAAATGATTAAGGTTCGAATAAAGGTAGATAAGGCCGACCTCATCTCAAGACTAGAGAAATTTAGCGCAGAGATGAAGGTCGGTCTTTTACCAGCTTGGCAGAGAATTGGGCGCAGACTGCATCAAGCTGAAATAAGCATGGCACCAGTTGATACGGGTAACCTTAGAAACAGTATCGAAACAACAGCATATGTAATGGGCGTTAAATCCAAATCAGATGCTATAGATCCACGCAATGGCTACAATTATGCTAGAATACAACATGATGGTGGTTATGCAGAAGGTTGGGCTGGACCCCACATTATTGCCGGAAAGTTCTACATGGATATTCCTTTATTAAGGACAGACGCCGGTGAAGAGTTAGAATATGAGATAGACAAGATTATCGCAAGATGCGGTTTAAACTAATAGGAGATTAAAGAAAACATGGCAGTAAAGAAGACAAAAGACGATGAAGATTTCACTTACGCAGAGCTAGTCGAGTATGAAGATCTTGCAGGCGAACCACTAGATGCACTTAATGATTCTGAGCGTCCTCGCCTAAAGAAGATTGCTTACCTAGGTTGGATTCGCGCAAAGCGTTCAAATCCGGGTGTTAAGTTCCAGGAGTACATCAATGAAACTCCTGCAGAGAAAATCATGAAGGATGCTTTCGGAGAGCAGACTGAAGAAAAAAAAGAGAGTACGAACTCCGACAAAACCGAGCAGTAAGAAAAGCTAGGTTCTGTATATTTACAGGAGTTCAACCCTCAGAGTATGAAAAGATGACTCTAAGGGAACAATCTGCTTTCGTTGAGGCAGCAGAAGAAAAATATAAACCAAAAAAAGGTAAGTAAAGAAGGGGTTGTTTTTTAAGTGTCGAATACAGTAAAAGTCGAAATCCAGGGATCGGAGAGTGTATCTGATGCCGTGGATAAGGCTATTGCTAAACTTCAGCAGCTTAAAGACAGAAACATTGACATCAATGTTGATACCGACAAAGCTGAACGTAAGATTGACGATCTAGAAAAGAAGATCAAAGCTCTTCGTGATGGTAATGTCGATATTGACATTGATGTTGATACTTCTAAGGCAGATACTAAGATTGATAAGCTACAGGCTAAGCTTGTAGCTCTATCAGACGGTACAGCTAAAGTTGATGTCGATACAAAGGCAGCACGAGATAAGCTTACATATCTAAATGCACGTATTTCAGCGTTAAGCGAGAATACTCCAAGTATTGATGTTGATACTACCAAGGCACGTGCAAAGCTAACGTACCTACATGGTAGATTAAAAGCACTAGGTGATGAAAAGGTCAGCATTGATGTTGACACAGAGAAGGCCCGCGATAAGATTAGGTATCTTCACAATCGTATGGCCGAACTTGGCGATAAGAGAATCGGTGTTGATATTGACACTGAAAAAGCTCGTGACAAGATCCGTTACCTAAAGAATAGCTTCAAAGAACTAACAGATGCTAATGTAGCCATTGATGTAGATAACTCAATGGCACTAGCCAAGATTGCTGCAGTTCAAACAGCTCTAGATTCACTCACTGATCGTACAATCAACATTGACGTTAATGATGAGGCAGTCGGGCGGGCGGTAAGGAATTCAAGAGGTAGAAACACTACTAGAACTGACTCTGAGTTCGTAACAAGAGAACTGCAAAGAGCTAGGGACAATGGTCTAGATGTAGACGTAAATGCAAACTTCGATGATTACGATCAAGAAGTAAAGAAGCGTCAGAAGACAACAATCAAGTATGAAGTAGATACTACTTCACTTCGAGACGTATTCGACTCAGACAAGTACAAGATAGGAACCGTCTACAAGAAGGACGGAGAAATCATTGAACTTGAAGCTAATGTTGATCTTGATGATATCAAAAATCTAGATGCTGAAGTAAATAGACTAAATAACAAGAGAATCAAGTTCAATGTAGAAACTACATTCGATGAAGACGGAGAAGCCCTAGAGCGTTGGGTTGCCGTTGGTCGCCACAGAATGCGCATCGCTGTAGATACTGAAATTGATGATGATCACGTTCTGGCATTGGCTCGCGGCATTCAGGAGCGTCAATTCGTTGTGCATGGTCAAATTGACGAAAGAGTCTCTGAATTCATGCGTAGACTTGATAACAATCCAAATAAGCGTATTAGATACACTATCGAAACAAGAGATTTCGATGGTCAGCTTATGCATGTTCTTAGAGAAGATAACAAAGTCATCAAGATCATTCCGAACACGGATGCATTCGAGCGTGACCTTGCGGATATTGAAAAGAACAGAACCATTCGATATGACATTGAAAGAAATGATATCGATGGTGAAATTAGAGACTTCTTAAATATTGGTGATAGAACAATTGACGTTGATGTTGACGTTCACGATGCAGAAGCGGTAGCTAAATTAGCACTTCTAACTCGTCGTAGAACAGCAGATGTTGACGTTGATGTTGATCGCAATGGGAGATTAAGTAACTCACTAAGAAACATTAATACTGGTTTCGGAACGATGGGTAGACTTGCTGGACGAGTAACTAGTGCCTTCGCAGGTATGACCACTCGTATTCCTGTTCTTGGTGGTTTATTCAAGTCACTCAATATGGCTAATAGCGGTCTTGGTGATATGGCTGCAAATGGTGGAAAGATTGCTGGCATTGCTGGTCCTATTGGACAGGCTGCAATTGCCGTTGGTGCAGCAGCTCTATCTATGCAGATCTTCTCAGCTGTAGGTGTCGCTGGTACTACAGCTCTAACAGGTGGTCTATATCTAACTATGGCTGCAATGGGTGCTGTGTCAGGTGTAGCTTCAGCATTAGCAGGTGTTGTCGGTGGTGGTCTCGCAGCAGGATTTATTTACTTTGCTTCTAAGGCTCCAGAGGTTAGCGCAGCGTTCGATGATCTTGGAAATCACGTTACTTCAGTAATGGAAGATATTTCTTCTGTCGTTGCACCTTCGCTTACTAGAGCTGCCGGAATGATGTCATCTTCATTCGATATGATGCGTCCAAGCTTAGAGCGAATGGCTACAGGAACTTCTAAGCTTGTTGATAATCTATCAGGCAAATTACCCGCAGTTGCTCAGGCTCTTGGCCCTGCCCTAGAACAGGCATTTAGAGCAGGCTCAAAGCATCTAAGTGTCATTGGAGACGCACTACCAGGCATCATTACTGGTTTCGGTAACTTCATGGATAAGCTTGGTTCAGTAGAAGTTGTTAAGGCAGCTACTAGCGTATGGAATGCACTTCCAGGAATTATTGAAGGAACCGGAACAGCAATTGAAAAAGTCGCTGCCGGTTACAATAACCTACGTGAGTTCTTTAGCTCTTCAGATCTAGCTCCACTAAAAGAAGGATGGGCAGCTCTTAAGGATACTATTGGTAATATCAACTGGACTCCATTAATTAATGGCACCAAGGATGCTATGAATGCTCTTGGTGGCTTCATGGAATCTATCGATGGTGAAAATGTCGAACAGATGTTTACCGGCATTGTCAATGGTGTCGAAGGTCTTACTTCCGCTGCAGAAAAACTTAATCTAGACGGATTCCTTGCAGGACTGTCACAGGTGTTCGGTGCATTCGGTAAGATTACAGACGGTATGGCGTCAATTGCCAAACCAGCACTTGACGGGCTAAATTGGATCGGTGACAAGGTTGCAGGTCTATTTGGTGCGGACCCAATTAAGATTCCTACCGATGTTGATCTAACAAAGGCACAGGGAAAGATTAATGAAATTAAGAATATGGACATTGCGCCTATTCTTATTAAACTTAAGATTGAAGAGCTAAACGAAGCGGACAATCCAACTCGTAAGCCAATGAACTTCCCAGTTGTTCCAGAAGTAAAGCCGGGTTCATTTAGTTCACTACTAGATTCTCTAAAGCAGGATACTATTCCTGTTAATGTAGATCCGAAAATGAATGATATTTCAAATCTACAGTCAAGTCTAACTGGTCTAAATCTAACTTCAGATGTCATCCCTAAGCTTAAGAATGCTACGAGTCTTCAGCAGGTTGCAGACGCAATTCGCCTAGAGATTCCAATGAATCCTAAGCTTCAGAATAATGCCGATGTTCAGTCTCTACTAGATTCCATCGATGCAATTCTCAAGGTTAAGCCAGATTTCGAGGGAGGAATCGGTGAGCTACAAGCATTACTAATGGCTCAGGATCTAGTAGCAAAGGCAAGAGCAGAACTAGAAAACCCAGAAAGCATCGCAGATGCACTAGCTACCCTAGACAATATCCTCAAGGTTACCCCTGAGCTTTCTGAAGTTGGTTCGATTCAGGAACTTCTTACAGGTATTAAGACATTCCTTAATGTCACTCCTCAAATGAGAGATACTGGTGCGCTTCAGTCTGCTATTGAAGGTATTACTACTACAATTAAGCCAGACATTAGTATTGATGAAGGCATTGGAAAGATCAAGGATGCTCTCAGTAAGATTAATCTAGAGGTTAATCCTGAACTGGCTGACTTTAAGGCAGATCTAGAAGGACAACTTGCCGCACTAGAAGGAATTATGAAGGTTCGCCCTGAACTAAATGGCGATTCTTCTATTCAGTCGGCGCTTGCAGCTCTAAATTCATGGGTTCGAGTAACTCCTAGACTTGATGATGCAGATTCTATTAGTAATCTAATCAGTATGCTAGAAGCTGTAATTAATGTTAATCCTGAACTTAATGCAGGTGGCGTTGGAGCTATTCTAGATATCCTTAGAGGAATGAATGCAGAGTTCCCAGTAACTCCGAACCTGCAACAGCCTCCTGTGATGCCAGGTCTAGATGTGACTCTAAATCCAACAGTTCCGCAGAGTCCTATTGCTGTGCCTGGTGTTGTAGATCCCCTCAATCCTCCTAAGGGTGGACTTGGAGATGTATTCAGAATCCCCGGAACGGTTGATCCTCTAAATGTTCCTAAAACAACATCGCCGTTAGAGGTTCCAGGATCTATTACTCCTTTACAGCTACCTTCAGGTATTCCTGGATTTAATGTTCCTATTAAGGGAACTCTAGATGTAGATGGAATCGCTAGAAGTCTCGAGAATGTAACACCTTCAATCGGTGTTCTTCCTACGATTACTAATGGTTCTCAGATTCTAGATCAGCTAAATAGCATGAATGCTCAGATTGAAGCAGGAGTGACTATTAAGGATACTGGAAGCGTACTTGACACTCTAAATAATCTAGAGGCTACTGTCAAGGCTAATCCTGAAATGGGAAATGCCGATGCAATCATTGCGGCGATTGCAGCTATTAGAGCAATCTTGAAGCCAGACGTTGAACCTAAATTCGATGGAATTATGGGCAAGGTCCCAGATCTACCAGCAATTGATCAGCCTGTTAAATTAAAGAAAGATCTTTCGGAAGCGCAGACCGCTCTACCTCCAATCGTTCAAGAGGTTATTGTTCGACGCAAGGCAGAGCCAAGTGTTGCAGCTAATCTACAGACGATTGAAACAAAGACTGTAAGATTAATTCCAGATACTTCAGCTCTACAGGCAATCACGATTCCACCGATTACTGTTCAAGTAACCGTGGCGTCCAATGCTGCCGAAATTCAGGGTCTCATTTCTATGATTCCTCTAAGCATTACGACTCAGCATACAGTTCAGTCTAATGCAGCAGCAGTAGCCGGATCTATTCAGCAGATTCCTCTATCAATGAATACACAGCACACAGTGTCTTCAAACGTAGCGGATATTGATGCACAGGTTCGTTCTATTCCTGCAACAATGCTTACAGAGCACACTACAACTACAAATACACAAGCTACGATCGATCTAGTGAACTCAATTCCAAAGAGTTCACAGACTGATCACACAGTCAACACAAACGTGGATTCAGCTCTATCACGCATCCGCTCACTAAGTGGACAGAACACATCATCAACACACACAGTTAATGTCGTTGTTAATGGTGGTGGCGGTCTACCAGGTGGAGCAAGTATTTCTGCATTCTCCGGTATGGCTGGAATTGGTGCTGCACCTATGGGTATGATGGGCGCAGCTTCAGACGGTTCTTCACTATTCGGAGCAGCGGGAGCTACTGGCGGACTAAGCAATAACTTCAAGTTCTCACAGAAGACAGGGGGATCACTACTTAAGGTGGCTACCATTGTTAAGGGTGGAATTGTTAAGGCTTGGGAAGATGTTGGATCATCTGGCGGTAAGTCATTCATGGAAGGCCTATCAGAATCACTAGATGCTATTTCTAAGATCATCAATGAGGTTGTCAATATCGGCAACAGCATTAAGGAACTTATGGAAGCTCTCAATCCAAAGCCGGAAGGTCTAGAGAACGCTGCAAAGGATATTGCAGATGCATCTAAGGATATTGATAAGAACCTATCCAATACTGCAGATTCAGTCAAGACGAACTCAGAAGCAATTAACAAGGCTGTGCAGTTCAATCCAGACGTACAGGGTCTTCAGAATATTTGGGGTCAGGTTGGTCAGAAGATCGAGGGTGCATTCTCTAAGGGTATTGGTTCAGCTCAGAACACAATTGGTACTGCATTCTCTGAGATTCAGGCAACGCTATCTAAGCCTTTCCAGAACCTACCAGAAATCAATCTAGATCAGATTGTAAAGGGAGACTTCTCAAGTATCTTTGCTGGTATTGAACAGAAGAAGGCAGAATTTACACAGGCATTCGAGTCAGCTAAGCAAACAGCTCTTAACGCGGTGCCTGGACTTAACGATGCCTTTAATCAGGTTGGTAGAGATATCGGAGCAGCATTCGGTTGGGGTGTAGATGAATCTATCGCCAACATGAGAGCTAAGAACCCTGAAATCTCATCAGTTCTAGACACTTTCACAGCTAATGCAACTGGAATCCAGACAGCTTGGCAGAATGCCGGAACACAGATCGGTACTGCATTCCAGACAGGTGTAGATCAGACCAAGGCTCTTGTTACTTCTAAGATTCAAGAAGTCAAGGGTATAATTGATGCACCTATTGCAGCACAGCCACAAATTGATATGCCTGCAGTTCTCGGAGGAAACTTCGATTCAGTTCTAGCAGCAATCAATGTTAAGAAGACTGAATTCGAGCAGGCCTTTACAGGTATTGGCAACATTGCTACTACTACAGGTCCACAGATCCAGGCTAATTGGTCCCAGATGGGTACATCAATGGGGCAGTCATTTACTGGTGCTCTAGATCAGTCTAAGGCTCTAATGCAGCAAGCTGTAGATGCAGCTAAGCAACAGCTAGAGCTTCCACAGACATTCACACCGAATGTTCAGGCTCTTCCACAGGCAATGGATCAGAACCTTAATGGTCTTGTTTCATCTATCGAACAGAAGAAGCCAGAAGTTGACGCAGCGATGCAGCAGCTTACTCAGGGTGCAGCTACATCTATTCCACCTACGACAAGCAAGCACAACATTGAAAGCAACATTGCAGAAGTTACAGCTCAGATCAATTCTCTAAACGGAATGGTTACAAGCTCAACTCACATGATCAATGTTGTTACAATGGGTGGCGGTGGAATCGCTGGTATTGCTGGTATTGCAGGAATCGGCGCAGCCGGAATGTCTGGTGCCGCGCCTATTATGGGAATGGCAGGAGCAGCAGGAGAAGGTGAGGGATTAACTGGTGCTCTAGGTGCTGGTGGAATGACTTCAGATTTCCGCTACACAAATGGTTCCGGTGGATCACTACTACAGATTTCTAACCTTGTTAAGAATGGAATTATCCAAGCTTGGGAAGGCCTCGGAGAAGAAGTAGGAACTTCATTCTCCAATGGAATCAGCAACTCTCAGGTTCTAGTTGTAGACGCTATCGGTGATATTGTCGGTCTAGCTGGCAAGACAATTACTGTTAAGCAACTAGTTGATGTTGAAGGAACTGTAGTCGGATCTATTGTTGAAGTTGGTGACACAATCTCAGCCATTACAGGTGTTACAAGTTCAGTTGGTAATCTAGAATCAGTTCTAGGTTCTGTTGGAAACGTAATCAGCTCTGTAGGTGGATTCGGTGGTGCTCTTGGTGTTCTAGGTCCAATCGGACAGATCATTAGTTCACTAGGAACTCTATTCGGACTATTTGGAGGTTGGTTCGGTCAGCATAAGGGTGGAGCTTATGTTTCATCTGGTTCACTAAATGAATCAGGTCAAATGGTTCACTACAACACTCAGCAGACTGTTAATAATCACTTCGATGGTGGATTACTCGGTGACCCAGAGCGTCAGGCTAAGAAGGTGCTAGATGTGCTAGAATTAGCCGGTAGTTCTAGAAGAGCTAACGCAGTACTAGGAAACGGAGAGTTATCAGTTTAATGTATGACAAGATAGATACAGGTGACATTACACTTCAAGTCGAGTCAACAAGAGAAAACCGAGAAGCAACGGATGCCTTTGGGAATAGTTCAATAGCTATCTCCCAGGGCGCATTCGACAGAGGTCTAAGCCAGGATGGTGTCTCTTACACTGAGATGCGAATGAATAAGAACGGTGACGTTTATAATATTTATGACTTCACCGACATCACTGGATGGGTTTCCGATGCTGGTTATCCTGGAACAGTTATTACCAATAATGGCTTGGTCATTCAGCAGTCCGCACAGGTGGTGCTAGAATTCAAAGGCGCATTCGGTAATGGATTCTTCTCGTCTCGTGTTAACTCATATGTGAGAATTTTAGTAAATGGCAGCGTTGTTAAGACAGCTTCAGGTAATGCTAACTTAGGCATTTACCATGTTCTCTTTCTAAAGGCAGGCGATGTTGTTAAGATTCAGGCTAGATGTACTAACTACTGGTTTGACGCATCTAGACTTCGTGGTGGACGAGATACTTACTTAAAGGTTCGTTTGAATAAGCCTGGTGAATTCGACTTCGAAGGTGACCTAGCTTGGCCGGAAAACTCTGGTTTTGCTTATGTTGGTAACAACAAATGGGTTGTTGCTCCAAGAGCTAAGAAGGGTAAGAATCCAATTGTCTCAGCAGAAGACGGAGGACCAGATTCATACGGATATTCATATGAAGGATACACCGTTGGACCTGTTATCGCTCAGTCAAAGGTTCCTTGGCCTGTTAAGGGTGGACAAACAGTAAACTTTAGTGGTCAGTTCATATCTTTGGGTAATCCCAGAGAGAAGTCAGATTTCTCAGGTGACACACTAGTTCTTTACAGATTCAGTCTTTGGGGATCTGGCGTTACTACTGACGAATACGGCACAGAAACAGAAAACAAAATTGAATTGATGTATTACCAGGCGAGCAACAGCACATCTGGAACTACAAACTACAATATTTCTGGCATTCCATCTGCTACAGTACCCGAAGGAATTACTCATCTGTACTTTACAGTGTCATGTGTATATCAGGCAGACGGAACCTATGGAACTATCAACTTCGAGGTTCTAGAAGGATCAATGGTCGTTTCCAAAGCGTCATACTTCGGAGCTTCTGTTGTTAACCCAATTCAGGTTATCATCAATCAGCCTTCCAGCATACAGCCTGTGTATACGCATCCTCTTTCTAAGACAGGTGTTGCTTTTAAGAATCCTGGTGGGTTCCTAAATGTATATGAGAATGCACAGCTTACATTCTTTGGTGCGCCAGATGCGCCTACAACAGTACAAGCCTATAACTACACTCCTGGTGGAGGAACTGGTTCATGGATTGGTACTTACTCAGCGGCAGCAAATGAAAGAAAGACTGTATCTATTACGCCCGGAACGCCGGGAGGGACAGTGCAGCTACTAGTAATATCAGGAACTACGTATGTAGAGAAGCTAGTTAACTCTGAGTCGGATACACTTAATTCAACTACAGATCAGTTAAGAAAACTAACATTCGTAGATATTGAAGATGATGCAAGTAGAATCTCTATTCTAAAAGAAGAGGGAGATAAGTCTACAGGAACGATTGACTTTGCTACTGCAACATTAGACCCAGCAGTATCGCCACTTCTAAAGCCGGGTAAGATCGTTAGAGTTCTAGGTCGTCACTATGGAAATGGTAATACTACCAAGCCTGCAGGATGGACTGGACCAGCATTGTACTCAACTATATTTACTGGCAAGGTAAAGAGAGTTACAAGTGGTTATTCTTATGAAGATGATCCAGTTGTTCAAATTACTCTATATGACGTTTATGATTCACTTCAGACTATTAAAACAGAGTTTGCCTCTGATCAGATGGTCAAATATGGAGCATGGTTTAACCGTGTTGGATCTAGTGTCATATATAACGATATTGATTGGGCTGGATCAGCTAAGGATGAGTCTACTGTTCCTAATAAGTTCGTATATGAACCTAGTGCATGGGGAAATATCAGTCTAGCCGACTCTGTTTCTATGACTAGAAATGCTAATAAATGGTGGGTTATTGTAGATAGATTTAACAAGATGAGAATTATGACTTCTCTTAATCCAACCAAGAAGTACACTCTTACAGATGGTACTGTTGCCGGTGATCTGAATTATGGTAGATTCTCTAGAGGATCAGACACAGATTCAGTAATCAATAAGGTCAATGTTCAAGAGTATGTTCTAGACATTAAGGATCTTAAAGGAAGAACTCTTGCTGCATCTTCAGAACCACCAGCGGATCTAGACTTTGTTAGATCAAAGCAACAGACTGCTACCTTCTCTAATAAGACAAGTGTGAACTCATATGGAGAGTTCTCCAAGTCTTTTGACGTTGTTAGAGGCAATGGTAACTACTTGGATCTTTCAAGCGGTTATACCGGAGCTAACTTCAAGTCTTGGGCAGAAGCAATCCTTGCAGAAAGATCTGAACCTACCATCAATATTTCAGAGTTGAATGTTCCAATTAAAAACAGTAACGATATTCGAAAGATTTCTGAACTAGAAATTCTAGACAAGGTTGACATTGTATACAAGGGAGTTACTCAAACTTCTAGAGTCAGGGAGATTGAACACACGATTATTCCTGGCAGATGGTATACAGAAATACGCTTTGACTCCAAGGGCGATATGACCTACTGGGGCTAGCGTGCTAGACTAGTCGAATGAAATATCCCACAGGCGTTTTTATCGAACACGACGGTTCAATCTATAGAGTCTCAGGCAATAAGTTGTACCCTCTGCTATCGTGGAGGGCAACTTTGTCTTGGCATCAGCCGATTATCCCAGCAGAATACATCTTTGATTATGAGCGATCAGAAGCAAGACTTGGATTCAGGCCTACTTCGATCTTAGAGTCATGTGTAGATGGAAGATTCTACTTCATTGATGGTTTTCAGAAGAGACTCATCACCACTCCCGACTTCTGGGATTTAGGTTTTAATAAGTTTGAAAAGTTTGTAGTATCACAAGAAGAATTAGATTTCCATAAAGACGGAGAACCAATTGAGTAATGATTTAAAATGGATGCTGTCATCAGATCAGCACATTCCTTATCACGACCCTAGATATATTGATTTATGGTTTCAAGTAATGAAGTGGTTTAGACCAGATGCAATTGATTATCTAGGTGATACCTCAGATCAAGATTGTTTCAGTAAGTATTCAATCGGAACATCTCAGGAATTCCTTAACCAGGTTGCAAAGCCGGTGTCGGAAAAGATTACACCATTCATTATGGAACAGGAACGACCAGTAGCAGAATTCTATGAGCAAACACGTAAGATGCGAAAGAACGCAGACATCTTCATTGCCCTAGGTAATCACTGCGTACGTGTATTTGACTATGTAGACCGTAAAATGCCGGATGAGGCAAAGGCTATTACTCCTGAGTCGCTATGGAAACTAGATAGCTTAGGTATTAATTACATTCACTATGCAGATCTACCTAAGAAGCGATATGGAGATATTCACGTACATCATGGTAATGCAATCTCACAACATGCCGGTGAATCAGTAAGAAAAGATGTAGAGAACTTCGGAGTAAGTATAATTCGTGGTCATAGTCATAGAGCAGGAACATTCTACAAGACGTATGAGCTAAAGAATGAAACGCTTCGTGGTTATGAGATTGGACACTCAACAGATATTAAGTCATCTGGAATGTCCTATTCAAATCTACATAACTGGCAAGCAGGATTTGCAGTTGCACACGTAGTAGATGGCTATCCTCACGTTCAGTTCATTGAAATGACACCGGATTATACTTGCGTTGTGGATGGACGTACGTTTAAGGCATGATAACAAATCAATGTGATGTATATGTAATTAATCAAGGATTCGTCGCATTGGAAGATCTGTCACCAGGGATGATGGTGTATACTTTGGACTCGCTACGAGTTGAACCGGAACCGATCAAGTCAGTTAGATCAGAATTCATCCAACAGAAGATCAATGTAATTGACTCCGGTCAACACAACGTAGATAGCACAAATAACACCCTACATCTGTACCACAGCGAAATAAATGGTTCAAAGTACCTTTCCTTCAACCATATAGATTCGCACGTTAGAAGTAAATCCACAGATCCAAAAAAGTACAATCCTGTTCTAGCTTGGCCTTACTTTCAAGATAAGCGAAACTGTTCAGACTTGGACTTGGAGTATGTTGCTAGATCCATAGTCTCTAGACATGTGGACTACAAATCCATCCAAACTATTATTGACCGATGCACCGGCGACGATGCCCTGGTCCTGGTCGATATGCTAGAATTTTGGTGTTCGGATAACCCTGGTCGAGGGTCGTTCGGGCGTGTCAGTGTCAAGTCTAGATTACATACGATTGAAAGTCAATGGTTACTTGATGAACTGTGTAAAACAGCAGCTCTAGCAGGGTTCACATCACATACAGCTAAGTTCAATGAACGTGAGTTTGCTTGGCGTGTGTACTATGAACCAATGCCTGTTGCAGGCTCAAGACCAAAGACAGAAAAGTTTAAGCAAAGATACTTCGTGGGTAATGTGTACCAAGTAGAAACTCTAAATAATAGACCAGTCTTAGGAAGATCTAAGAACAGAACAATATATCTTCCCACTTCTCAAAGGATGTAACATGAATGATTATTACAGAAGTCTTGCACAAGTTCTTATGACTCGTGGAAGTCTTGTAAAGGGTAAATCTTATTACGGTGGATTCAATAACTATGAAGATTCTATTTACAAACATGCAAATGTTGAACGACACGAGTACGGATTCTACAAAGACCTAAAAGGCAGCCAACCTAAATGCGGATCTTGGAAGTCACTTACAGACATAGATGAGCAATCTTCTTATGTTTTCGCAGGAACCTTCGTTGACTCAGAAGAAGCGTATTACGTTCAAGGCCTTCTTAGCTGCAACTGCGGGGAGATAGAAGAAGCCAACCTAGTCTACGATGGAACTATGTCTGAGTTAATCCAGTATGTAGTAGGAGAAGCACCAAAGATTAATTACCTAGCTTAGTGCTATAATGGGTGTATGTAGGAGACTACAAATACATTCATTAGGAGAAAACATGTTAGCTATTCTAGTATTCGTTGCAGCCGTTCTGGTTGTAATCGCAACGTCCGTACTAAAGACTGTTGATATGTCTAAGAATCAGAAGAACGCTATTGCTACGGTTGTTTCCGTAGTTGGTGGCGCAATTGCAGTTGTTGTTGAAAATGGTGGCTTCGATAATTTCCTATCCGCTGGCCTCATGGCAACGATTCTTATGGTATATGGTGCAGCTCAGCTAGTTTACAAGTTCCTACTTCCAGAGTCAGTTGAAGATAAACTCGCTCTCGATGTCGGCAATACTGTAAAATAGATTATTTGGTATAATAAGATAGGCCCTTCGGGGTCTATACTTATTTGGAGATACAATGGCAGTTAATAGACCGATTCCTACGCTTTTTTTTCTAAACGGTAATTTGCACCGACGAATCCGCGTGCTCGCCTCGGATGATTCTGTGGTAGCGTGGGACTACGCAAATGAGACACGCAAGCCTTACCCTAGATCAGAGGTAAGGAAATTATACAAAAAGGCCTTTACAATTCCACAAGCTGCAAAATTGATCAATGTATCATCAGCTAGAGTAAGGGCAGTATATAAAAAACAACTCTGTACTCCTCCACAATGGACGTACGATTTAGCTAATTATCGTAGGCTAAAAGCCTATATCTGTGAAGACGATATGTTGGAATTGCGTCAAACACTATGGGATCTGTTACCTAAAAATAGGTTTGGAGAACCTAGCGATGACAGTATGACTAATGAAAAAGATTTGATTCACGCCATGATGTTAGGTGACGATAGAGAATTCGTTGTCATCAATGATGGAGAAGATTTTATACGAATATTTAAGGCATAATATGGCATTTAAGAAATTTATTTCTAAGATTGAAGAAGAAGTTGAAGTTACAGATATTCTATTTCACGCAGTAGATGTTTTAGACGAAGCAATTACGATTGCGATTAAAAATCAAGACGCTGGGATGATTGATACTATTTATGATAAGTATCTTGAAGCCAGTGATAGGCTCATGGGAATTGCATTCGCTTCAGCGGGGCAAGATCAAGAAGATGAAGAAAACAGTGGGCCACCAAAGAAACAAAGAATAGGATTTTACAATGAGCCAAAACCCAACACGATTAAGGGTAGTTAGACGACAGACTGTTAATATGGGAGACTTCAACAGTGTCTCATTTGAAGTGTCAATCGAAGAAGATTTAGCCCCAAACCAGAAGAAGTCAGAAAAACTAGATGAACTCTGGGAGCAGACTAAACTATATATGAAGAAGAAATTCTTGGAGGAAGGACTAGCCTAAATGGCAGTAGATATGTCTTACGTAGTCACGATGATGGACTTCTTTATTAAGACTCAGAAGAGTCACGGAAAAGAACGAGACCTATCGGACCTACGTCAAAATCAGTGGGATATGAGAACTGTCATTCAAGACTTAGTTTATCATCACGAAAACATTGATGATGCAATTTCAGAACTGAAGAAGTTGATTTTGTTTTACATGAAACTCTCAGACAGTAAGACTATCTCAGATTTCTTCAGAGAGTATCCATCATATTTAGATACAATGCGTGAGACGATTATTCAACGTCGCCAACGCAAGGCTTTATTAGAAAAAACAGTCGGTAAGGATAACAATCAGTGAATTATGAAGAACGAGTTATTAGTTCCCTAGTAAAACGGAAAGATATGGTTTCCGTTATGCATATGGATCTAGGTACTTTATTTACAAGCCATAAAGACATCTGGGACTTTGTGGAGACCTATTACCAGACAAATAAAGAAGTTGTTCCGGTTTCAGTTCTAAGTGAGCGGTTTCCCGACTTTGAATACGATGACAGTCTAGAAGGAACAACTAAACATTATGTAGCAGAAGCGTACGAACAGAAAGCTACAGCCGACCTCACTAGTGTTATCGCAGGTGCTACAAAAGCACTCAAGAGCAAAAAGATTTCAGCATCAGACCTTCTAGATCACTTCCAGAAGCGAGTAGCCGAAATTAAGCAAGAGGCTGGTATGTCTCGATCAGTTGATATTCGAGATTACAAGGATGCATCAAAGCACTATGAACGCATCCGTGAATTATCAGAACTTCATGGTGGCTCACCGGGTATTCGATTCGGCTTTGATTATATGGATCAGCGGTACCCAACAGGTATGGCAGCAGGACACTTCATGGTTCTCATGGGATACTCAGGTCTAGGTAAGACTTGGTTCGGAATCAAGCTTATGATTAATGCTTGGCTTCAGGGTTACTCACCTATGATTATCAACCTCGAAATGTCGGCGGAAGAGCTAAGGGATCGAGTCTACTTCTTAATCTCTGAGTATACAATGAATGATCTAGTCCAAGCATCTGTAGATGTAAATAACTTCGAAGCATGGGCAGAAGAGTTCATGAAGGACAAGCCCGAATTTAATCTCATCAGCCAAGAGGGATTCGGAGACTTCACGGTTGATATGGTTCAGGCAAAGATTGAACAGTACCAGCCAGATGTTCTTATGCTAGACTACCTAAGTCTATTTACAGACCGAGGTCGTTCAAATGATGAGCGCATTCGAACAAAGAAGACTGCACGTGAACTAAAGCAGTTGGCTCAGGGATCTAAGGTTCCTATTCTAACTATTACCGCAGTTACGGGTAAGGACAAGAAAGACCGTATTAATCCTCCCGACGTTGCACAGGTTGCATTCTCATCAGAGATTGAATATGCAGCGAACCTTGCATTCGCAGTTCACACACATAGGAATCCTGTAACTCAGGAATCACTCAATACAGAGATTGTTGCACGTAAAAATAGGCACGGCGAACTCTTTAGTTTCTTAATTAAGATGGACCTAGATAATGGTATAATCGAGGAGATTAAAGAGGAAGATCAGGTCATGCCAGAAGATGATTTAGAATTCCTCGATGCTGACTAAAGATTAGAGGAAAAATAGTGCATGAAGAGATAAAAAGTTTCACACACGAAGGCATCATTGCCGACGACAAATATTTCATTAGGGTAAAAGATAATATGCAACGTGTGTTGGAAGACTCGATGAGAATCGAAGGTTTTGTACCTGTAATTGATATGGACGTAGGTTGGTCAACTCAATTACGAGATGAAGATCGTGGTTATGCTTTTAAAATCACCATGTACGGAGTATTTGTAGGCGAGGACAAGGATTGCGAAAAAATAGCTTATTCGGGTGGAAAGATTATTCAGATCAAATAAGTGTCGAAGATCTATACACTATCCTAGAAGAAATAGGCATCGAGACTGCATCAGAAACAGATACTCACATATTAGTATATTGTCCCTTTCATAATAACCGGCACTCCCCAGCAGCAACAGTTTCCAAGCAAAATGGATTCGTGTACTGTTGGGGAGCTGGTTGTAACACTCGAATGAACTTACAAGAGATTGTTCAAGAGATTAAGGAATGGGATCGCGGTAGAGCTATGCGCTTTATCGAAAAACATGCTACTAGTGATCCTGTTGAACAACTGATTAAAGAACTTGAAGCTAATCATGAAGAGATGCCAGAGTTTGATTACAAACTAATGGAAAGATTTCAGGACGAGTTTCAACATTCATCTAAAGCCAAGAACTATATTCTAGGTCGTGGTATGAATGAGTTTTCGATGAAAACATTTAATTTCGGTTATGACCCAGGGCGAGGCATGGTCCTCACACCGATGCACGACAAAGATGCTAGACTTATAGGCGTAATCGGGAGAACGATTGCCGGTGAGAAGAGATTCAAGAACTCAAAAGATCTACCATCTAGGAAAACACTTTTCAATTATCACAGAGCGAGAAAAACAGGCTCTGACACATTAATCATTGTAGAATCAAACTTCGATTGCATTAGAGCGCATCAGTCTGGTTATCCAAACACAGTAGCAACTCTATCGGGAGCATTCTCAGATTACCATCTAACTCAGGTGAGTAGAAGCTTTTCTAAGGTGATCTTAGCGGTTGATATTGATGGTCCAGGAGAAGCCTTCGCAGGTAGAATATCTAAGAAGTGCAGATCGGCCGGAATGCAGGTAAACAGAATCCAGTACACTTTATCTGAGCGTTTACCACATGATGCCAAGGACTTAAGTGATTGCACAGACGATGAAATAGCACAAGCAATCAAACGATCAGAAATATACGTCGATTAATGGTATAATTGATACATGCTTTAGAGCAGAATAAAGAAAAATAGGAGAAAAAGAAAACAAATGGCAATTACAGATCTAAAAGAACTACGCAAGGCAAAAGAAGCAAAAGCAGCAAAAGACGAACTTCGCAATCGTCCAAAGGCGAATTGGTTCTCACTTAAGAATGGTGAGCAGAAAAAGGTTCAGTTCCTCAATGAGCTAACCAAAGAGGCAGAAAATTACAAGCCAGAATACGGCACTTTCTATGCACCTGTTGTCCATAATGCTCATGGTCCAGAAGGATTCAAGGTCAAGGCTCTTGACACGATGGAATCAGAGGGTAAAGACTACGCACAGGAAATGTATGAGGCAAACCGTCAGGAAACAGGCTGGAAGCCTAAGACAGATTTCTACATTAACGTAGCAACTGCAGGTGATGATGGAAAGATCGAAGCACAGATTCTTTCACGAAATCTATACTCAAGTTTCGTAGACGATCTAGCAGATATTTACGATGATTCAGACGGCGTTGGTATTACCGGCAAGACGTTTATTATCAAGCGTACAGGTGAAGGTCCACAGACAGTTTACGGTATTCGTCCATCAAAGGATGAGATTGATATCGGAGATGTTGTTCCGTGGGATCTAGAAGAGTACGCAGTTCGCAAGGTTCCTTACGCAGAGCAGAAGGAATTCTACGGACGTTACTACGTACCAGAGCGCGGATTTGAAGATGAAGATGAGGGAGATTCTTCACCAGATTCAACTACATCAGCTAAAGAAGAACTAGACTGGTAAGAAGTATTTAAGCTAGACGGGAGGGTTGGTAAAAACACCAACCCTCCCTTAGGCATTATTGGAGAGAATATGACATTCATCGATTACGCAGAACTACACATGCATACAGATTTCAGTTTGCTAGACGGAACTTCCGATTCACGACAGTATTGCAGTCGCGCTCAGGAATTAGGAATCGAGACGCTAGCCATTACAGATCATTCAACTTGCGCAGGACACCGAAACCATCTAAAGACTTGCGATGAGTTCAACATCAAGGCAATTCTAGGTTGTGAAATTCACTTCACAGAAGATCGTTTTGACAAGCGATCAAAGGCCAAGCGTCAAGATGGTGAAGAAACAGAACTCTACTACCATATGATTGTCCTAGCTAAGAATGACAATGGCTTGAAGAATCTATATGCTATGGAGCGAGCAGCATGGCTAGAAGGATTCTATTCAAAGCCACGTGTTGACTTCGAACTTCTAGAGCAGTATCACGAAGACTTGATTATTACAACGGCATGTGTTTCAGGACCGATTTCTCGTAATATCATCAATGAAAAAGAAGAAACCGCTTTGAAGTGGTTGTACCGACTCAAAGATGTATTCAAGGATGATCTATACATGGAACTACAGGATCACAATGAAGCGATTGCGCCGGGTCTGAATAAGAAGCTTATTGAAATGGCAGATAGAGAACAAGTAAAGATCATTGCTACTAGGGATTGCCACCACGCAGATCCAGACAAGCTATGGCTACAAGAGGCAGCACTTATTCTAAATACAAAGCCCAAGTTTAACAAGGACTTTGATCGTAGTAAAATGGCAACGATGGAATTACTAGAGAAGTTCAATTACCTCTACCCTGAGCGAAAGATGACTTTCGAAACAGCAGAGGTACATCTAGCAGCAGCAGAATTTACAAATCAGAAGTTCCTAGCTCAGAATATTGATCGACCAGACTTATTTTCAAATACAATCGAGATTGCGGATAAAATTGGCTAAGGTAAAGCAGGCGTATACACTATACAAGAATCTAGAAACTCTGCCGGAACCAGAAGGCAAGGATATTGAAGGTCTTCTACGTGAGATTTGCAAGCGTGGAATGACCAAGCGAAAGCTGGACGGCAAGCAAGAGTATGAAGATCAGCTAGAAGAAGAACTAGAACTAATCCTTCGTAAGAAGTTTGGCGTCTACTTCATTATTCTTTGGGATATTCTACGATACGCACGTAGGGAAGGAATTCCTATTGGTGCTGGTCGTGGTTCAGCAGCAGGTTCATTAGTCTGTTATGTAATGGAAATTACGGAAGTTGATCCACTAGAGCACAATCTACTATTCTGGCGATTTCTCAGTGAAGAGCGTGACGGATACCCAGACGTTGACGTTGATATTGCACACCGTTACCGCAGTAAGCTAAAGCGTTACGTAGAGGACAAGTACGGAAGCGAAAATGTAGCTTCTATTACGACATTCTCGTACTACTCTGCCAAGTCAGCTATCAAGGCAGCTTGTCGCATCATGAAGGTTCCTTTCTCAGAGTCAAACGCTTTGGTGAAGAATATCGAAACGATGGATGATTTTCGCAAGGAACGCTATCGAGAATTCCATACTAAATACCCAGAGGTCTATAAGATCGCTAAGGGTCTAGAGGGCATGATCGAGAAGGCTGGATACCACGCAGCAGCCACGATTATTACCAAGCAAAAGCTCACAGATCTTACGTCGATTGAATCACGCGCAGTTAAGGGTGAAGAATTCCGTCAGCCTACTATTGCACTTACGAAAGACGATGCAGAAGAGCTAGGATTTATTAAGTACGACTTCCTAGGACTTGTCAACCTAACAGTGGTAGACGACTGTGTAAAGATGATTCGTAAGAACTACGGTCGTATCATTGACCCACTTAAGATTCGTCCAGATGATGACAAAGTGTTTAAGATGATTTCCGATGGTCACACGCTAGGTGTATTCCAGGCAGAGGCATCAGCTTCTACCAAGGTAATTAAAGAGATGGGTATCGAGAACTTTGGCGATCTAGTGGCTTCTAACGCGCTGGTTAGGCCGGGAGCGTGGAAGGCCTTCGGTAAAGACTATATTGCCCGTAAGAAGGGATATAAGAAGGTCACATTCCCTACACCTGAGTCAGAAGAATACCTGAAGGATACATATGGTTTCTACTTGTTTCAGGAACAGACAATGCTTATCTGTACTGATATTGCAGGTCTATCCAAGACGGACGCAGATAAGATCCGTAAGCTAACTGCACACAAAGAAGATCCGATTACACTTGCACCATTCAAAGAAGCATTCCTTAATGGCGCACGTAAGAAGGTCAGTCAGGAACAGGCAGAAAAGCTTTGGGCCGACATCGAACTCACAGCAGAATACTCGTTTAACAAGTGCCTTGCAGAAGATACGCTAGTAGATATTATGATTGACGACGACGAGTCGGATGAACTAAGTTATGAGACCTGCACTCTTGAACAGGTTTATAATCTTTTTTCAGACTTTGGAAGCTCAGTAGATTTCTATGTCAAAGGTCCAGAATTTATTAACGGAATCAAAGTCGGACCTGATACTTGGCATCTTATCAAGGGCGTTCATAATAATGGCGTAAAAGATGTTTGGCGTGTTTGGACTGATAGCGAAACCTACATTGATGCAACTGCAACTCATAGGCATAGACTGTCTAAGAACTGGAAGATTGCAGCACATATTCATCAGAACGATGAAATATGGACTGATACAGGTAAGAAGACGGTAGCTGGAAAGCGTTACGCTGGAATGGTTCAGACGTATGATCTAGAGCTAGCGGACGAACCTCATGCCTTCTACGCTAACGGTTTTCTTACCCACAACAGTCACTCAGTGGCTTATTCGGACCTAAGCTATACAACTGCATACCTGAAGTACTATTATCCTGCAGAATTCATGACTGCATTGTTGAATAATGAGGAAGATAACAACAGTATTTCCAACTATCTTTCAGAGTGCAAGCGTCTAGGTATTACTGTCAAGACGCCAGATGTGAATAAGTCTGGTATTGGTTATACGACTGATGGAACAACTATCTACATTGGTCTTGCTAATATCAAGTACATCTCAGATAAACTAGCTGAACGTGTCATTGATATGAGACCATTTACTAGTTACAAGGATATGTGTGACCGTATGATGACCAAGGGCAGTGGTCTAACTACACGAGTGATTGATTCACTTAATAAGGTTGGAGCAACTGACTTTAAGGATCACAAGGTAAATCACGACGATTGTAAAGAGTTCTGGTATGAATACCTAGGAATTGCTAGCTTTGATAGTGCGATCATCACAGATGAAATGTGGACTCGTATTACCAGGCTCGAAGATTTCGAGGATCGTGCGACTGGAATTGTGGTAGGATTTGTTCAGGATATCAAGCAAAAGGGTTGGATTCGAATTGATATTACGGACGGCACAGGTCAGACTGGATTCTTCGTAGATGAAGATCATGGTCTAGAAAAGGGCAAGAGATATCTTTTCGCAATCGCCAACAACTCTATGCTCAAGGCTATTAATCTGGAAGACAAGACTCCTAATGTCATCACAGAGTATCTTCAGGGATATATGGACGATAATACCTGGATTATCGCTGCCAAGTCTAGGACCACAAAGAATGGTAAGCTCATGGGTACGATGATTTACTCTATTCGTGGAGAACTCAGATCATGCAGTATCTTTGAATCAGAAATGATGATGATGAAGGGCAAGTTCGGGCCGGGAGCTAAGGTTAGAATTGCATTGAACTCTTCTCCAAAGTGGGGAGATTCACTTAAGAAAATTATTAGGGATGAACGATGAGTGATGAAGTAGAATCAGTAGGACCAGAACATGGTATTTATGAACTGTTCGTTGGTCTGCTAGCATATCAAGTAGAGAACGATGAAGCTGTAAATGTCAGTGAGGAAACTATGCTGACAATCATGAAGGCAGCGGTGGAAACTAAAATGGTTCCCGAGCTAGCTATTCACAATAAAGACGGACGTGCATTCTTTGCAGTCCGGTTATCGAAAGAAGGTTTTGAAGAAGAATGAGTTTTGAAGATTTCACAGAGTATCAGAAAGTAGCAAAGACTACAGCTAAGCCTAGTGCAATGGATCTAACCTATCTACTAGGTGGTCTGGCTGTAGAGGGTGGAGAAGCCCTAGATAAGTACATCAAGGCAATTCGTGATGATGAAGGTTACATTTCAAATGAATTGAAGAATGAAATTCTCAAAGAAGTTGGCGATGTTCTTTGGTTCGCAGCATTGATCTATGAGTACTTTGAAGTTGATTTCGAGTTTGCACCTGCACAGAATCTAGAGAAACTATTGGATCGTAAAGCGCGTGGTGTTATCGGAGGTTCAGGCGATAATCGATGAGTAGTTTTGATGATTTCCTAAGTAGGCTAGATCCAAAAGATGCAAAGAAAATCAAGACTGCCGACTCTATCGAAACTATCAAGTATCCTCTTGCTAGTCGTAGATTAACCAGTGCGCTTCGGGGCGGTATCGGAGCAGGACGTATTACCACAATTTACGGTAATACGTCCGCTGGTAAGACTCTACTAACTCTACAAACTATTGGTAAGTTGCAGAAACAAGGCAAAGTATGTGGTTTTATTGATGTTGAAGGTACCTTTGATGAGAGCTTCGCAACACGATTAGGTGTTAACTGTAATGAGCTATTGATCGACGGAAGCAAGGCAGCAGGCAAAGTAGAACGCTATGCAACCATGTGGATGAAAGCGGGAATGGATCTTATTGTCGCAGACTCAATCTCAGATATTATGCCTGACGTACACGTAGATGACAAAACCGGAAATCTGTCGGAAGGTAGAAAGCAATTAGGCGCACATGCCAAGGCTATTACCAACCTTATTCATGGCATTCACTACAATAACGAAAGAACGGCGGTGATTCTTCTGAGTCAGACAACGACTAAGATCGAATCTACATACACCAAACAGATTCCTCATGGTGGACAGAGAATCTTCTTCGATAGCTCTACAGTGATTAGACTTACAAGTTCTAATACAGATGCTAAGCAGAAGAAGGGCAAAGTTCAGGTAGGTACTTCACTTATTGAAATGCCTATTGGTCGTACAGTTGAAGCATTCGTAGAAAAGAATAAGATCGGACCTCAGCATAGAACAGCTGAATATGATATTTACTACGATGGTCCTGAAATTGGTATTGACACTGTTGGTGAGCTAGCAGATCTTTGTGTGGAGTTCGGTATTATTAACAAGGGTGGAGCTTGGTTCAAGTTTGAAGAGCAACAGTGGCAGGGTCGAGATTCATTAGTCCAAGCTATTAAGTCCGACTCAAAGCTAGAGATTACTCTAGAGTCAAAATTAGCAGGAGCTATGTATGGATAGTCCAGGCAGTGAACTATATGAGCTGAATCGTCTAGGAGCAAAGCCAACTAGAAACTCAGGGCGAGGACAGTTCAATAAGGGCGACGGTATTATCTACCTTGCAGATGATCCGTTACTAACAGTAGATGTAAAAGAGTATGCAAAGTCATACGGAGTTTCACAAACAACATGGGCAAAGATTTCTACCGATGCAAGGCAAAATCGGTCAGAGCCTATGTTGTTTCTGGCCCTAGGCGAAGAAGAGCCTAAGTCTAGAGTAGTAGTTATTAGTGAAGGTATGTTCCTAGAACTACTAGAGGCATATAAGGAAAAATATGAGTGAAGAATATGATGAGTCGATTACAGACAAGCTTATTTCTGTCTATGAACTAGCTAAGATTGATGAGTTCTTGGACGATGAAGAAGTCAAAGACACCATTGTAGAAATTGCAAAGTTAATTGCTAAGCCCAAGATTCCACCGAATGTTGCGGTTCCCATGATGATCAAACTTCAGGGGTATGCCTTCAACTTCAAGGAAAAGGGCAAGTACTACATGTATATTGGTAAAGGTGAAGCGAACGCTTCTGTAAAGAAGAACTATTACCTTTCATTTGCTGACGAGATTGATAAACTAGTCGGTGTGCTCAAATTTATCATGAAAACCTATTGATTTTGGCTAATTATGCTATAATTGAATAAAGAAATGAGGCATTATGTCAAAATTACAAAGAATGCTGGCAGTAGAGAAACTAACACCAGAAGAAAAAGAACTCGTAAAAAGTCTAAAATCAATAGAGAAGTCAGAAACAAAAGAAGCTCATCTTAAGAAGATCAACTTTTCAGCTAGTGGATTGTATTATTCCTCTGGCGACTGTCCCCGCAAGTGGCAGATGTTGTTCGATGGTGTAGACTCGGTGGACACTTGGAAATATACGTCCATGCGCGCTACCGAGACTGGCACTGATTCACACGAAAAGATTCAAGAACGAATGCTAGAAGCTCTTCCAGATCTAGAGATTGAAAAAGAACTATGGCATCATGACCCAGAAATCCATGCTTATGTAGATGCTTATGATCCTAAGCTAAATATTCCTATTGAAATTAAGACCACAAGCAAAGAAAACTTTGAATGGAGAACTTCTAAGTTCGAGGGAAATGATTACCATGTTAAACAGCTTCTTACATATATGAAGATTCTTGGATCTAAGATAGGCCTTCTATATTATGAAGATCGAAATAGTTATGAAACCTTAATTGTTCCAGTGTTCTATGAAGATGAAAACAAATCTTTCATTGACAAGACATTTAACTGGATGAAGAAGGTAGAAGAAGTACATCAATCAGGTGAAAAGATTAAGGTGTTTGAAGGACGTAGAGTTAACTCTAAAATCTGCAAGGATTGCCCACTAAAGGCAGCCTGTGATGCAGGACCGGAAGGAACCGTACAACTTCCACTACTATCGAAGTGGCAGGATGCGGCATGAGAATCCTTTCAATAGACTGTTCTACAAACAGCTTTGCATATGGAGTTATAGTTGATGACGTGGTAGAATCCTACGGAGAAATTTACTTCGTAGGATCTACCCTCAACCATAGACTCAAAGATGCACGACAGAAGATGGAAGCATTTCTACCGGACTTCCAAGCAATGGATATCGACTACATTATTTTCGAAGAAGTAGTTAAAGTTAGATCTATGAAGACCTATGCAAGTATGGCTAAAATGTTCGGTGTAGCTATTTCCGTTCTTATGGAAATCGGTCCTCAGATTATTCTAGTAGAACCTCTCAAGTGGCAAGAGGCTATCGGTGTCACGAGTCCACGCGGGCGCAAGAGAGCCGAAATGGTAGAAGGATTACCTGAGTTAAAGACTAAGGCACAAATAGATAAATACATCAGAGAGTTTCGTAAGCAGAAGATTATGGACTTTGTTAAAGAGACTGTTGGTGTAGAAACAGACAGTGATAATATCAGTGACGCAATTGCCATTGGTCTATTCGCTAGGCAGATACTAAAGGATGGTTCTTTCTAATGGCAGCACCTAAACCGTATGCTTCAGAGAAGTGGCTTAGACTTCAGTATGTCCAGAATAAAGCATCTATAGATGACATAGCTAAGATGTGTAATGTATCTCATAACACTATCAGAACTCAGTTAATTAAATTCAAACTCATAAGGAAATAGTATGAAATCAGTATTTTTCATTGGCGCTGGTGGACAAGGAAAAACAACTACAGCTAAACTAGTTGCACCAGTTGCAGGTTTAGAAATAGTTGATGGACTGTCTAGAAGCAATCCGTATCCAATGGGATCAGATGAAGGCCAGGATTGGCTAGGTATGACAGTCTGGCTTAAGAGCGTACACAGGATACCTAAGATTCATTGTAGAACTCCTATTGACGTGTGGGCATATTCTAAAGTATATGGAACTGGAAATATTGCACGGCATGAAGCTTATGTAGAATCTTGGCTCAAGAAGAACCCTAATATAGTATACTTCCCTAAGTATTTCTTAGTAGAGGATGATGGATTCAGACCTACAGATGAGAAACTAGCTTGGGAAGTGGACCAATGGATTCAGGACGTTCTATATAAGTATATGCAAAAAGACTCTGACAAGGTTCTTCGAATGGCGAGAACTCTGCCGGAAGAGAGAGCTAAAGTTATCTTAAGTCATTTTCTGAGCTATAATTAGAACAGGTGATTATATGAGAAAGAAGAAGTCTGTAGCGAGTAAGGAACCTTACCACTACACAGATGATGTATATGTAGTTGATTTTAATTTCAAAGAAGAGCCAATTAAATCAGGTGCTTTGCTTAAGATTAGAAACGATAGATCTGTATGGGTATTTGAATGCATGTATTACAACAGGGCATTAGATGTCGAATGGATCAATCTAAGAAGTCAGACAAACGGAGAATGGAAGAGCGTACGACCTGACGCAATTACCAGTTTGTATGTAGCGAAAAGGTCAAGGAGAAAAGTTGAGCAACGATGAGTTAGAATTGGTCTACGATGAGGTAGCAGAAGTAGAAGCTGAAGTAATTAAACTTCACAATGTTGGTAAGACAACATCGGAGATTCAGCAGCTTACTAATATGCCTCCAAAGGTCCAGAGAGAAATCCTTGGTAGATTTAGGGATTGGGCACAAAATGATCTAGCTACGCAGCAGAGAACCAAAGAAGCAGTAGCATATCTAGATCTATTCTTTACTGAAAAGATCAGAGAGATGCATGAGCTTTATGAAGCTGCATATGATCAAGATCCACAAGACCTAAAGCTAATGAAGGAAATTCTTAAAGAAGAAGCCAATATTACCAAGATGCGTCTAGATGCACTACAGAAATCTGGTCTATTGGGAGCTAATGGTATTGGTGATCAGTTAGCTGAAATTGAGGAACAGAAGGCAGCAATCTTTGCAATGGTTAAAGAAGTTGCTATTAAATTCCCCGAAACTCAGCGTTTTATTGCCGAAAGAATTGCAGAATTGAGCGGACAGGTTGTTTCACATAGGGTAACAGAACCAGAAGTATGATATAGTCATACATTATGACAGATTTTTTTACACAACTATTAGATGAAATTAACGATGATGTGTTCGAGGAAACTCCTGTAGACCTTGATACATTCGTCCACTCTAAACATTATTTAAGACAGCCACGTCTCAGTGATATCCAAGCAGATATCGTTGAGCGTGGCTCTCAAATTTATCGAGAGAAAGAGCTTATTCAGCTTTTCGGTAAAGAGCGAGGATCACAAATATGGAAAGAGACCTGTAAAGACATTCACCTAGTTCTAGGTAAGGGGTCTGGCAAGGACCATATGTCTCAGATTATTTGTTGCTACATTGTTTATAAACTACTTTGCCTTAAAGATCCACAGGCCTATTTCGGTAAGCCTGAAGGTGACGCAATTGACATTGTAAACATGGCTCTTAACGCACAGCAGGCTAAGCGAGTTTTCTTCGACGGTCTAGTTAACAAGATTAAAAGATCACCTTGGTTCCAGGGTAAATACACTGCACGTATGCAGGATATTGAATTTGATAAGAACATCACAATCTATTCACTTCACTCAAGTTTCGAAGCAGCCGAGGGTCTAAATATCCTTGTTGCCGTACTTGACGAACTTGATGGTTTCGCCTTCGATGATGCAAACGATATCTACAAGGCTCTTTCAGGTACAGTGTCTTCTCGTTTCTCCGAAGTCGGTAAGGTTCTAGTTCTATCATTCCCCCGTTCTAAGAATGGTTGGGTTTTCAAAAAGTACGATGAAGCTTGCAAGAACAAGGACGTAATCAAGAAGTCTCACACGTTCAAGATTAATGCCGACTTGGAAGATGATGCACCAGGAAACGAATTTACCGTTCACTGGGAAGAAGAAGTAATCACTGAATACAAGATTGACAACTTCTTTGCCCTAAAGGCAGCTACCTTCAATGTAAACCCAATGAAGCACATTGAACAGTATAAGAAGGACTTCTACGACGACCTCGAAGATACATTGATGCGTGTGTGTGCTAACCCACCCGACACAGATTCAAATGCATTCTTCAAGAATCACGCTAAGCTAGAACAAGTTTTCAATCAGTCTAATGGCTGGGACAATGAAACGCAAGAGCTGAAGGTAATTGGTAAAGAAGACACCAACTACTACATTCACATCGACCTTTCAAAGATCCACGACCGTACTGTAGTTGCTCTAGGACACGTAGACAAGTGGGTTCAGGTTGATATGGGATCACTAGCTACAGATCCAAAACCATTCATTGAAGTAGACTTATTCAGAGTTTGGGAACCTACTAGAAACAATCCAGTAGACCACTCAGAAGTTATGGACTTCGTACTACTACTATGTAAGAAGTTCCGTGTAGAACTTGTGACCTTCGACCAGTGGGGATCTGCCAACATGATTGAATACCTAGTCAATGTAGGAATCAAGGCAGAAAAGAAATCCCTAGCCAGGCCGGAATATCAAGAGTTTGCACTAGCTGTAGGTGATCTAAGACTAAGAGCACCAGAAGATCCTAGACTTATGGATGAACTTGTAAATCTAGTTATTCTTCCAGATGGTAAAGTGGATCACCCTAACAAGAACCACAATGATATCTCGGAAGCTATTTGTGGAGTTATTCGCAACTGTGTTACATCTGAGTTCGAAGATTCTACGATGGAAGTTATTACGTACTCGGGCATCGTGCGCCAGGAGCAGGCACAGCGCGAAGCGGAACATGCTAGGATGAACAAGCCTCCGATGCCGAATGACATCCAACAGTGGCTAGACAGTTTGGAAGGAATTTAAAGATGCTTGTATTTTCCCGTGCTGCAGAAAGAATTGCCTTCCTCATTGAAAGAGATGGAGATAAATGTACTTTTCCAGGTTGCACGAGAAAATTTACAAACAAGGACTTTCGGACAACCGATCACATCATTCCTGTTTCTAAAGGTGGACTAGATGAACCAGAAAACTGGACTCTAATGCATCAGACTTGTAATGGTAAAAAGGGAGATAGGCAATGGATCGCTTATGGTGTTCTAGAGCCTATCCCCGATAAGGTTATTAAGCCTAAGAAAGAGAAGCACAAAGATCCTTGCACTCAATGCAATGAGGGTCGTTCCTTGGCAAAGCATGAAACATGTGAGGTTTGTGGATCGGAACCACAACCAAAAGCATACCCTAGATACGCACAGAAGTTACCTAAAGAGTGTTCACACTCAGGTGAGGATTTTTGCTGGGCGTGTCTGTTAGATTACATTCCGAGAAAAAGCGCACTTGAAACACTATTGACAGGACCATAAAGATGACCGAAGTACATGTATTAACTGAAGAAGACAAGATCCAAATCGTACTATCAACTCAGGATGCACAGATCCTAATGACTGTGCTGGCTAATTTCAATCGAGAGTATGCAGGACCACTTCTAAATCTGTACGAAGAATTAGAAGATGCAGGACTCGATATTTTCTCCAATCTATTCCTACAGGTATCCACAGTTGCACCAGAACTACGACTATTCTTACAAGCCCAAGAAGAAGAGGTAGAAGATGTTTAATACATTCTCAAAGTGTCTAGAGCTAGCTGTACTTGCTCACAAGGGACAGATTGATAAGATCGGAATCGACTACATCAATCATCCAATTGCAGTTGCTACTAAAGTAATGGAGCGTACTAACAAAGAAGAGGTCCATATTGCAGCAATCCTACACGATGTAGTGGAGGATACTGTTTTTAGTATGGAAGTTCTTCGTCAATTGGGAGTTCCAGAATACTCATTGGAAATCGTTAAGCTTCTCACTAAGACTAAGGGTGAACCAAACATTGATTATTATCGCCGGATCAGAGAGCACGAAGATGCCAAGCTAGTAAAGATCGCAGACATAGAACATAACACATCTAAGTGGAGAATCGACCTTCTAGATGACCCTGAGTTAAAGGAACGTCTACTAGGTAAGTATTCATATGCTATGAAGGCACTGAATTTCGAGGTAGACTAATGAATAAATACAGTCCTATTAATAAATATGAAGAGCTAACGCCAGACGCGCAATATCCTTATGCTCTGGTTTGTTGGCATTATGGTGATCAGATTACATATCGAAAGCGACCACAGGCTAAGGCTATGCTTGGAAGGCATATGTTTAAAGCATCATCTTGGGATAATACCGCTAAGACACCATTTGGAATCCGTAAGTTCAAGTTATTCAAACTTGAAGCCGACGGTCGTTTTCACTTGATCTTTGATGATCAATCGCCTCTTGGTTTTGCTTATCGTCATGGCGATATCTCAGAAGAAGAGCTGAAAAAAGAAATCAACTGGTAATTCCGCTCTGCACCGACGCTGGCCCGCACGGTTGGCGTCGGTGCGCTAGGATAGAGGAACACAACAACACAGAGGAAAATGAATGATCCCGAATAAATCTACAATTTATACAGAGGGAAGTCTGGGCGGTGAAATCATCAACATGGGAGTTGATGAAAGCAGTCTTTCTAACATCATGAGCCTACTTACTGATATGTATTCAGATAAGATTATGGCATGTATCAGAGAATATTCCACTAACGCAGTAGATTCAAATATTGCAGCGGGGAATCCAGATCCAGTAAAAATCACTACTCCGACAGCACTTCATCCTTACTTAGTAATTAGAGATGAAGGACTAGGATTAAGTTCGGATGATATCAAAAAGATTTACTCTAGGTATGGTGCAAGTACTAAGCGAGAGTCAAATGACTTTAACGGTACATTAGGAATTGGTTGCAAGGCAGCTCTTACCTATGCAGATCAGTTTACATTGACTGGAATTAAAGATGGTATTGAAACTCTAGTTGCCATTAGCCGAAGTGCAGATGGTGCAGGAACAATGGAAATTGTTGCAGTTTCGCCAACTTCTCTACCCAATGGGGTAACAGTCCAAATTCCTGTAACTAAGCGAGATGACCGAGACATTTTCTATGACAAGGCAATCGAATTTGCTCGGTTCACTCGTGGAAGTGTTCTAGTTAATGGAAAGCATGTAGAACTAGATGGAAAGTTTGTTCATGATCAGTTTTGGGTTCGTGAACCAATTAGTCGTTGGTCTTCAAGAACTCCTCAGATTGTTATGGGTGGAGTTGCCTACCCGATTGATGGAGAATACTTAGATGTTCCTGTCGGACGAGATAATTTAATCTATTTCGCCGAGATGGGAGAGGTTGACTTTCCACCCTCTCGTGAGAGTCTAATGTATACTACCAACACAATTGCTACTCTTAAGAGAATTGAGAAAGAGTATACAGAATATCTAAAGTCCAGTTTTGAAGATGAAATTTCAAAGAGTTTAGATATTCATGATGCTTGGTCAAAAGCAAAAAGTATTAATTACAAGTATAGTGCAAATTTTGAATTTCAATACAATGGATTAGAACTTCCAGAACATGTTGACGTTTTGGTTGGAACTTGGTCTACCAATTCATCATTATCCTCTTCAGCTAATTGGAGTTGGGTAGGTACTATTAATCATAAATTGATTATCAATGGCTGGACCAATAAAGTATTTAGCAAGGTTCAATCTAGAAAGATCGTTAAGTATTTAGAAGAGCATCATCCAGATCTTAAAGATGAAACTACAGCATATTTTATGCCGGAACTTCCAGAAGATCCAACCAAGAAGGCTCTTTTTGCTAAATGCACAGTTATTCACTGGGAAGACATCAAAACCGTAGCAGTGGCGGCAGCTCAGAAGACAGTTAAGCCTGAGCGTATGTGGATGAGAACAGATGATCGAGAAAAAGCACCAGACAAAACAAAGCAACTATACTATGGTCAGCGATCAGATTGGTCACATCGAGTAAGTGATCTATTTAATTCAGATGAAATTGAATCATACTATGTATCAAAGTCTCAGCAGCCAACATTCCTCAAGAAATACCCTGATGCTAAACCTCTTCATTCTTTAGGGAAGAATCTTGTGATAGAGTGGCTTCAGGGATTAACGGCAGATGATCATAAAGCATTCAGTCTGCACGCTCATTTCTATGAGGCTTGGACATTGAATGTTGATGATATCTTAGATCCAGATCTAAAGCTTATGGTTCAAGCATCGAGTCAGTATCATACTAATAAGAAAACATCTCTGTTCGATACTAGACAGCAGATGCTACGTCTGAATTACTATGTCCCAGATGCAGAACTAAACGCTCTCGGATTAGTATTTCCTGATCTTGGATCAGGCGGGTCAGATGTATTAGATAAATATCCTCTGCTAAAATATACAGATCTAAGAGAATATCAATTTGATCTAGTAACGAAACCAGTAGTTAAGAAACAAATGACAGATTATGTAAATAATGTTTGGAAGGAACTAAACGCCAATGGCACAGTTTAATTACGTATCTAAAGAAGGTACAGAAGTAGTAACCGCTCTAATCAATGGTAAGCTTCTCACAATTACCAATGATCATCCTAACTTCGAATCAGCTCTTAATCGTCTACGTAAAGTAGAAGACGGAGATGTAGAAGAATTTGACGAAATCGAAATGCTATTTGATCCGGTAAAGAAGATCGAAAAGGTATTCGCTAAGATTTCAACACGAGTTTCAATTGAAGATGGACAGGTTCTTTATGAGGGTGATCCGATTCACTCAACTCTTGCAGATGAGATTCTTCGATTCCATAATGATGGTGATGACGGTTACGAACCTCTAGCTAAGTTCCTAGAGAAGGTTTACCAGAATCCGAATCCGCACAGTCGAGAAATGCTATTCGATTGGATTTCAGAGGCAGACCTTACTATTAATCGTGATGGTGACATTGTTGGTTACCGTGGACTAAATAGCGACTTCACCAGCAAGCATTCAGGTGGAGCAATTGTTAACGGTGAAAAGGTTAATGGTCACATTCCTAATAATCCTGGCAATGTTATTGAAATGGCACGTGGAGAAGTAACTTTCGATCCTCAGTCGGAATGTGCATATGGTCTACATATCGGTACGTACGATTACGCTAGCTGGTGGGGTCAGATTATTGTCGAGTGTGTTATTGATCCTACAGACGTAGTTTCAGTGCCGGAATACGATCATCGAAAGATGCGTGTATGCCGTTACCGTGTAGTCGATGTTGTAGATTCAAAGTACACGGATTCTTACCTAGATACAGGGTTTGATCCAGATGAGGACTTTGATGAAATTGCAGATGACGATGACTACTGGGATAACCATGACGCGCCGGAAGAGGCTGTAGAAGATACAGATAAGCCTGAGCCAGGTCTAGAATGGTTACAGCAAATTCTACAGAAGATTAATGTTCCGAAGCAGAATTACATCACAAATAACTTTGTAGCACCTGCAGTGACAAACAATGTAGTAGATACTACAAAGAATCATCTAAAGCAGCAGCGTGATGCAAATGGACGTTTCATTAAGAAGGGAAACTAATATGTTAGTATATCTAACTGGTAGAGCAGAATTTATTGAAGTAGATGCTGATTCTCATGTAATAAATGCAGATAAAGTATTAGTATTGTATAAGGGCGATGAAAGAGTCGCTTCATTTTCAAATTGGGACGGTGTAGTAAAGGTATGAATCTAACACGAGTAAGTACAGCAGATCTAATTAAGGAACTCAATGCACGAACGGTCGGTGGAAAGAAGTACGATCCCCGACCCATTGATTCACGACTCAATCATCTAAGTATGAAGCGTGATAAGTTAGGCCGTTTCATTAAGGCTTGACAAAGTTAGTCTGATCTGTTAAGATCAACAATATTGATTAGGTCGTAGTCCCAGCCTAAGTATTTAGAAATGCTTTTCAGCCGAGGGTAGGTGCTGATAAGGAATTGCAACTTTCTAAATGGCCTAATCAATACGCCGGGTTAGCTCAGTTGGTAGAGCGTCATACTTGTAATGTGAATGTCAGGAGTTCGATTCTCCTACCCGGCTCCATTTCCTTATAGTGTAATTTGGCAAGCACGACAAGCTCTGGTCTTGTTAGTTTGGGTTCGAGTCCTGATAAGGAAGCGGTGCGTAGATTTCAATAGGGACGAAGGTTGTGAAAACAATCGGAGCGCCAACCGACACAGATCATCCTTAACGATCTATCCAGTCTGTGTCACATACCTTCTGTAGCATAAAGGTAATGCCCTAGGTTGTGGGCCTAGTTAAGACGGATCAGTACCGTCCAGAGGGACAATAAAAAGGAGTAATAATGGATGACACATTTGATTTCCCAGAAGCATTGATGAAATACCAACCTGAAAAAATGAAAGGTTGGATTGTTACAAAGGAACTAATCGACGGAATCGTTAAAGAAGTTTGGACCGCAGAAGAAGGTTCAGAAGCCGACGATTGGCTACGAGATATTTTAAGCAGAGACCGATCACAAGCCAAGCCATATGTACGTAAGACTAAAAGGAAAACAGATGACTCAGTATGATGCAACCAGTACAGCAAAGGTAGGCGTTCCTAATCCAAAGCGAGCAACACATGCTACTTACAAGATAGGACGACAGCCAAAATTAAAATATCAAACACGCGGAGAAGCTAAAAACGCTTTACGATGGTGTCTTTCAGAGGGTGCAACCACTAGAAGTGGCAATAAGAGCATGTCTAGAATGACCGTCTACAAGTTTACAAATGATGAATATGTCCCTATTTTTGATTCATTGTCAGAGCTAGCAAAGGCATACATTGATGCCAAGATCACAGAAGATGAATTATTTAATCTAATAGATTGGTAACTAATGGTAAATCTAAATGCAATTGGGATTAGGTTAGTTATGATGGAAAATTCCATTCAAAAGGCATGGCTTGATGGTGACATTTCAGAAGAGCTAATGGATAAATTATTGGGATGCTTGCAAGAATGTATTAATATTGGGCATGGTTTAAATGCCGATGGGAGCTTTAATGTCATTAATGAACAAGGTACGAATTAGTACGGAATTAGCCGGGTTTGATTGGCTTATTGTAGTATCTGCATTAGATGCATATATGATTGAACATGAAGGTCAAATGGATTTTCTAGATCTAATAGAGTTTGTAGAGCATATTGAAAGTAGAATTCAAGAATGAGTTGGAAAGATAGCTTTTATGAAGAGGTTAAAAAGTACTTAGCTTCAAAGCATGATCTGCATCATGTAGAGCGTATCACAAGTGTAAAAGAAGAAGAAACTTCTGGTCCTATGTGTGGAGAGGGAACTTGTTGGGATTCGTGGAAGGTTGTAGAGATTGATTATGTCGATTCATATGGTTACAACCAATATGTAGAAGTTAGAATGGACCTTGTAGAATTTATGGAGCAGCTATGAGAGAAAATAAGATCTATATTCTAGCAAAGTACGGAGATAAACTGACTTGCCCCGGTTGCAAAGAAACATTGATATTTGATCAAATGGACGGTTGGAGAAACGATAACGGACTCACTTGCGTCCAAAGGACAACGCATTCAGATCACATCATTACGGAGCTGCAGTGAGTATACTAGTAAGTATCTTGATCGGACTAGCAATACCTGTCGCATTTCTGTTTGTCGTCCAGCGTCTTGTAGGTGACCCGAACATGATCAAAGACGCATGGAAGTGCCGACGTCGCCTATTTAATCACAAGTCTTCGGAGAGGTCACTATGAGCTATTTAGCAAACTACGCCGGATCAGATAGGCATTATCATACCTTTGAACACATTGGTAAAATGATATCCGATCTTAACAAGTATTTCCCTGAGTATAAAGACGATCAAGTACTCAAAGATGCAATCATGTATCACGACTGTATCTATAGAGCAGATGCACCATCAGGGTCAAACGAGATGAATAGCTTCAATGCAGCAGCAGAAGAACTAAAGATCAGTCCCTACAGTGGCAAGTATGCAGAACTCAAGGGTCTTATTATGGCAACTCATAAACATGAGAATCCTGTGACTATGAAGCAGGCGATTATCATTGATTTAGATTTAGCTGGTCTAGCATCAGACAATTATATGCAAAACTCAATCAATGTACGCAAGGAATATCACATCTTCTCAGATCTACAGTGGTTGCGTGGGCGCAAGGCATTTTTGGACAGTTTCATGGGCCGCAAAATCTACCAGACCGAAACGGGCCAACAATGGGAGAATCGTGCTAAGCTGAACTTGGCCGACGAGCTGGTTCACGTCGAGCGGAAATTGTTCCAACTCAGGGCTTGACAGGCTGGTACCCATCCTGTTAGGATGGGTACCAGAGCAAGCAACCACAACCGAAAGGCAATCTGATGTCTCGCAAGATGGACAGTTTCAAAGCTGAAATTGCAGAGTACGCAGTTATCAGTGCAGAAGCTACTGATCTTCGACGTAAGCTGTCAGCAATTGAAAAGCGTCAAAAGGAAATCAAGTCTCTTGTTATTCCTAAGATGAAAGGTTCTACTGTTGGTAGTATTGACAATGAAGATCTTTTCGAGATTGTAGACGTCGGAAAGAGTTCGGTTACGATTGACAGAGTGATGCTCTACGCACCACAGCTTGCAGATAAGCTGATCGTCAAGAATCCCAGCCTGACCATTAAGTTCCTAACAAAGGTAGTAAAGTGAAGCAGATCCAGCTCAGCAAAGATGACATTGATGATCTTGAAGGTTGGTTTGAAGATGAAGCCTTTAATGATCCCCGTCTAGGAAAGCTACTCAGCAATCGAAAGGTTCGTAGTGAATACGATGATTAATTGGCTAGGCCAAGAGATTAAAGTCGGAGATATCGTTTATCGCGGGGCTAGAGATGGTGACAGTTCTAGTTTTAAACTTGGGACTGTAATCAAAGTTAATCCAGAGAAAGAAACTGCACGTGTAGAGTGGAATGTAGAACAGCAAAAGCGGATTCGAGATGATCGCAAATCATATGATACTTATGCGGTAATGTTTAAGTATGAATCAGTTGGGACTTGTTCAATCCATACACTTTTTCTATGTCCAGGTAATTTCATAGATGATCTACCTATTCGAGAAGGTTGGCGTTAAGTGTCTATTTATACTGATATGATTGAAATCCTTAGAGAACGTGGATTGGCTATCGGGACTCCTATTGATGAAGAAGGAAAGTGCTGTTTGCTTGGTGCTAAGGCTTTGGCTCAAGGCACAAGTGAAGTTGAAATCAATGATACCATCAATGTCTTTAATGGAGATGGAATTGAAGAGCTGGTAGCTATTTGCTCGGATCGCCGGAATCACAATAAAGCCTTTAATCACAACAAACAATCTTATACTTATGTATGGGCTTATAGTGATGAATTTATCCAAGGAAATACAGATGCTGCAATTGCACTTCTAGAAGAAGCTGAATCTCTCCGACAAAACAAAACTGTAGTATAATTTAGACCTTGGAAGTGATTCACTACTCCGATTCACTTCCTTCGCCTCCGTAGCTCAGCGGACAGAGCAAATCACTTCTAATGATTAGGTCGCAGGTTCGATCCCTGCCGGGGGCACATGAAAACAACAAATAAAGTATACTCAAGTTCATTCGACGCACTAGGTCGATCACCACTAGAAACAGAACAACTAAAACTACGAGCAGCATTACTCCGAGAAATCAGAGATCACTTCTTAAACGAAGGATTGAATGAGCGAGAATTGGCGGCACTGTTGGATATCTCAATGAAACAAGCCAGTGATTTGTACTACGCCAAATTCTCATCATTCACACTCGATGATCTACTAATGTTCATGTACCGTGGAAAACTATACTTCGATGAAATCAAGTTCTTCAACGGTTTAGGATACTAGAAAGTATTTCTTATGAAAATGTTAGGTAAGATCAAAAATCCTAAAGTATGCGAGTATGGCTATAGATGCTGCAGAGAATATAGTAAAGACAGGGTACCAAATGGCCGGATGAGAGAGAAACGTGCATTCAACTCTGAGATTCAAGATGAACTAGTCGAAGCAGGATACCAACTACAATCACTAGACGATTATAGAAAAGACTACTATTCTTCTTGGTTTACTTTAGAAGATCTTGACGATTCTAATTTCATTATAGAAGAAATTCAAGAGATGAAATTAACATTTAATAATGTAAATTATTATCCAGCCGCTTGACAAATCAGAAAAGGTGTGGCAGAATGATTGAAACATGGCGCAGGGATGACGGTTGGGAAGTGGAACTAGAATTAGCGGAAGATGGTAGTTTAATTTCTACAAATCATATTCCAATGGTTAATGCTCCAAGACCTGATCCTCTTACATATCAATATATGTTTTTTGCACTTTTAGCTCATGGTTATGTGAAAATTTAATAGCAGGTTGGAGTTATCCGTAACGTCCAACTATTCGGTGCATTAGCTCAGCTGGTAGAGCAACGTCCTCTTAAGTCGTGGGTCATTGGTTCAAGTCCAATATGCATCACGTGGCGGGTTTTGATGGTTTCCTGGAGAACAAAATATCATCAATGCGAGTGTAGTGTTTAACATGGTCTAGCACGTCAGTCTTCCAAACTGAAAGTGTGGGTTCGAATCCCGTCATTCGCTCTGTCTACTAGGACTCATAATCCTAGTGAGATATAGGTTAGTCGCTAGTTTTTAATTGATTTGCCGATTGATTAAAGATAACAGACTCATAAGGGACGGCAATCCCTTTAGTCATGTAACATGTAGGGCAGGGTTCGACTCCTTGTAAAGGTGGGATACTAGACTCATGAGGTCACCTTAGTGTAATGGGCACACTGTTGCAATTAAGCTGAATTAGCTCAGTAGGTTAGAGCGCTTCACTGATAATGAAGAGGTCCGTAGTTCAAGTCTACGATTCAGCACCGGCGTCATTATAGAAATATAACAGCACGCCGATCAAAGGTCTCTTAGCTCAGTTGGTAGAGCGTTCGGTTGAAGCCCGTTGCGCGTAGGTTCGATTCCTACAGAGACCACTATGAAAGAACAAATATTAGAGTTAAGATCTAAGGGTTATTCCTATAAAAAGATAGTAGAAGAGTTAGGCTGTTCTATAGGTACGGTTTCTTATCATTGCGGGGAAGGACAAAAAGAAAAGAAAACAATTAGGTCTAAGTTACATAAAGTGGCTAATCCATTAGTATATAAGATTTATAAATTTAAATTAAATAGACCACAAGCAAAAGCTAAAGTTGGAAGAGTAGGAATCAGAGCTAAAGTTAGAGACTTCCAAAGGAATAGAAGTGAAAACGGATCGTATTCTAGTGGTCGAGATTTTAATTTTACAACAGAAGATCTTTTAAAGTGTTTAGGAGATGAGCCCTCTTGCTATCTTACTGGAAAAGCGATTGACTTATCAAAACCAGAGACTTATAGTCTAGATCATGTAATTCCAGCTAGTAAAGGCGGAGAAAACATATTAGATAATCTAGGGTTAGCCTCCAGAAAAGCAAATATGGCAAAGAGTGATTCCTCTTTAGAAGAATTCATAGAGATGTGCTATGATGTACTGATTCACTGGGAAATCATTGAAAAGATTGATAATTAAATATTTGGTGGGTCTTACATTTGGCGTGTTAAGCTGTCTTGAAAACAGTCAAGGGTGAAACCGATGAGAGTTCGAATCTCTTGCCCACCGCTTTGAATGTAAGGATTTACCACTCGGGACTTATTGCTTGGGTTATCGAGCTATGGACTTCCGCAATTCTCCAATAAATAACAGCAATTGAGGAGAGCATTCAATTAATCCCGCATAGCTCAATTGGCAGAGCACGGAGCTGTTAACTCCGGGGTTCTTGGTTCGAGTCCAAGTGTGGGAGCTTTATACAACAACTATTCGAAAGGCATTATCAATGAGTCGTCGGTACGTAAGATATGAAGTTGATGCAAATTTTAATTTAATTTCAGCTACAGCCACTTCATTTTCAACTTTTGATGCGGATCTTATCGATCCGAAAGCGCATTACGTATACATCATTCCCTGGTCAGATTCTATTTCAGGCGCTAATCATCTAATATGGTCTGCAAAAGAAGGATACACTGATATAAAGAATGATCCAAAATTCAGAAAATATGAATTGATTAAAGAAGAGCTAATCGAACAATACGGTTCAATCGAAAACTAACAAAGGAAATAAAATGCTAGTAGATCTTAAGAGAAACTTCATTACTACTAATGATTCTCGCTCACCCGCAACTGATCAGGAAAAGGTCGCATTTATTCTAGAGGCAGCTAATCTAGGATACGCAGTTCCTTTCGAAGCAATTGCCAAGGTTTCAAATGCCAATCTTTTGAATGTTCTTAACAACATGAAGACATTTAAGGGTGTCGGTAAGGATTGGACTCCTTTTTACCCTAACTTCCCTCGCCAGGTACAGTTGGCATCGGGTTGGGAACTCTTCTTGAATGCTTTTATTCATTACGGCAGTATGGCATTTGGTCGTGATATTCGTCCAGATTACCCAGTGGAGATTCGCCGGAAGCTAGAAGTAGTTTCAGAAGATCTAACTCTACTTACACTAGTAGAAGAAGAAGAACTACTTACCTCTGAGATTGAAACCCTTCAGAATAAGGTCTCTCTTTCGGCAGAAGACTTTGTTAGCATCACGAATGCAATTGTTCAGTATGGAATCAACAAGTCTGTCAAGTTGATTGATGGTTTCAAGTTTGATAACAAGGAAAACTGGATTCAGTCTCTCAAGATTCTAATTGATCTTGAAGTTCCTGTTTATAAGGTAGAAGCTATTGCTTACAAGGAAGCTAAGACTGCAACAGATCTTTTGCGTGCAATTTTCATGCTGTACTCAGATGAGAATGTTCACATTGATCTAACTGCTAAGAATAAGAAGGTTTACCTCAAGTCTATTCCGCGTGCTTCTCGTCAACTGATTATCGAGAATATTGATTCATCAGATTACAATATGGATGACTTCTTTATTCATCGTAAGCTCTGGAAGATTGTGGATCGTAAGATTCATCCAGGAGATTATTCTAACTTCACGAATGCTCTAAATGCATTTGATATTGTTCGTGGTACTGTCAAGTACAAGACGTTCAATTCACGTGTAGAGTCTGCCATTGCTTCAGGTAATGCAGCAGATATCGCAAGCCTTCTGAAGACTCGTCCTGGTGTCTTTGCCCGTCGTCTAGATCATGCTCTACGATCAGTAGATGCAGATGGACAGAAGACAATTGCAGAGGCTTTTGGTTCTGTGGCAACTAAGATCAGCACTCCTGTTCTTATTTCACTCTACAATGGCATTATCAATCGTGACAATACAGCTTCAGTAATTCGCACTAAGTCGGGGCAGACTGCTAATGTTACCAATGTTAAGGCATCTATTCATGATGTAATTGTATTTGCCATTGGTGAGATTATTCTCGCAGCTCTTAGTGCAAGTTATGCAGATCGTGATCCTATGGGTAAGGTCTATGTTTCGCCGGATCTTAAGAACTTTTCTGCACCACTACAGCAGCGTACTGTTTCTTCAGGTCGTGTATTGCCACGTGGATCACGAGTTCCGATGGAAATAGAAGGCACTCTACGATTCTTTATTCATTGGTACAATATGGATGAAGCATATGGTCGGGTTGATCTTGATATGGACGCAATCTTTCTAGATGATAATCTAGTGGTTCAGGATTTCGTTTCATATCATCGTCTACGCAATACATATTCAACTCACTCAGGTGATATCACCAATGCCCCACTTCCAAGCGGAGCTGCAGAGTTTGTTGATGTTGACGTAGCTAAGGCAAAGCGTCAAGGGGTTCGATACGTATTGATGAATATCAATAGCTTCACTGGTCAGAAGTTTGATCAGGTAGAGAACTTTGCTGGTTACATGGTTCGCAATGGTGATCCGCAGGATGGAGAAATCTTCGATCCTAAGACTGTAAAGAGTGCATTTAGTATTTCATCTCCTACGGGAAATGCAATGCCAGGTGTATTCGATCTAGAGGCTGGTCTATTTGTTTGGCTGGACACTTCATTGGGCAATGCGGGCGTAGGCTTCAACGCTCGCCAGGGTTCGACCGAGCTAGCCGAAACGCTTCGACTCGAGCTTGACAAGCAGTCGCTCACGGTGTACGATGTAATTACAGCCAACGCAAAGGCACGCGGAATCCTAGTAGAGAAAGATGATGCAGATGTTATCTACGATCTTGAAACATTAGATATCTACGATTCAAACGGATTCATTAACAAGTTTCTTTAAGTAGTAATAGGGATTAAGAATAGTTTACTTCTACTATTAATTGGATAATAAAAAAACTAACTATCCGCTCACCCTATATCACTTAACAAAGAGGCTCAAGTATAGGTTACTTCCTTTTTATATGACAAAAAACAAATTACCTATGCGCTCACCTCTTCTAAATTTCATCAGGATTAAGATTAACTTACTTCGCCTCTTAAGCGGGTGGGTACGGGTTCGAATCCCGTTGCTAGTGATATCACTGGTATAGCTCAATTGGCAGAGCAACCTTTTTCAGTTAATCGCTCGCCTGGCAAACTTCAGAAGGCTTAAATATGACTTACTTCTATGAATCGGTCAAATATTAGTCATATGCTCACCTTCTCTTAGCCAACAAGGATATCATTTAATGATAGACAAATATTACGTAATTGTAACAAACAAATACACCGCCCACCACCTAGACATCTTCGAAGAATTTTGGGGTGGGTCTTTTTGGTTTAAAGCCAATGCCCAAAGAGCAGCATTTTTCGTAAGCAATAGTCCTGAAGTCATTCGTGAACAATGGACTGTGATGGTAGAACTCAGACCTAAGAACACTCCACGCAAAACTTTTCCACACCGATAGGAAACCAATGATTTCGACAGTTAAGTATTGGTCTGTTGAAGACGAAGAGCCGGTAGTAAAAGACATCTATAAAGTGTCACCGATAAACGAATACGAATATTACATCGAATATACCGACCTAGGAAAACACTGGGTAAGTCTTCTACTTAAAATGCACCAACACTACATTAACTCTGAGATTGATCAATTCGTTGCCACTTCACAGGCAGTTGAATACGGCAAAAAAGCAGTCATAAAAATTCTACTTGAAAACTATTGGCCGATTGAAAGAATAGTTGAAGAATATAGAGAACCGGGCTTATATGATTACCAGTTTAAAAACTGGTATGATCTGGCCTGTCCACTACCAGATGATGATCAAGATTGGCTCGGACTCCACCGACGCCAAGATAGATTTATTAAGATCGGACAATGATGCACGTCTATTATGCAGAGTGGAATTCAACAGTAAACGAATGGTTCGGATATACCCCGAACATGCCAAGTGTTAAATGTTTTCATGTTAGTGCTGCAACTGCACTCCAAAATATTAAAACGGTACATGAATGGTACTTAGGAGAACCAGATGTCAACGAACTACTATCTATATAAGAAGTGCTCTGACGCTTGCCTACATTGCACTGGTGAAATAGAACTTCACATTTGCAAGAACCTAACAATGTTTAGAGCCTACGAAATAGAAGATACTTCGATCAAGAGCTGGCAAGACTGGATTGCTTACCTAGCAACTCAAGTTTATTTGAATGACGGTCTCATTAAAGATGAGTACGGCAGGATACATTCTCTTGATTATTTCATTCACAGTGTAAATGAAACCACATTAGAAAGCAGACGAAAGTATTATGACTACAGTGTTGAGCATTTTGGGCCTGATGACTCTTTTTGGCTTGATCCTCAAGGTTTTGATTTCACCGCGAAAGAGTTTAGCTAGTCTGAAGAAGTGTTTTGGTTTTCGAAATCAAAGCGGTTTGTCTGGCTATACCACTCTAAGAATCTTCAAAATCAGCTTCTATTTCCACCCTCGCTACTCTTGGGTAGAGCAATGGTCTTGGGAGCGAGGCCGGTGTGAAGAGAGACGTCTACGTTTCCCACTAGGTAAGAAATACTCTCTAGAGATTTACGGCGAAGGAAAGACTTACTTAGAACTAGTTAATGGTCCAGAGTATCTCAAGGATCTTGACTGGATTCTAGATGAGTTTGATTCTAGCTTTAATGATCTAGCGACTGCAAGTCTTCGATACCACTTGGATCATTCAATTTGTGATCAATCACGTAATCGTGAGAAGTATGAAGATATTATCGAGCGTCTAGCAGAAAAATCGCCGGAAGTGTGTGGTACCCCTGAGCAAAGAGCTATTTATGACGAACACTACAGTAATGAAACTGTAGAAGAAATGTTCGAAAATCTCAATAAGCCTACCCCACCAGCAATCAAAGAAATCTATGCAGACTTTGATAAGCGTGAAAAAGAATATCATGAACGCCAACTGCAGGCTAGGATTGACTTTGTGAAGGTCATGCCGGGACTTTGGAGCTAATATGATTAATCTGTACTTTGATCTAAAAGATTCCATTCTGCCAGTGAAGGTATCGTTTGAACATACAGATGGGCTTAGCCTAGAAATTGGCTTAACAGCAGAAATGATTCATGATGCACATCAATGGTTAGAGGAGCAAGGATTATGAGCTGGGAATCAGTCTGGGTTGGTAGTATTCCTGAAGAGTCAATTGATAGACGAGTTGATGTTCTAAAATGGGCATTTGGATATCTTGACGGAGACCCTAATTCCATTGACGAATATCAATGGCGATATATGGCCGAGCAAACAATTCTGGATAATCCAACTATGATGATTGCAGCTCATGATTTTCCAGCTCCCTTAGAGTGGGAATATTCAGTTTATGGCGATCGTTTATATGAAGATCGTGAGCCAATGAAAGATATTATGCTTTCAACTTGGGATTGGAACTTGAAAGCAGTTCAAAAAATGGCAGAGTATTGGAACGAAAACGAACACACTGAAAATGCCAAAGTATATTGCAGGCTAGCGTCTGACAAAGTAGAGTTTAAGGATGAAAACAATGCCTAATGGTGATCTAACTCGACAGAACAAGTCACTACGAACTAAGGTTCTAAATCAGCGAAAAGAAATTAAGACTCTAGTTAAGCGTCTAGAAAATGTAGAAACGCTTAACTCAACTGCATATCTTCAGGGGTATGCAAAGGCTCTAGAGCTGATGAATGGTTCTTGCAGTGACTAGGTACATTGTAGAGAGTAATGGCCTGTATGGAGATGATTTAGTAGAGTTAATAGAACTTGGCCTAGCATCAAAGATGAATATATCCAGAGAAACTGTTCAGGGTTTAATGTGGTCATGTTGCTATATTTCAGCAGGCGAATTCGAAGGTATTACTATTAAATACTACGAAAAAGATAAAGTCTATGTAGCCGACGATGGTTGTATGCTTTACTATGGTTCTGGACTAACAGAGCAGGACGCTTTGCAAGATTTTATAAATGAACGCCGCCAGAGAACTAAGGATGATAATGTTTCCAGTTGAACTACCAGGTGCTCAGGCTAATACAAAGCTTTGGTTACCGCCAGAAGCTATTGAACATGAAGCTTATGAGCAGCTTCTCAATGTATCTCGTCTGCCTTGGATTGACCGTCTAGCAGTGATGCCAGATTGCCATTTCGGTAAGGGTGCAACGGTTGGCAGTGTCCTAGGAATGAAGAATGCCATTTCACCTAGTGCTGTTGGTGTTGACCTTGGTTGTGGTATGTCTGCAGTCAAGACCAGTCTTAATGCAAAGGATCTTCCAGAAGACCTAACTGCACTACGCACAAAAATTGAAGAGCAGATTCCCGTTGGACGTAATTCACACAAGTCTGAAGTTAAGTACCAGCGTCTAGAAGTAAACCAGCAGGACGTTACAAAGCTTTGGAATGATGCTAAGTCACTCAATGCAGATGTAAAGAATCGTCTAGATTATGCAGCTAATCAGGTTGGTACTCTAGGTGGAGGCAACCACTTTATCGAGATTTGTCTAGATGAGCAAGAAGATGTTTGGGTTATGCTTCATTCAGGTTCTCGAAACATCGGTAAGGTAATTGCAGAATCTCACATTGCAGTTGCTAAGGCACAGGAACACAACTTTGATCTTCCAGATCGTGATCTAGCTGTATTGCTAGAGAACACTGATGAGTTCAATAGTTATGTTTATGATGTTTATTGGGCGCAGCGCTATGCACGTATCAATCGTGAGGTTATGTTAGGAATCTTCAAAAAGATTCTTCGACACGAGTTCCCAGAAATTAAGTTCGAGGATAATATCAGTTGTCACCACAACTACATCGACACTGAACACATCGACGGTGTAGACTTGATAGTGACCCGCAAGGGAGCAATTCGAGCGGGAGAAGGGCAGCTAGGGCTTATTCCTGGTTCTATGGGAACGGGTAGCTACGTTGTTCGTGGTCTCGGTAATGCCGATTCTATGTTCTCAGCTTCTCACGGAGCAGGACGTAAGATGTCTCGTTCTAAGGCTAAGAAGACATTTACGGTAGATGATCTAGCAGAGCAGACGCTAGGTGTAAATTGCCGGAAGGATCAGGGAGTTGTAGATGAAATTCCTGGTGCCTATAAAGATATCAATGAAGTAATTAAGCGTCAGGAATCACTAGTAGAACCCCTACATTTCCTGAGACAAATTCTATGTGTAAAGGGGTAGCCGTAGCAGCAATAGCGATGCTAGTTCTATTCTCGCTATTCTCTGCATATCAACAGGATGAACGTCGCATTTCTAATTGTAAATCAGTTGGAGGCTATCCGTCATCCGGTCAATGCTTGATCGTAAAAGATAATAAGATAGTTGAAATAGAGTATAAGGAATACAATGGCTAAAGGTACATTAAAGGTAGAAGAAGTAGAAAAAGTTGTAAAGGTAGATGAGAAGTCTGTAGTTCTAGAGTTTTCTCTAGAAGAAGCTCAGGCTTTGTACGATGTATTTTGTCGAATTGGTGGACATCCACGTGCTTCACGTCGAGGTCATATTAAGTCAATTCAAGAAGCACTAAAGTCTGTTGTTCATTTAGAACTTGGACATCCTAGGGTCGGAGTTATGTATAATGAGGCAGACATTGCAGGACATCTTAGTTTCCGAGATACCATTCAAATTGATGAGGATTCAGACTGGTGAATAAAATTAGGACCGCTCTAGTAGCAACAGTAGCAGCAACCGCATTGATTCTTACAGGTTGTTCGACTAATAACAATTCGACTCAGACAATTTGTGTAGATCGAAAGACACAGGTTCGCTACAGTGATGATCGTTGCAATCGTAATGATCCTAATATGATGTGGTGGTATCTTCCATCTAACAAGTCTAAGCCAAAGGTTACTCAGAAGGTTACTGAAGGATCTTCTCAGAAGCCTACGAGTGCTCCAAAGCCTAAGACAGATGCGCCCAAGGTTGATACTAAGAAGTCTAGTCCTGCACCTAAGTCCAACAGTGGATCATCTAGTAAGTCTAGTGGTGGAGGTTATCGAGCACCCGCACCAGCACCAAGGGCCGGTAAGTAGATGATTGATGGACAAGTCCTATATGGACAGAAACAAATCACTTCTACTCTGAGTCTATATGGAAAAGGTGTATTCAACGCCAAGAAGGAATCAATCAGTGTTCAGACTGTAATTGGCAATGATCAAACGGACACTGCAGTTCCATTCAGGTTTGAATTTGAATTCGAGGTAGATGATCTAGAAGAAAACTATACTTTCCTAGGTGATGATCTTATGGATTATGCTATGGACCAGTTTCTCAATGATCTATTTTCAGAGTTCTTAACCAATCCTATCGGACAAGATAATCCATCTAAGGAATTCATGGATGATGTTCTAGAACACTTCCGGTTTCAGAATTCTTTAGAAGATTGGATTAATAATTTCGAAGGTTGATCTGTGATAGAATGATAGACGCTGCAACACCTGTGGTTGCAGTTATCTGCGTGTAGCTCAGCTTGGTCAGAGTGTTCCGTTTGGGGCGGAAAAGCCGGAGGTTCGAATCCTCTCACGCAGACCATTTAATCTAACTAAGGATGCAATATGCATACACTTCTTGAAAAGAACATCGTAGTGTCCCGCGTGGATGGAAATCCATTTAGTGAAGAAGACATCAAAGCCCTTGTGCGAAATGGAATAATAAATTATCCAGCGGGATTATATTTATCAAACGGACAACAGTTTTTTGAAGTGCGTGATCGCATAAAAAGACAGTTCAATCAAAAAGAGGGTCTGTCTAAGCGAAGATTTTGGAAAGATTATTTCATTGAAGTCAGAGGATTTCTTAATCCTGTTCAACCTAGGCAACCACAAGACCTTGGTGATGATTGGACCACAGTAAAGGATAAAACTAAACCCTTCGAAAAATAGGAGTCAAGATGAATGCATTTTGGATTGACCTAAACAACGAAGATTCAGAATTTAAAACGCTATTCATGAAAAGAATTTATAATCTACAACTATTCGATGAAATTTCCAATTGGTTCAACTATGAAGGAATGTAATGGGTATTTTTGTTCTAGCAGTATATATTATTGGTTGGCTAATTACCTCCATCATTATCTTTTCAACATACGATACAGACATCGTTGACAAAATCGAAGACTTTGATGATTTTATGCTGGAATCGCTGCGATTACTTGCATCTGTAGTATATGCATTGCTTTGGCCTGTTATTATTCCCGTTGGGATTTTGTACCTATTCTTTGGAATTCTGTATAGAATTTTTCTTGGTATTCGCTGGTTTATTGACTATGTACACAATAAGGACTTAAAATGAAAGTATCAAAATTAATCGAAATGCTATCAGAGTGCGATTCAGATGAAGAAGTCCGTCTCAATATTTCAGACGGCTACACCCGACAACCCTATGATATCGGAGAATGTTGGTTTGATGATTATGATTTGTGTGGTCTAGTTGAAGACGAAGACCCCGACAAAGACTACGATGGTCTAAAAAAAGTTGTAGTCATATGGTAGGAGAATAATGGCAAAGTCATTTCTAACATATCTTCTCACTATTGTAGTGGTAGCAGCACTGATAGCTACTTTTATGGTTTCAATGTGGGTTGATTACGACCGTACTTGTTATAAACAAGGCGGGGAGATTAAAGATCATGTATGCACAGTAGAAATCAAATAAGGGAATAAAAATGATTGTTAATAACTGGAAGTATCATTCCGACATCTGCGATTACATTGCAATCTTCGATGGAACTAATTGGAGAGAGCTTCGACTAGACAAGCAGACGGGCAAAATGCAGTTTGCCAAAGATCCAATTAGTGTAGAGAAAGTTCGTACAGAATTTGAGGCTATGCTGTGATTGAACTATATACAAAGGTTGGCAATAGGGTCTTCCTTATTGATGAAGATCCTTTCATGAAGTTCCCAGGTGGAGAACTACACATGAAGGCAGAACCTAAGACCTTTGGAGGAAAAGAAATTGCTTGGGTCTCAGGTACAGATGTAGAAGATTACATCAAGCTAGCTATGTGGTCAGATATGGTTTATGATCAAGGTGGAGAAGCACACGCTATTATTCCTTATCTGCCAGCAGCGCGGGCCGATAGAGGGACACCTAATGGATCAGCTATTTACTCTGAGCTAATCGCAATTACAAGAAACCTATCTACTCTAAGTTATGTAGATGCACATAGTAGTGTAATGCCAAACTACCTAAAGCTAAAGATGCCTGGTGTAGTTCATCGTCATTTCACATCGGATGCATTCTTGTCACATGGATCATCCTGCATTAGATCTACGCAATTTGGAAGCTTTAAGGACATTAATATCGATGCAGTTATTTCACCTGACAAGGGTGCAACCGAACGCGCAATTCTTTGGGCAGAAAAATTTAATGCACCACTCGTGCAGGCAGGCAAGACACGTGACCCGAAAACTGGTAGTCTAAGTGGGTTCGAGTGCGACGACCTGCCTTTCACTTCGCATGATAAGAACTATCTAATTGTTGATGATATCTGTGATGGTGGCGGTACATTCAATGGGCTGGTTGATTATCTAGGATCACGAGAACGAAAAGGACTAGATTCTAAGTTTTACCTATTCACAACTCATGGTATTTATTCCAAGGGGCTAGATGAATTGAAGAATAGATTTGCTGGCATATGGACTACAGATAGCTTAGAAAAAAAGAGCAATGATGTAGGAATCCTGAAAATCAAAACCAAACTACTAGAAAGTATTTAACAGATCATCGACTACAAGTATTAAGTCCTCATATGTGTTACAATTAGTCAATGATAAGAATATGTGGATTTGAAAATTGTAGTAGAGAAATTAAGTGGTCTGGATTGTGTGCTTCTCATGCATCCCAAAAGAATCGTGGAGAAGAGCTAAAGCCTCTGAAACTACCAAAGTTGGGTTGTGACTTTGAAGGTTGCGATAAGCCTCACCGAAGCAAGGGCTATTGCAATAGTCACGTTGCTCAATTGAATAGAGGAAAACCTCTTACAAAGATAAATGAGAAAATAAATGTAGGTTTTAGACGCCAAGACGGATACATAGCTTTGTTCAAACCGGATCATCCAGAATCTTCAAAGTCTGGACATATTATGGAACATAGATATGTAATGTCGGAGCATCTAGGCAGACCTTTAAAGAAATGCGAAAACGTACACCATATAAACGGAGTGCGAGATGATAATCGAATAGAAAATCTAGAGCTTTGGGTCCGACCACAACCAAATGGACAAAGAGTAGATGATCTACTTGATTGGGTAATTGAAAATTACAATTCAGAACTACAAGAAAGATTAAAAAATGAAGTTTAACATTCTAAACCAAATTGACGCTTATAAACTGGACCACCGGAGGCAGTATCCTGAAGGAACTACATATGTTCTTTCCAACTTCACTCCCCGAACCTCTCGTATTGAGGGTGTCGATAAGGTTGTCTTCTTTGGCCTACAGGCTTTTCTAGACGACTTCCACGAAGGATTTAAGGAATTCTTTGAAAGTGATGTTGATGAGGTCTGCGCAGCATATGAGCAGAACACTACCGATATTCTAGGTCCGAATGATGTAGGATCAGACCACATTCGAGCACTACACGCACTTGGTTATGTTCCGCTGAAGATCAAGGCACTGCCAGAAGGTGTTAGTGTTAACCTGAAGGTTCCGATGTTCACTGTAGAAAACACTGTTGCAGAATTCTTCTGGCTTGTTAACTACTTTGAATCAGCAGTCTCAGCAGCAGTTTGGCTACCTTGCACGTCTGCTACTCAGGCTAAGCATTACCGTGATCTTCTAGACGCTTGGGCCGATAAGACTGGTGGAGCTACGGCAGGTGTAGATTTCCAGCTACACGACTTCTCTTTCCGTGGACTAAGTTCTATTCAGTCAGCAGCCTCTAGCGGAGCAGGTCACCTTATTTATTTCCTCGGTAGCGATTCACTTCCGTCTAAGGATTTCATTAAGAATCATTATGGACCAGCTCTAGAGCCAGTTCTACTAAGTGTTCCTGCAACAGAGCACAGTGTAATGTGCGCGGGCGGCAATGAGACAGAACTAGAAACCTTTGACCGTCTACTAGATCTATATCCATCAGGAATCGTATCAGTAGTATCAGATACATGGGATCTATGGAATGTTATTGGCAAGATTCTACCTGAGCTAAAAGACAAGATCCTTGCACGAGACGGTAACCTTGTTATCCGTCCTGATTCAGGTGATCCAGCAGATATTCTTTGTGGAACAGTAAAGGCTGGACTTCGACCGGGGGATCATTATGTCTTATCAGCGAAGACACCAGAGGAAAAGGGTGTAATCGAACTATTGTGGGATCTATTTGGTGGAACTATTAATGAAAAGGGATTTAAAGAACTTGATCCGCACATTGGTGCTATCTACGGCGACTCTATTACTTTTGATCGTGCTGATGATATTTGTCAGCGTCTTGCTGATAAAGGATTCGCTAGTGGCAATGTGGTCTTCGGTGTTGGTTCGTACACGTATCAGTACGTCACCCGCGATACATTCGGCTTCGCAATGAAGGCAACGTATGTAGAGGTTAATGGAGAAGGTAAGGCGATCTTCAAAGATCCTATTACCGACTCAGGGACAAAGAAGTCTGCAAAGGGGCTTCTAGCAGTTCTACGCACAAAGGATGGTGACTTCGAACTAGTCGATGAACTCACCAAGGAGCAGCTAGAGAATATTCATGATGTCAACTGGCTACAGACTGTTTATGACAATGGCAGTTTTGTTCAGTCAATTTCATGGCAAGATGTAAAGTCTAATGCTGGACGAGTCTAAACTAGAACCATATGACCCGACGCCGTTTAATGAAATCAATAGGCTGCGTCGGGCTATGGTCGTCCATTCATACATCTACTATAAGTTAAACAGAAACATTATTTCAGATGCTGAATTTGATGCACGTGCTATGCAACTTGTTAAGTTACAAGCAGATTATCCAGAAATATCAGAATCAGTTCCTTATGAACTAGAAGCGTTTAGAGATTTCGAAGGCTCAACTGGATTCAATTTGCCTTATAATGATAGAACTCATAATCTGGCAATGAGCCTTTTGATGAAAAGAGGAATGATAGAAGATGCCTGAAAAGTATCTAACATTAGCAAGTCGTAATCGTCCGTGGGTAGACACTAGCAATCTCAAGCGAATAGTAGAAGCCAATCGTTTTGATAGATACGGTGCTCATCAAAGGCAAATTATGATGAAGGTTTGGGTTCTTAACGATAAAGACGATTCATATATTTATGCAGGTGCAATTGATCTTGCATACTTACCAGCGAAAGAAGATATGGATGCGTTTTTGAAAGATTTCTTAAAGAAAGTAGAAGATGTCGAATCTTAGTTTATTTTACAAAGCATACAAAGAGTGCTCCGGTGACTATGGTGCTGATCTAGATGATATGGTCTATTGGATTAGACGCCAAGGCCATGAAATCGAGCAGGTTAAGCATGAAATTATCGACACTAACCGTTGGAGCTATATCACAGAAACTACATTTAAACTCGATGATGAGTATTATGTTGTGACTGAAGATATTGGCGCAACGGAGAATCAAGAAAATGGCGGAGTTGTTTCCGCTTGTCAGGTAGAAGCGGTAGTAGTAGCTCGAACAGAGTACGTACCGATTAAAGATGAACACATTTCGTTCTAAAGGAGAACAATAAAATGGCAGAATCACAGTCAAGTGGAATTGGCCTAGGTGGACTCCTAGGTGTAACATTTATCGTATTAAAGCTAACCGGCGTCATTGCTTGGAGTTGGCTATGGGTTCTAGCACCCTTCTGGATTCCGATTGCAATTGTTTTAGTAGTCTTAGTCGGCCTAGGACTTATTGCAGGAGTAGCCAAGATCGCAGGAGTAGATAAGCTTTGAAGTTAGTTATCTTTGGACAAGACATTGAAAACTGTGGACCCTGCAAGCTATATGAGCCGGTAGTGAAGAAGCTTATTGCAGAAGGATATACAGTAGAAAGACACGAAGCATTTACACCTGAGGGAGAACATAATCCTCTTAATGCTGAGTACGGTGTAGTTAGAACACCAACAACTATCATCTATGACGATGATGTAGAAGTACATCGTTTTGAAGGAGCAAGGCCTTTCAGCTTTGTTACTGATCTACTTAAGGATTAATATGCCAACTTTAAGTCAGTTTATCAAGGAAAATCCAGAGTATAAAGATTATTGGAATTCTTTAAATACTCGGGAGAAAATGGCCGAAATGATGCTGAATCGACGTGAATCTAGAAAAGAAATCGAAAAGAGATTAAAGATCGTTTTAATCGGTGACAAAAAGGTATAAAACACTATGACAATGTTCTTTTCGTCAGACCATCATCTCTGGCATCAGAATATTCTCAAGTTCGACAATCGTCCGTTTGCCACGATAGAAGAAATGAATGAGCAACTAATTCTCAGACACAACTCTATCGTGGCACCGGATGATGAATGGCACGCACTCGGTGATATGCTCATGGGACTTAAGTTCAAAGAGCACACCGAAATCTTCTCAGAGTTCAATGGAAATAAGAAGCTCTACTCTGGCAATCACGATAGAACTTCTGCAACCAATAAACTAAGAGAACGCAGAGACTTTTGGCCTTGCTATTCTAAACACTTTACAATGATGCCTGATAACTTTCAGGTCAAAGTAAAAGATCACGTATTTAATGTCAGTCATTTTCCATATGACGGTGATCATATGGAGAAAGATAGATACGAAGAATACCGTCTAGAAGATAAGGGAGTCCCTCTTATCCACGGCCATACTCATTCAAAGAAGAAGTTTTCTTACTCTAAGAATGGCACTCTGCAAATCTGTGTGTCTGTCACTGCTTGGGACTATTACCCTGCACATGAGAATGAAATTATAGAAATATTGGAGAAGCACGGATGACTCAAAAAGATGTAAGTACTAACTTCATCATTGCACTATTAACTGTAGGATTGTTTGGACTTTCCTTCTTTATCAGTATCCCTGCGGTATTGATTCTTGCGCCGATCTGGATTTGGCATGGTTTTGCACTTGTTATTTTCTGGATTGCAGTTGGACTTATTCGAGTTACTGAAGGTCCAGGAGCAATTAGAAAGTTTCAGGCTTTAGTACTAAGTCTACAAACTGAAAAACTAAAGCAAGAGCTAAAGGAGTCCGAAAATGACTAGCCTACCGTTCGATCCAGAAAATCTCGATTTGGTAACGGTTGCCGAGTTTTCCCGCTTTGACCTGGACTTCGACCACGACCGCGTGGTAGTCTTTAAGGACACAGACGGCCACTACTACCTAGCAATCGACTTCTACAATGATGATGATATTCCATTCGAGCTTTTTAAATCAATCAATGATTTAGATGGACCATTCAATTTCCATGAAGTAATTCGAGAGATGGAAAAGCTTGTGGATAATGCAGGAGATGTAGAAAAGGCCAATGTATCTTTTGCACTTGCAGTAGATTCATTGATTAACGATAGGCACATGTAATAAGTCTGGTCCACTTACGGACTGCGCTCTGTTCGTCTAATCGGTTAAGACTCCGTACTCATAATACGGACAATGAGAGTTCAAGTCTCTCGCAGAGCACATGCACTATGTTGAAATATGTCCTAGAGGATGGGGCAAAAATATTAGAAGGAAGCAGCGTATGTCTCATCACAAGTATTTCTTGTATCTCGTTGAAAAGTTAAATAATGACTTTGAAGTTGCAGTTGCAGCAGGTCACGGTTTTGCTCATAGGCCTGTAGGAGAGACCAGAAACGCCGGGTGGACAGAACTAGACGACTTCTCTAATACAAGATCAGGATATGATAAAGCATTCCTGAGACTATTCAATCCAGAACGGACTATGAAAGACATTAAAGCTAAGTACGAACAACTAACCACAAGGCACCACACTCAAGAAGTGCATGTTAGTAAAATCCCTACTTGTAGTTGTGGAGATCCTGAACCCTGTGAGTACAAAGAAGTACTACTAGCATCATATGATCCAGAAGAATGGGCAAACCTAGAATGAGATATAAAGTATACCGAGGCGATTCACTAGATAGCCTATTTTCAACCAAACAGGCAGCTATGTTCTATGTAAATAGAATGAACCACATGAATGAAACTGCCATTTACCGATGGGAAGAAGTAGAATGAAAGATTCACTTGGCGACCGTATGAAGTCATACGAAGCCGTTTACAATCACACACTTACTCCGAATAGCTGTGTCTTCATTCGTGTAGATGGTCGTGCTTTTCACACCTTCACTAAGAATCTAGAAAAGCCTTTTGATTCTAAGTTTATGGCATCAATGGAACATTCAGCTCTGCAGGTTGCAAAAGAAATGCAAGGTTTCAAGCTTGCATATGTTCAGTCAGATGAAGCTACTTTTATGTTGACTGACTTTGACACTCCTCAGAGCCAGTCCTGGTTTGCTAATGAACTAAATAAGCTGGTTTCTATTACTGCTAGTCTTATGTCTGTTCACTTCAATGATGTATTTCGATCAGATAAACTAGCTGTATTTGATGCACGTGCTTTTGTGGTTCCTGTAGACGATGCACCTAATGTTTTTGTTTGGCGTCAAAAAGATTGGCTACGAAATTCATTGCAAATGTATTGTCAGTCTGTCTTTACGCACAAGGAAATGCAAGGCAAGAAGACTAGTGATCTTCACGATATGCTATATGCAAAGGGTCTAAGTTGGTCTTCGCTTCCAAGTGTGGTAAAGAATGGCACATTTATTAATTACGATTTCTCGACTAGGCCATTCTCATATGATTATGCCGACATTAGAGAATACATTGATGAGGCAATTAATGCGAAGCGATGAATACGACTACTTAATTGCAGAATGTCATCAGGAAATTGTAACTCAACTTGAACACTTCTTTAATCTCACTGCAGCAAGATCACTTTGGGAACAACAGAATCAAGTAGAATTGCCGGATCTAAAAGAAAAGACTATTGACTTTTACATCTCAGAATTAGGTGTAGAAGATGGTTTACCAATCGCAGAAGCTATCCTAGGAGTATCAAATGATGATTGACGAAAGCTTTGTTGTTTCACCTAACTCGCTGGACGAGAATAACCCTCTAGAATGTCGTCTATTCTTTAATCAGGAAGAAGACTGGCAGGATCTAGATGTTTCAGTCGGGCATCGTTGGGGAGAGACCTATACAATTATGTTTACTTCAAAAGAAGAGTTTAAAGATTACGTAGCACGACTCGTAGCATTTAGGGATCAGGTGTGCTCATATGACGCTTAACCATCGACAGTTTTCACACATTTATGATCGCCTAGATATTAATTGGAATGATCTAGATTGTGTGATGTTAGACTTCCAGCCAATGCATTTCTTAGATGTAAGTGAAGATGATCTATTCTATTCACCTAGTCAAAGGTTTGCTCAGGGTCAGGTAGGAAATAAGGCACATGTTACTTTGCTTTATGGACTACTTCGCGGGATTCAACAGTCAGATGTAGATGAAGTTCTAGATGGTTGGAAGCCTAATCCAATTGTTCTAGATGAGATTGCTGTATTTCCCAGCTACGTGCCGGGAGAAGAGTATAGCTGTTTAGTAGCAAAGCCTAGTGCAGAAAGCTACGAAAATCTACTAGAAGCACATTCGCGTCTGAGTTTCCTTCCTCACATTAATACATTTACTGAGTACAAGCCTCATCTAACTCTAATGTATGTGAAGAAAGAAGCAACCAATCGGGTAATTAATCAAATCAGCGATAGTGTAATCGGGATGCACCTCGAGCCTTGGGAGCTAAATTACGGGGACGTACCAGTCGGTTTCACTTCGACCCTTGACACCGACACAAAGTTCGCCTAAGATTAAGCCATACGCATCGAGCAACCAGGCTGGTGCGAACGGTAGGAGCCTAGAAATGCCCGCAGCACTCGAACAGCGTGGAAAGTCTGTCAGCTTGTTCTCTCGTCGGATGATCCCTTGGCACAACCTTGGACAGATCGTGCAAGACGATATCACAAGCAAAGAAGATGTATTGAAGTTAGCCAAGCTTAATGGTTGGAATATCCGACTAGAAGCCGATGCAGATCTATTGCCAGATGACTACTCTACTAAGCTTAATCTTTGGAATGTTGTTCGCAACAATCCTTGGTATGAAGATGGAGTGGACAACGGTGAAAAGAAGTTCGATGTAATCGGTAAGGTTGGTTCTCGATACAATCCTCTTCAGAATGAAGAACTAGCAGAGTTCGCAGAAAGTCTTCTAGCTGGTGGTCGTTGGGAAACGGCAGGATCTACAGAAGATGGAACTGTTGTCTTTATGTCAATGGCTCTCGATAGCAGCATTGTTATTGACGAGTTCGGTGTCAATGAGACAATTGAAAGCTACCTTGTGGTTCGCAATAGCCACAATGCTAGTTCTCAGCTCACAGCAGCAGTGACTAACATTCGTCCAGTTTGCAAGAATACTCTTGACTGGGGACTGTCACAGGCAGCACGCAAGGTGAACATTCGACACACAAGTTCTATGCAGGAACGCATGATCATGGCTAAGGAAACTCTTGATCTGGCAGCTCATTACAATGAGGAATTCCAGGTTAGTGCAGAGAATCTTTTCCAGGTTCCTGTTACCAATGCAGAGAAGTTCGATATCTTCGCTACGGTTTACCCAGAACCGGATGAAGATGGTTCAAAGCTTTCACTGACTCGTTGGAATAACAAGATGGATGATCTGGAAGCTATTTGGAATTCAGACACCATTGATCCTATTCGTGGTACTGCTTGGGGAGTTCTGAATACTCTTGAAGAAGAGCTTCAGTGGAACCGAGGAGTTTACAGCGGGGATGAAGAAGCATTTTGGGTAGCTGGTTCTGGTCTTGATGATGGAACTATCAGCAAGAAGAAGACCAATCTCTTCAACATCGTGTCTTCTATGACTCTGGTCTAAGAAACTACATAGTGGCGGGACGCTAAAGGCGTCCCGCCCTTAGTCATAGGATTATGATGGAAGACTCAGAACGTGAAAGAATGGAAACCTTAACACGGATTCTCAGAGCAATTAGATCCGACGCTGCCAGGTTGATCTACGAGAACATTGAGCTACGCCGTAAGAACGCACGTCAGGCAGCTTACATCGCGCATCTGGAAGACAAGCTAAAGGAACAGGGCCAATGGCACGACGAAGAAAATTTGTAATTATTCGTGACAAAATTAATGAAGTCAAAATTACCAAAGTATGGCCTTGGCTCTTGTTGGGCTTATTGGTTATAATTGCGGGAGTATTCCTTGCAGAAACAGTACATGGTTTACTTTGTCTTCTTATTTTTGTCGGATTAGGTATATTAATATTTTCACCAATGGAATTAAATCTTACCGACGATGCTATTAAATATAGGTGGAAAACTAAAGTTGGTCTTATCGGTAGAAAATCCTACGATCCTCGGGTGGATATTAAATCTAAATGGATTGATAGCAATGATATCTACTATGATGCCTTTTTGGATTACTACGCTGTCTGCGACAACCCTAATGTAGGTCTAGGCAAATGGATGGATTTGTTCAATGGTCTCAATACCGAGATGAAAGAAATAGATGATCGAGTAAAGGCTCAGTCTATTATTACTCCAAAACGAGACTATGTTAAAGAGCTTCAGAATGTAAAAGAAGCGGATGAAACTGTTCGATCATGGCTAAGTCAAGCTAGTAATGATGTATAATCAATAAAAAGGAGTGGTTATTATGTCTATTGAAACCCAGGAAGTATCGTTCAATGAAGAAGCAGTAATTGATTTCGATTGGTCTGCGGCAGGTAGAAAAGCATGTGATGTCTGCCAACATCGTGCATATGTACGAACTTACAAAGATCAATCGGTACTTTTCTTTTGTGGACACCACTACCGTCATCATGAATTGGCTCTGGTTTCAGGTGCTTGGAATATTGATGATCAAACAGCTAAACTTCGCAAAGAAGTTGAAGATATGAAGAAGCCTTCTGGAGATACTTTTTAAAATGAATTGCACTAAGTGTGAAGACACTGGCTGGTTTGCATATGATCACAATCACTCAACTGTATGTGATGAATGTTGCACACATGATCAAGGTTGGTGGATCTTAACTGAAAGTCATAGATATCCAGGAATGCATTGTTGTAAAAACGGATGCGGATATATTAAAGAACTTCCAGATAAGCCAGCCCTAACAAAATACACCGGACCCCGCTACCAGTGATTTGACACCCGCACTCGCGTATGCTAGCCTTTAGCGAACGTAAGGAGTTGAGCGAAGTCGAGTAAGAATAAAGATAGTGAAGAGTTTGATTTTGACAGTTATAGCCCAAAATCGATGTTGGAATACCGAACCGGAGAATTACTATTTCTATACTGGGAGAAGTTTCCAGAAGGATTACAAATTGAAATCCTAGAGATTGTCGAAGCTTGGGTAAAGAAATACCAAGAAGAGATTAAAAGCAAGATGAGATGAAGAAAGTAAACGTAAGTCCAGATTGGAATGTTCTGGCTGTGATTGCACCACGTAAGAAAGGCACCGCCTATATGACAATTATGGGCGGAGTAGTTAGAGCTATAGACGTAGCTAAGTACAATAACCCTGAGAAAACTAAGTTCTTATTCATTACAACAGGGATTCCTAAGAGTGCATTGGATCACGTAAAGGGAGCACTAAACATCTTCTACGATCTAATGCGTCCAAGGGGCCAAACACTCAGAGTGCGTACGCATGATTTAGATATTGAATTCTATGGCAAGAAGTCCGAAGAAAACTGGATCAATGAAGTGCTTCAGTATGATCCAGATGTGTTCTTAGTGGTAGACGACGGTGAAACGCCGGTAGCTAAGTATGCAGTAAAGATAGCTGAAGAAAACAACATTGAAGTAGTTTTGGTTAAGGTACCAAAAGCAACAGAGAAAGATTTCTAATATGCATGATTACGATCGAATTAAAGAAGACTCTTACCGGAGATATGAAATTCCAGCGAATTTTTGGAAAGAAAATGGATTCGGTATTAATGATCCAGAGTCAGAAGCTAGGCGTTTAATCGGTAAAGATTTTCGAGAAAAAGAAGCACGTGCCCTAGATAGTATCTACAACAACGGATGGTAAATAATAAATGTCTATTTACACTGATATGGCAAAGATCATTGATAAGCGCGGACTTACACATGGAAGGCTTATTAATACAGACGGTGAATGTTGTCTTCTAGGGGCAAGGGCACTAGCTTTTGGAGAGCCCCCTCATGATCTTGTTCTTAATTCTGGTGACTATTACACTATTGAGGGAATTGAAGAACTCGCTTGGCTGTGTAAAAACAAGCGTTGGCCTCTACTTTCTCGCTCACCTTATGCAGATGATGTATATATGTATAATGATCTAGAACTTGGTTCTGACAAACAATTAGCTTTTGAACTTCTAGAAGAGGCCGAAGCAATGCGTACCTCTCAGCTTAAGGATGATTAAGATGTCTATTTACACAGATATGATTGGTTACATCGAAGTTCATGGAATCGGCAAGGGTCATATTACACCTCAAAAGGACGATCCTTGCTGTATTCTAGGAGTTAAAAAGCAAGTCACTAGTAACGCTGAATGGTATAGGTCTGCATACAACGTAGATGATGCAATGGAGCTTGCAGAACTTTGCAAGAAGTATATGCCAACTAAGGCACTAGACTCCTTGAAAGACATTTACGGAGCAGATCTTAGTCGACTCAGCCCTGATCAGTGGGTTTATAATTACAATGATATGGTAATTAATACAGACAAAGATCATGCAATTCGTTTGCTTGAAGAAGCCGAGAAGCTAAGGATTAAGAAAAGTGTTTAAAGGAGCGAACTAGCATCATGCTTTCAAAGCGTGATAGGGCTAGATTGGATATAACCTCAAAGGTTGCTATGAATTCTACATGTAGATCCCGCCACGGTGCGGCTATCTGGAAGGCTGGCAGTCTACTTAGCATCGGAATTAACAAGTCTCGACTTATGAATGAATATAAGACTTGGTGGGAAGATGGTCCAGTACCATCAGAACATGCAGAGGTCTCAGCTATTCGTCAGTGTGGAGATGCAGATCTTACAGGAGCGGTACTTTATGTAAGTAGAGTTAATAAGGATGGAAAAGAGATGTATTCACGTCCCTGCAACAACTGTGCCAAGGTAATTATCAGCCGGGGCATAAAGACAATCATCTACTCAGTCTGAGGTAATTATGAAAGCAATATTAGGAACTGGTCTTGCGGTAGCAGCATTCGTAGGGTATATTTGGCTTATGACTTGGGCTGGAAATAATAAACAAGCCGAAGAAAATCAAAAGATCGAAGACAATAGACAAGAAGCTCGAATCGAAGCGATCTGTGAAGAACGTGGTGGTCTTTGGATTAATGATGAATGCTTACAGAAAGATTCAATCGTAAAGATTGAAGTAAAGTAATCAAATGGTCTGGCAGTCGGGTAAGGACTAGTAGAAGAATATTAGGACTGATTGGATATTATCGCTGGCTGCCTTCTACTAGTCACCAGAGCAAAGGAAACAATATGTCTGAATTTGAAGATAAGATCAATGAATTTAATGAGTATCAGCTCTCTAATCTAGCATCTGCATTTAGACTAATGCCAGACTACTATGGAGTAGAACTCAATCTCATTAAGATGCGCCAAGATTTTCTCGCTGAAGAAGCAGTAGAACGTCGCAAGCGTATGATGGAACGAATTAAAGAAGAGCAAGAGCAGAAGCGACTAGCTAAAGAAAAGGCAGAAGAAGCCTGGCTAGAAGATCCTGAAAACCAAGCTACTATTCGTGGTTGGAAAGCTCTTAAGGCAATTACTCCAAATCTAGACGGAGTAGATAACTTCCATCAGCTTCCACCTGCTCTACAGTATCGCTATGATGCTTTCAGGCGAGCGGTTGAGAATAAGCCACAGTTGCCAGAAGTAAAGTCTCATAAGCAACTATACGGTAATGGAGAATACACACGCATTCGACCAGAGCATGACCCATATTAGTATAAACGGAGAGACACATAAGCTACTCAGTAGATATGTGATCGGTCCACATGTTTATGATGAATATCTCGAATTCGGCGGGACGCTCTATGATGAAGGAGAAGTAATCAATGTATATACTTCTGAGCAATGTCCGTTATGCGAAAGACTCTATAGTAAAACGACTCGTAAAATCAAGACAATCTGTCACAATATGGTTATCAACCATCATTACGGGTATCCAGTCGTCATATGCTTAGACTGTAGATCGTATATAGAGTATATTATAGATGGAGATGTACGAATAATTCAATCGTGCAAGCAATTCATCGATTCCGGCTTTCAGCCAAAAAATATGAAGAACTTCCTTTTGTGATATAATGCATGAAGAGACTTAAGGTTTCTATTGCAATAGAACAAAAAGGAGGAAAACAAATTATGGCAATTCCATCAGAAAGCGCAGCACAGCGATTTGTACGTTTCTGGGGTTCAATGAGCGCCGAACGTAAGACGAGAGGTCTAGACAATCAGTCAGATGAGCGTCAGGCACGACTTTTCGTTAGCCCATCAGGTGTTAGCGCAACTGGAAAGACTCGCCCGTAAGGGGAGAAGAAACAACAATTGAAAAGACCCTAAGTAACATTAGGGTCTTTTCTTATCTCTAAGGAACAATATGGTAGATAGTAGAGGGCATAGACCCTCAAAAGGAAACCTAATGAAGCAGATCAACAATGTAGTAGAACTGCTTAAAGAAATTTTAGATCAGCTTAAAATGCTAAATGGACAGACCAAGGCTCTAAAGAATGAGCCAGCAGGATATGATCAAAGTTACAATAACAACCCACCAGCACGACCCTTCAAGAAATAGGTACCATCATGATTATTTCAAACTTAGAATACGATTTAACTAAGCTTCGTGGCGATTTCTACTGGGAGGGTTGGAATATCGTCAAGTTTACTCCGAATGGTAGGGCAGCTTTCTCGCCTAAAGGATCTTGGCGTGACGGTAAATTTGGATATACTGAAGTATTTGAACCTCAGTCAGACGGAAAGTGGCATCTATGAGCTTTAAAGATCAGGGACCATGTAAGGGACTTAATACAAATTTGTGGTTTGATCTTTATGAACAGGATGCCGATACAGCAACAAAGACAGATAAGTTTTGCTTAGCTTGCCCTTTTCAATCGAACTGTTTATCAGAAGGAGTTCGTAATGGTGAAACAGGAACATGGGGAGCTGTTTATCTCAACAAGGGTAAATATTCTAAACAACACAATCGTCATAAAGAAAAGCCATTGGCTAGTATCATGACATCTCATGTAGAAGCTATCGCAAAGTCTATGATCACATAATCTTATTTAAACTTCATCTACATACTAAATTAATGCTACAATGTTAGCATGGTTAAGTTAGTGGGTGAGGTTAGATGATTATTACTGAAGTTGTTATCGTAGGCGTAGTTGGAGCTGTCGGTACGCTTTTTGGTGCTCTTTATAAGTCACATCAAGATCGTAAAGCATCATCTTTCACTCATGAGGAAAAGGTAAACGAAGGACTTCGAGCGGATATAGTTCGTAAAGAGGGAGAACTAACTTCACTCAAAGAAGAAGTCAAGCGGATTGAAGATCTATTAGACAATCAGCGTAAAGCTTACTGGGAACTTTATGATAATTATATGGAGCTTAAGATTGTAGCCAAGTCTATACTACTTAGAAATGGTTGGACTCTTGATGAGATAGAAGCCACTATAGCTAACGATCCTCCTTCTATAGGTCGAGGTAATAACAATAATGGATAAACAAGAAGAAAGACCGGATCTAACCAAATGGCGCAAGCGGGACGAGATTAGACGCTCTAGCGCGGCCAGTCCGGTACCATCCGGTAAGGTCTACCAGCGGAAACACAAGCATGTAAGTAAAAAGCTTGACCGCTGGTAGACCTTACTGCTAGGATCACACAGGAGTAATTCACAATGTACATCGAAGATATCGACATTGACGATTTAATCGCAGAAGTTAAAAAGATTGCAGCCGCTAATCCAGACCATATTTATACAGACAAAAGAGACTCGATGGGTTTCGGACAAGCAACATGTTTTTACGAACGTAATGGAAAGCCAAGTTGCATTATGGGACAAGCTTTACATACGCTTGGAGTTCCCATTGAAGAACTAATGGCCTTTGACACCACTCATCAAGGATCTATTGTTTCATTGCTAACTAAATATGGAAAATATGATTCTCATGACGAATATGGTGAAGATCTTGTAAGTAAGAAGCTAGTCTGGTTGAATGATGTTCAATATCTACAAGATACTTTAAAGCCTTGGGGTGTTGCAGTTGAATCAGCATATGGAAACTTAGTATCAGGAGGCTACAACCTATGAAGGCCCGCGAATTTCTAGTTGAGAAGAATCTAGCTAAAGCCGGTACACGTGGTAAGTTTACTACTAAGGCTTTGCAGGCTTTGAAAGAAGCTATTGAATCAGGAACTACTTTTGAAGACTGGGATGCTAATGGACGAGTAGTGCAAGCTCGAACAAAGAAGCGAACTGTTGTTCTAACTCCTAATCTTCTAGCAGCCGCAGCAAGTAGTCGTAAGAATGAATTTAATGCCATGCGTGTTGTAGACGCTCAGGGTATTGAACTAGTAATTGAATTTTGTGCTAACAGTCACTCTCTTAGCACATGCACATGCGAAACCATCAAGGCACCCGATTATCTTCGGGCTGTCTCATTTGAACTAATTAAGAGGTAGAAACAATGACAGTCACATCAGCTCAAATTATCCGCTCTATTGAAATAGCTGCAGAAGAACTTGGAGACTTTCAGTATTATGGCAATGAGCCAATGTCTGACAATTACGGAGCGGGTTACTACGTTCGATATGGCAAGCCTAGTTGTATGATGGGCTATGCCTTAGCTGAACACTTTACTATTGAAGAAATCATCAAGGTAGAGAACAAGAAGATGTCCAAGGCGATGCAAATGCTTGGAGTAGAATCAACTGAAGAGCACGATCGTTTTCTAAATCGGGTACAATATTTACATGATAAAAACTTTAGTTACTCCGATGCAGTTGAACTATCCTATGAGGTGTCCTACGATGCCTAGATTTAGAGTAGTCAAGGGTCCAGAATACAGTCCCAGTGTAGAAATTGTAGAAGCCATTCGTTATTCAATCGGTGAAGATGGACTTAATTTTCTTGTAAAAGAAGGCGTAGTCTATGATTCAACAAACTACTACCGAATTAAAAACTGGTTGGAAGTTGGGCCGGATAAGAGATGAATCAAGAGAATATTCCATCATGGGTAGAATACCCAGACCTTCCACCAGGACGTCAACTATTCATTAAGTCAGCAATCATTAATCATGGAGTTGTGATTTATGGCAACTGGAATGGTGATGATACTTTCGAGGGTGGAACGTATCAGGGCAATTACGAATACATGCGCAGACGCTACGCAGTCATTGATGTATATGAAGACCTTATTATTCTGAGTCTAGGTTCAGTAGCAGCAATGACTTCAAGTGACAGTGATGATCCTTACGAGATTCATAAGAAGTATCTTGCAGGAGAATGGTCTAAAGGGCCAACAATGGAACTAGATCCAGCACTAAATGATCTAGAGCTAGTATTAGGATGGTCAGGCGAACCTTGGTTCCGTAACGAAGGGTTGTAATTTTGTTTGATGAGGCTGAATTCAATCTAATTGAAGATATGCTAATGGATGATGAACTCTGGGAGTGGGACTGCGAGTAAATGTTATTTTCAGAGAGATATGACGGCCCAGGGCATACTATAGAAATAGTCCGTTATTTGCCACTTAAGGAAGAGAGACTTGATTACATGCGTAAACATTCTACAGTCTTCTCAGATAAGACTCTATATAGATATTACCGATTTAGGCGTTATATGTTAGTAAAGAGGCACTTCAAATGGTAGCCTTCTTTTGGACCGCACTACTAATTGTCAAGATGTTTTTAGGATGGAGCAACATCAATGCTAACAAAGATTAAACAAAACCCTTTTACTACTCTTGGAATTGCATTAGGAGTAATTGCATTAGTAGTAATTGGTATTGTAGACTGGGTAACACTCGTCGCTTTTCTTATAGCTGTCTTGGGCACAGCCCTTATTCTAGCTTTCGTTGTCCTGATCGTCTGGGAAGCGGAAGATCGAGAACAGCGCCGACGCGAATCCAAAGTGCGCTGACCTGCGACGATGCCTGTAAGCTAGGTGACTTCGGCCACAACTGTTGACTTCTCGACACGGTAACTGTAGATTGGAAATTGTTGCCGACCGAGAAGGGAGTTGTTTTGATGAAGCCTTAGCCGATTTGTATTACTGTCGGGGAGGACTTTAATACATTTAACCTGAAGTGGTAAAGATGCTACTTCTTGTATTACAGGAGAAACATCAGACAGGAATAATGACTATGTTGAAGACTAAGACTGATTACGACAACCTACTCAATGAGGCTCAGTGGTATGCACAGGGGCGCAAGGATGCAGAAGGATTGGACATTAATCCGATGCTCTTTGGAATGTCATACCGAAATGCCTACAGAATTTGGGAGCGCAATCATAAGCGAGGCGCGAAATGGATGGGGCTAAGTGGATTCTTTAAGGATTACACTTCACACCTGGCAGCAGCTTAATTTTAAAGCTGCACCTGTTGCTATCCCCGGCAAGCTTATAAACTTAGGTTTGCCGGGGATAGTTGTATCACAAAAGAATGAGGAAAACCGACCATGCCCGTTGATCCGCTGTATACCTGTGCAAAGTTTTACGCTATCGGGCGCAATGAAAGCAGTGATTGTATAATCAATCCTGAGGTATTTGCAAAGAGTTATCTTGCTAAATTGGAAGAAGATCCTGAAAACTTCCTTGAAATTCATGAACACTTCAATAGTTTCGTTAAGATGACGGAGGCTGTAGAATAATGATGAAATTAGCAGTAGGCAGTACATTGGCAGCAGTGCGAGCACCTGTCGGCACATCTGTAGATGAGATGTTTATTTATCTCAAAAACCAAATGACTGACCCGATTGTTTTTAATCCAATCCGGGACAATGAAAGTCATCAGGTAGAAGATGATGCACATATCGTCATATGGAACTATCAGTGCATGTGAAAAAATGTTTGGCTAAAGACCTTGACACGCTGCACGCCGACGTGTTAGGGTCTTTTCACATCCCCAATCGAACCAGGAGCTAACCATGCAGAAGAACACGTACCAGATCACCAGCAACGGCGCAGCGCGCATCTCAGGCATCAGCGGACAGGCAAGTGCCCGGACCATGCTAGAGCGTATCGGCTCGAGTCTGGTAGTCGATAAGAAGCACCAGTTTTTGAATCGTCGTGCAGACTTCTTCGAAACCATTGATCCTAAGGGTACAAAGTCTTTGTTTAAGATTGAGAAGGTATAACAATGACCTGGATTTCATCATCATCAAGGCCTCAGACCGACAGTATTAAAGAAATTCACTTTAGTCTTCGAGAGCTTCAAGATACATCTGATGTTTTGAAACTAGATGTTGATTGGAATAAGCATCCAGGCATTGCAAAAGTAGTTCAAGTGCTTGATCATGCGATGGAACTTGCAGAACAAGAAATCGAAAAAACCGAGAAGCGTCTCGCAAAGATGAAGGGCGAATAAATCATGTCTTACGGATGGGTTATTACACACGACAAGGTTGATACCGGCGCACGTGGTAAGAATGATTACTCTGATGACTTCCGCTTGGGCCATGATGATATGACACCAGGACTTGCAGTATTGCAGTCCAAGGATTCTGTTGAATTCGAAATTTACGATGCCGATGGGGATCTTTACTACATCGGTTGGTTGTTGGATCAGGCTGACGAATGGGAAGATGATGTATTGGTAGCACCCTTGCGTTGGGCACAGCATTTTGCAGGTGCTACACTTATCAAGTTCATAGGTGAACCTACTTGGACTTGTGAGCTTTAAAGAAAGGAATATTATGCCAGAACCATTAGAAGATTTAATCGGTCCACACCAGTGTGACTATGATCAATTTGACGGAGAAACAGCCGGAACAATTGATGCAGAAGGAAATGCAATTGTGCTATATGGATACAATTGCCGTTTGTGTGAAGCACGAACATTCAAGACAGATGTACCAGAAAATCTAAACCAAACAACAGGAGAACTAAATTGAAGTTTAAGAAGACAATCGCAGCATCAGCAGTAGCAATTGCAGCACTAAGCCTAACCGCTTGTGGCACTCAGGTTAATGATGCAGATGTTGTAAATGAAAACATTGCAACGGCAGCAGATAATTTCGAAATCAATCGTCGTATTATTATCATCAACAATGAAGGTGGTGGAGTTGTTCAGCTCATTGAGGGTTGGTGCAACGCAGATATTGAACCTGATGTAATTCGTACTACTTGCCGGGTTCCTGGTGGATATCATCGTCATCTCAATGGTCGAAATGCTAATACTACCTTCTCAGTACAGCAGCTTGATACAGCTAACGTAAGCAAAGATCACTACCGAGTCACCTTTAAGCCTTCCGTTGTTATCCCCGATGTAGATGTGAGGTAATCATGATTTATCACAATGCTAATGAAATTCCCGATGAAGCCATTGTGACCGACAACCGTGGGGTGCAATGGACGGGAGCAGAGCTTAAAGCAAGTCGTAAAGATCTTACTAAGCGTGTACCCTTCTTTACCTCCAATTCATATCTGAGTCATAAGGATATTGATAACAGTTAGGTAGTAAAGTGAAACTATATACATCAATCAATGACGGCGTTCAAAATGCTTTTAAAGATTTTCAAGCTACCTCTAAAGAAGAAGTAGCTGCACTGCTTTACAAGTATGTAGTCGAAAAACGATATGATGTAAGAACTCCAGCAGCTACCAATAGTTCGTCTTGGCACGAGATTTGGCTAACTAAAGGTACTGTTGGAGTTTCATTAGTAATTGATTTTGAGGAGCCAGAAGAAGATGACTAAAGAGCAGTACAAAGAAAAGCTAATCAATCGAATTACCGAGCTAATGGATGAAGACAATACTCTTCTGAATATTGTCCTTGGTCCGAGAGCCAAGAATTCGAATACAGATTGGTATATTGCTGTCCACGAACAAAGAGAAGTTGTTCAAAAGGAAATGGATCGACTAAAACTAGTACTGAAGACACTGTGACTCTAGTATTAGTAGTGTTGTTCTTTTGGCTTATATTGGAACTCAACCATAGGCGGAATAATAATAATGTCAACTAATCAGTTGTTTGCATTCTTTTGGGCATGTGTAGCAGTTGTTCTTATGTCTATTGCAGGAGCAGTTTCCATTGCTTTCATTCAGTCGGAATCGGCTCATAAACCTTATTCAACTACTGTAGATGGTAAGACTGTTGTTTGCGCTTGGTCATCAGATTCCAAGAGTCGTACTGAAGGATGGACCTGTAAATAATGCCGTGGACATTTAGAAAGGCCGGAGGTCATAGATGTAATACGAGAGAAGCAGTTGAAGATCTTTATGCTGGTCTTGCTTACATTGGTGACCAATGGAGCTGTGAAGAGTGTGGGTTAGTTTGGCTTGTTATGGAAGTTATTCCGCAAGGCCATGAAGTAATTTGCATTGACCGACCCAATAATAGATCTTACTTGGTAAATAGTAAAGTAAAGAACTCTTTTATCAGTGAAGGAACGATCAATGAATAATGAAGTTCATTTGCTAATCGGAACAGAAAAAGCATCACTGATGACTATTTGTATATATGCGTATGCTGATTATGCAAAAGCCAAGGTAGATCTTGAAGATCTAGTATTTAATGGTCTTGGAACCATTTCATACACAATTCTATCTAAGAAGGTAGTAAAATGAAAGTCTATGTAGTAATGCAGGAATGGCCTTATGATGCCACTAATATTCAGGGTGTATTTGAAAATGAAATTCGAGCTGATATGTTAGTTCATAATTTGGATATGCAATTTTCAAACTGCAATCATTGGGCAGAGGTATGGGAAGTTAATGCTGACTCCTGAAGAAATTAATGAATATTATTCCATGACATTTTACTTGGTTTATGAAGAGTTCTTGCTTGGCGATCCAGAATATGTTGCTACATATATGACCAAGGAAGAAGCTTATAACTCATTTATTGATCTAACAGTCAATGATGATCGATTTTTTACTATCGTAGAAAGACAGGTTTGATCAATGATCCGGGAATTTAAAGGTAATATTTTTGAATCACGCGCACGCATTATTGCACATGGTTGTAATTGTGTGGGATTAATGGGTGCAGGTCTAGCAGCACAGATGTCTCAGCGATTCCCAGAGATGTATAAGGCCTATCAGAAGCTTTGTGATGATAAGGAGTTTAATCCAGGATCATGCTTCTTGTGGTCTGTTGAATGGGACTCAGAACTAGATCATTTCTATTACATTGCTAATCTAGGTACACAGTTCTACCCCGGCCGGAATGCAAAAATGGAATACATTAAGGATTCTGTCGCTGAGCTTCTATTCCAAGCACATGGATTATTCATTGATCGTGTAGCAATTCCACGTCTAGGTTGTGGTATTGGTGGTCTTGCATGGGATGATGTACTTCTTATGCTTGAAGAAGAGTTTGGTCGTCATAATGTAGACATCGACGTATACTTCATGTAAACAAAGTTAGTCCAATCTCTTGACACGCGCACGTGCGTAGGCTAGGATCGAGATATGAACACAACAGCAGCGCAGCGAATCGGTGGTCACCTGGCATTTCCAGAGGCTCTGGCAGACCTCACAAAGTGGTCTGTATGCATCTCGTCTAGCCTTCGGAGTGAGCCACAGACGTACACTCTCAAAGAATGTGACACAAAAGAAGAAGCTTGGGATTATTGGCGCAACGAACTGTCAAAAGACATTGACTTTGCTACTGACATTCGTCACCATATCTACAGGTACGAACATGAAGATGGACTATACACAGTCGAAATCATCGCGGGAGAAAAGTAATGCAGATTGCAGGCTATGACATTCAAGAAGAAGATAGGCTTGATCAGTGGGGCATTTACATTCGTAAACCTCGCAGGACATTGAATCTGATTCAGAATATCGAAACCCGAACAGAAGCTTTTAAAGCTTTGCGAGATATGAAAGAACTTCATCAGGACAATGTAGTCGAATTCTCTGATGAAGATCCGCTGGTGAATGGCTTCTACATGGTACACAAGGGAACAACTTACATCGTAGAATTGCTTGAACCGAACTGTTAAGTTATAAGGTGGGAGAGTGTAAAAGCTCTCCCACCTTTCTATCTAGGAGCTTTTGTGAAATACGGAGACCACTTGGACTATCTACATTGGCTATCAGATGAATCATATATAACGAAGATGGTTAAAGAGTGCGAAGATCTTCGAGATGAAACAATTGCCATTCGAGATAAAACCATAATCAAAGCACACTTTCAGTTCAAACAGCGTTGGTGGCATTGTCTAGTCCCTAGGAGTCGTAAAATGGATCTAGTTGCTAAGAATGATAAAGGTGAAATCATTCATAGGATGACCGAAGTAGTTTCCGCTAAGGATCGTCAGGCTTTCAAGAATTCATGTGCTATTCGTCTTTATGGTCATGACTACACTATTGAAGAGGAACACTAATGTTCGGAAAACCAAAAGAGACTCTACGCATTATTAAAGATACTTCATATGAAGAAGAACCGGCTAAGGTTATTGAGCATAAGCGTAAGGGTCCAGCTATTCTTCCAGACTCACATCTAGAAGATCATGAAGACTGCATCGAGAATCTTCCAGTTGGTCGTACTGCCTATACTGTCCCTTGGGCAATGTGGGTTAATTCCAAGGGAGAATGCTTCTTGCATCCTCAATACACTTGGGATAGAAAGCCAGGTGGAACAGTAGATATGCTTATTCGCCGGGAGCGAGATGGATTCTACGTAAAGATTCCACCTGATGAGAAGTATGAACGTAGAAATTCACCAGGATATAACAGTTCAGCAGACACTAAGTACATTCCAGTACAAGGATGGATTTAACGATGTTGGTTGATATTGATCTTAACTCTCCTCAGATTCAAGAATTGCGAAAGCGTTGGGCAGAGATTCATGAAGCTGACAATGAACCTTATGAACAGTACGAAACCGCAGAGCGTCTAAGTCGTGGAATCTACAATGGATATTGGATGGAACATGACATAGAATATGCATTGACTCTTGGTCGTCATGCTTTTGATGCCTTTCCTTTTCCCAAAGCAGATTTTGATCTAGATGATATGTCCGAGCACGCCAAGTATCAGCAAAAGATTAAAGCATGGTCTAATGGTCCTCGAGGTTATGGAATGTGTGATAATCCAGAACAAGTGGTGCTGAAATGGCCTTGGCTAGAATGGTGTGATCGTAATTTCATTATTCAGTTTCATCATTCTATGATTGAAGATGACCGCGCATATAAGCATGGGGAGTACATTGGAGACCTGGAAGATCCATACGATGAACCTGTAGGAATGTTTCAAATCCTGGAAATCAAGCCGGAATATGTAGTGGAGATTGAAGATGACTAAGCCTAAAGTAAAGTCCGAAGATCTTATCGCAGAAGTAATTAAGATCGCACAAGCTAACCCTGAGTTTGTTTACGATAGTACATGGGGTTGCTCATATGCACGGCTCACCGGTGAAGGTGGTTCATGCTTATTTGGAAAAGCTTTGTCCAATCTAGGTGTCAATGAACCAACACTCAAGGAAATAGATGCTTATGAAGCAACTGAAGTAACCATCGGTGCTCTTTCAGATCCCGATAGTGAATATGATTATCCGATTGACATCATTGGAACTAGTGAACAGGCAGCAGCAATGCAAAAGGCACAACAAGCACAGGACAACTCGAAGCCTTGGGGTAAGGCCATTGAACCATTGCTTGATTTTCTTTCGTCTACTGTCTAATTAGGGGTGCAGAAATGGCACTTGTGAAGGATCTAACCGAAGCAGAAGCTAAGGCCGAGCTTGTTATTGCTAGGCAACGCATCAACTGGTTTGAAACCGTAGTAAATGACATTACTCGTCGTGGCGAAAGGCCGGAACTAGGACGTGAAGCCAATAAGGAAACTAGGTTCATAGCCAACTTGCTAAAGCGTACTCTTGCGAAGAAGACATTGGAGCAGATAAAGTGAACAGGATCATTCTAAACATGAGCAATGGGGATGAACTAGACCTCATTGGGGATGATACTAAAGAAGATGTCAAGATGTGGATCAGAAATCGCAAAACGATCAACGTCGAACTTGAAGACAAAGATCTTGTGATTAATGTGGCTCATATTGCATGGGCAACCATAGAGAAAGCAGAAGAAGAATGACAGAATGGGCACCAACACCACTAGTATTGACAGAGTGGGAAGCAAAGTGTATTCATAAAGAGATGTTTCATCTCTCAGAAGAATACGGGGATTTGTTTAGTAGGTTAGATCAATACCTTTTTGAATGCCGACTGAATCGCAATCCTGAAGTAATTGAATCACTGAAAAGAGCAGCATCCGACCTTAAAGGTGACAGACTAATAGAAAGAGAAATCTAATGAATACCCGTAGCATTAAATCGTTCTCTCTGGCAGTGCTAGGCGCGTCGGCGCTACTGGTAGTAGGATGCTCAGTGCAGGGCAATCCTGTGGCATCTCAGGCACCAGCAACGACCACACAGCAGCCGGTAGCAGAGCAGCTATCACCAGCACAGAAGATGCTGAAGAACACATTTAATGTTACGGGTGTCTCAGATGAATACCTACGGGCTACTTGCGACGGTATCCAGGCAGTAGCAGAAGACAACAATATCTCTGAGTTAGATCTTAAAGCACTTGGTATTGTCATTGGTGAATCCAGTAGTAAATACGATTGGCCTTCAGACAGAGATGAGATTCTGGCTATCATTGCAGTAAGCTCTCACTTTTACTGCCCGCAATTTGTCAATATGTTAGGAAACTGATATGCAACACTTGCCTTATAAGAATGATGAAGAATTTCAAGTGCTAATGGATATCGCTTGCGGAGATCGAGAACATTGGGAAACTTCATCTGAACTTGAAAAAAGAATGCTGACTTGGAACTATAGTCTATATTGGCGCAAGGAGAGTGCGGGTAGTTTTAACTCTCCCGACTATCAAATTGTCATCTATCGTCGTGGTAATCCTGTAGATGCTTTCTATGTCAGTCATGATAGGGAAGACGAAGCAATGGTTTTGCTAGCTTCACGTTATCCACAAGCTGTAGAATGGCCGGAGGTTTAAGTGTTACCACATTATGATGTATTCTGGTCACCAGAAGATAAAGAATGGTGCGCAACCATTAATCTATTCCCTAGTATGTCTTGCTTAGAAGATAGTCCTATGGGCGCTCTGCAGGGATTAATTAATATGCTAATTGAAGATGACGAACTCTGGCGTCAATATGGACAGTCATATATTGATGTAGTTTTTCATATTGGAGAGCCACCGGAGTCTCTCGGACCGCGTGTTTGGTATGACGGGGTAGAAATTCCAGGTGTCAAGGAAATTGCTACAATTAAGTGGAAGATGATCCGCTGGAATACAGGAAACTCTAAGTACTTGGCGAATAACAGAGCACTTGATGTTTTACATACAACGTCACAAGGCCTCTATAAGCCTAGCTAAAAGGATTAGATATGAGCGATTACTACGAACAGATGATGCACTATCATTATGCACACATTCAGAAGCATGATACAGAACAAATAGCCGTTGAATACTTCCGAAATGAAATCATGCGTGATCCGGGACTTACAATGGCACAAGCAGTGCGTAAGCTTAAGAAGTTTGATGATGACTGCGCTAATTTAAAGAAGCATGGATATTATTCAGACTACTTGCAGATTCTAGTTGATTACATGAATCTAGTGCGTCCTAAGAAGTCCCTGTTAGACATTTATCCCGAAACATTACAGCGTTGCACTAGGAGTATTAATGACTAATATAGCAATTATCAATGGAGTTGAAGTTGATCTAGATGATACTGGATTAGTTTATAGGTATCAATGGGGACCGCGAGATTATGGAAAATGTGAATACTTCATTCAGGTATATAAAATGGGTATGGACGGATCTAATGAGTCTATCTATTTCGCCGGTAGCTTGAATGGCTTTGAACCTGAGATATGGAAAGAGCTAAAGGAAAAGTATCCTACAGCAGAAGAGTACTCAACCTGGAGAATGAAGAATGCCTAAGTACGTATATACATTTAAGAATCTATCTACTGGCACTATGGACTTCTTCTGTACTGAGTTATTTAGAGCGGAACCAGGCGATATATTCACTCTTATTGAATATACCTGTGCTACAGAGATACAGTGCTTAGAACATATTAAAGAATGGAAAGCTACTTATAACCCAGAAGCTTTCTCCGATTGGAGAGTAAGGACTTATAATGCCAGTCAACTACAAGGCAATGTGGAACAAACTAACTAGGAAGAAAGAAGTGCCAGTAGGTATTATTGATGAGATTCAAAACTTTCAAAGCTTTGGTTTTCATTCAGTAGACCGGCATGAAAGTGTAGTAGTAGTTGAGATTAACCGTCGCTGGACTGGTGTATGGGGATGGTCTGTCGGTAATGTAGGCGGTTCCCGCTTTAGTCAGGCAGACGCTCTATCATCTGCACTTAATACGCTTAGAGTTTTGTGTGACGGTGAATTAAATCTGCCGTACATGATTAAGATTACTTCACTTGAAGATTGAACATCGAGTGACTTAAGTCCCAGAATAAGGTAGAATGAGTTACTATGAGAAATGAGGGGTGATTAAGGTGAATATGAAAGAATTGGAAGAGTTTCTTGTTAAGCAGATAGCAAATGACACATGCCAAAGCGATTCAGGGAATCATGCCGATACCTTTGCCCTAGGAGCGACATCAGCTTATGTCAGAATCCTAGAGTATATCAAAGAAGCTAGAGTGGAGTCATAATTGCTACTTTACAGAACAGTTACAGGATCTAGGCTATATGGCCTAGATCATGATAATAGTGACTTCGACACTATAGAAGTTTATGCTAATAAGGTTCCTAGTCCTAGTAAATGGATTAAGCAAAGCATCAAAGGCAAAGAAGATGTTACTAGGATGAACCTTTCAACTTTCATGCTTTATGCGAACAGATCTAGTCATCAGATCTTAGAAGCAATGTATAGCCAACAGACTGAAGTAGACCTTATTAAAGAGCTACGATCCAGCTATGTTATTAATACCAATACTTTTGTAAGTTTATACAACAGAACCATTAGAAACTTTGTGATGCAGAACACTCGCAAGGGTAAAATGCACGCTTGCAGGCTTCATTTTAATCTACAAGATGGTCTAGAAAATGGCCGGTTTGATCCTGAAGTGACTGGAAAACGTAAAGAATGGTTACTTAATTCTGATATTAGCGACTTTGATAGATTCTTAGAACAATACTTGGACGAATATGCCTCACTTCTGGCTTAATGTATCCGATCCAGAACCATTTCATTGTACTGAATGTGGATATATTGTTGAATATTTAGAAGTAGAATACTCAGATATCAATACTTGGATCTGCCGTTGGCAATTGGGCTGTGCATTACATGGCCCGTTCATAGGTCCGACTGAAGATGCAATAGAGTGGCTTATTGAAAAGGTACTCTATCACTATAAATTTCATTACCAGGGACCGTCAGACTTCCGTCCTGAAGAAATACAATCAATTATTGATGAATTAAAGCAGTATCTTGACTATAGGGAAGACTTAGATGCACAAATATCAGCTATCTAGATATATATTGAAGCAACTTAATGAATTAGATTCAAAGTGTAATCTGTATGTTGACTTTGATCTAGACAAAACTACTATTGATGGTGAATTTGATTTAGATGAACTAAGTCAAAGAATCATTGACTACATTAAAGAAGAAGAAACAGATAATTTTAACGAACAGATTAGGAATAGAAAATATGACCAATAACCTAGAAGCGACCATTGACTTTTGTTTACGTACTGCCAAGACACTTGGTTACGTTGGAGCTAATGTTCCTAACCATGTATCATTCTTAAGTGCCCAACAGTTTGCAGAAGAACAAGGCGCAGATGAGATTATTTCAGCTGAATTTGCATGGCTTTACGCTACACATAAGCAAATGCTTATTGCTGGAATGGTAGACGTTAAGAAGTCTCTACGTGAAGCATGGGTAGAATACAATCAGGTCGTGAAGTGATGAAGATCCTAATTGATCCCAATGCGCGTTTAGAAGGTGGAGTTACCTTCTCTGGTTTTGAAGACATTGTAGAAGGCGATCCAAGCGAACTTACAGTAGGTTTAGTTGTAGAAGCCTACGTTTGGGAAACTAGCCTACATTGGCAAGCCAAAGTAACACAGATTGATGTACTAAATGAGTTGGTTTATCTACTCATTGACTGGACAGATCACATGTGGAAGACATCTTTTGATCAGCCCACAATGCACTCACACAATAAGTCACAGGGTCATATGATGACTAGAGTACAGAACTTAAGTGATGAGATGATTAACTCAGGTAATGAGGATCTGGTTTATTGCGGGCAGAGGTTAAGAGAGATGATCCTACCTATGTCTAATCAAGAAGTAGTAAACAAGTTCATGCGACAACTAGAATCTATCCCTGAGTTTAAGGATGCAAAATAATTATGACACTTTTAATTTATATTCTCATTGGTCTAGTAGTGTGGTTTATTTGTGCTAGGGGGTACCATGCACTAGAAGGCAATAATCCCGATAAGGCAGTCGAAAATATTATTTTAGGATTTGGCTTAGCACTAATTTGGCCCCTGACCGTGACTCTATTTGTTCTGTATGTTCTGTTTAACAAAGTAATGCCAGTGGTATTCAGGATGAATAAATGAATGAACTTATTAGAGATTTAAAACCACAGAATCAGACTATTAAAAAGTGTGAGCTGTGCAATGGACCGCTTTCACCTAAAGGTAGACCTCATAATTGTCCAGGAGATGTAATATGAAGCCTAAGCAGACAACAAATGATCTACTCGAATATATCCAAAAGATGAGAGATGACTTTGGTAAAGTAGTAGATGAAAGATGGTGGGTAGAAGAAGTATCACCAGGGTATGAAGATGAATACAGCCGTGATATACCGGAACACGTAACTGATAGGTCTAAATACTTTTCTACAGAAGAAGAAGCAATAGATTGTAAAGATTCAGTAGAACCAGCAAAGAATCACTTCTTAAGAATTAGACATCAGAACTGTTACGAGAAAACCGAAACAACTAGGACGTGGCTATGATTATTGCAATTTGGGCTATTGTGTCTATTTTAACTTGGCCTTTTATGGCTAAGTGGTTATTGGAAAATGTTCCTGTTGGAAAAGCAACTACAATAGATTATTACATGGCTACTGCCTTAGGACTTTGTTTGTCTTTTTCTTGGCCTTTGATAATTCCAGTATTGCTTATTGTCTTAGGCGGTAAGTATATTATTTTTGGGAGCACTAATGAGTAACTATGCTTACATTGATAAAGATTTTGATTTAACTAGTGTTAAGGCAACCATTTTTAAACCAAATGGTAAGTATTACACTGAATATGAATTAGATTTTACATATGTGTTTGATTGTGAATATATTGATCACATTGATTCTACCTTAGCCGCATATGAAAACACACACGGTAAGCCTTGGAATAGAACAATGCATTTAGTTGTAATGAATCACCCCTATGGGTTTCCTGTAATGATTCCAACGCTTCGCATTGTAAGACCAGCAACAGACGATTTAGATCCGGGGCATTAAGATGAAAGATCAGTTCTACAAAGAACGCTATCTACTATCAGATCCTACTAAGGTCATAGAGTCTGTCAATCTAATTGACAAAGATCCTTTAGAACCGGTGCCTGAATGCGGGTATCGGTATATCTTTATCGCTGAGTACGGTACCAAGTACACACTTCAGTATCATGCAGACAGTCTATATTGGGTGCATTCATATCGTAAAGCAAGAAAAGCTTGGAAGAAAGATAATATGGACAAGTATTTAAAGCATCTTGAGAAGATGCGTAATGTTGAAGACCATGTAGTTTTAGAGGTTGACTATCCATGAAAGAAATGAAACGTAAACCAGGTGACCCCTATGTGCAAGTATTTACAGAATATGTACCTACTAAAGAAGTGCTGGAATTAACAATATTCTATGGAGTAGTGAGTCACTACAAAAGTAGAGAAGACTTAGAAATTGATTTTCCTAAGAGTCTTGGCACTGGTGCTAAAAGAGATAAAGTTACTAATAGATACCCTTGGAGTCGAAGCTCTGAAGAAATTGCTAAGTATGTTAAAGACAACTTCAGCGATCTTTTAGACTTCTATCCAAACGTACCCGACGCTACTAGTTTTGAATTTAATTGTTTTGGGTTTCGTATCCATCCTAAGTCTTTTGATACATTCCCAACTGACTCAGAGATAGACTCTATTGCATATGATGCTGTTCCTCAATCCTATGACCAATTGCAGAAGCGATATGTGGCATTAGCAATGGATATTCAATTGTGGGCCGGTAGAATGATGGAAAGAAACGAATGGCTTAAGAGACTAAATGAAACGGAAGAAGTATGAACTTACCTAAGGGACTATCACACTATGAATTAGAACCATTTACTTATTGTGGTATCGACTTTACTGGACATGCATTCTACAGCAGAGCGAAAGACACAATTGAATACACATTGTATTCAAGCCATGGGTTATCTAAAGTCAAGTTTAGAAATGACTGGGAATTACCTTTAGAGACAGTCGCAACATCATTAGATGTTACCGAAGAAGAAGCAAAGAAGTTCCTTGAAACTAACATCGGTGTCTTTCCAGAAGAATACAAAGAAGAGTTAATCAAAAACCTAATCTGGGAGTTTGAAGAAGCCTGGATATTAATGGTATGCGCTAATACTAATTACTACTCTAATGAATACTCAAGCAACAATAGGAATGACTTCTGGCCTATCATGACTAAAGAGTCAGTAGAAGAATACTATAAGCGATTCAATATTGAGCCTGTTCTTAATTTTGACGGTAGCTACAATAGTAGTAGCTTCTCAGTAGATCCTATTGCCCCGTCAGATCCAACGTAAGCGACTTTCAGCCCTTGCCTGGTGTGATCGTATGCACCGCGTGCAGGCCCCAAATGAGACGTTACATAATAGGCCTCATTGTAAAGCTACAAAGCATAAAAAAATAGACCCTAAGTCAATTAAGACTTAGGGTCTATTTCTATCCGTATTCCCGACTGTTTTTCTCTGCCCTGATAACAGCTTCAGCAACATTGTTTTGTGCTTGACTGTTGGACTCGAGTGCATCTAAGACTCTATTCAACTTATAGTCAAACTGTATCAATGCTTCTGTATGTGCTTTGATAGCTTCTGTCAGTTCATCCATCATCGGACCACCTTTCAATTAGACGCAACGATAAGCCTAGCAGCATAGGCAGGATCACAAACAGAACCACACATTCAATAACCAGCCACAGCCACATATCAATCCTCATGTATGATCCTGAAGGCAACAGACACCTTATCGTATTCATTAATGATGTCGAACCCACCTTTAACAAACTCGATGTGTCTACCGTGTTGTGCAAAAGTAATTGCACGACTTGCCAAAGCTGCAATAGCTTCAGGTTGAAACGTAAAAGAAGCCTGCAATTGTGATCGAACTGTCGGTATGCGATCATAACGCATTAGCTTAAACATTGCTTACCATCCTTCTAGATACGTATCGAGAATTGCCATTACATCAGCATCAGACATAAATCCATCGAGTTCATGCCCTAGAGTAGCAGAAGCGATTACATCACCTGAAACAGCATCATTAAACGACACTCTCAGACTCCAGTGACCGTGACGAAACCTGAAGTAAAAGTGTCTGCCCTTTTCCGTAATGCCTTCAGCTTGCGTAGGGCAGGCACCGCCAACATAATCAAGCGTATACATTATTGTTCCTTTTTTGTTGACTGGTGAGATGAAACCCACGGCACTTAGGGCACTTGTAGTAACGGCACTCTTTGCGCTTCTCTTTGTCTCTTAGAGAAGTGTTCATAAGTGCAATCTTTGCATTAAGTTCATCACGGTATCGCTTCTTAGTACACTTACGACCATAGATCCTAGTCATATTTACGAGTCCCCCAACCAAAGGTAGTATCATGTCCTTCTAGTGGTTTGAAGTCAATATGAGTGTGGTTCAATGCCGGTAGTGAGATAGTAGCTACACTGATAATGTTTCTAGCGCCACTAGGATAAACACGTACAGTATAGACTTTAACCTTGGTCTCAGAGATTCTATCTACTTCAATGACTTCTGTGCATTCCATTAGTCTGCCTCGATTTCATCTAAATGCTTGTATGAAGAAGATACACTGCAGAAAATAGGTATCTCTTGAATGTCTATTTCATCATAAGACATAATGTCATCAGCCATTATCATTACCCCCAAACTGGTAGCTTTTCAATTGTACTTTTCTACGTAGACTAAACAAGCGCATAGAACAGTTAACAACATCTTCTAGACTTGACTCAGGGTTTTCTACAACAGACTGGTAATAAGCAATCTTCTCAGCATCAGTCAACATCATTCACCTTTTCAATAGTCATTCGTCGGGCATTAGGTACACCATGAAAGTAGTAATGTAGTTCTACATTACCCAAACCATCAGCATCACGATAATCACGTACAAAGGTAAATGCATCTTCTCTAGCCCGCTTGCGCCACCTTTGTATCCAACGATCAACAGTAGACTTCTTCAGTATGACAGTTTCATCCCATACAAAAGGATGTTGACCGTAAGAATAGAGACGGCTTACTTTGAATTTCATTACTTCCACCCCTTTTCAGGAATAATCCCATCAGACAATGCATATTCTGTATCTGTGTCTAGAAACAGTGTCTTACCAAGTGCCTTAATGTAAGCACTCCCACTATTGCCATATTGCATCATGTAGACCCTATGCGCTCTGCCTGCATAGTTGATCATGTAGCGTGTAGGGATCTTTCCACCGTAACCAGTGCGGCTAGGGGATGCAGGGACCTGCAAAGTGATCCGGTGTGCAGTCACAAGCGTAGGATCTGTATGTTCAATTGCCATTGTTTCATCCTTTACTGTTGTGTGTAGCGGCTAACAATGCGACCCTAGTGCGTTAACACTAGGATCACACAACTAAACGCTAAACCCAATCACCAGAGAACAGCCCTAGGTGCTTAGAAGTGGTCACGCTATGCTTCTGACTTGACTTCTTCCAACCTGTTGCCGGTGTGTACCATCCAATAGGTGTGGCATAGCTGTAAACCACAAAGCCTTCTACACCATCAGGCATAGACTCAATGTCTTGTTTGATCATCTTTGCATAATCATTAGACATCTGGCCGGTGTTAAAGAAGGCCCTGTTAGTCACTTTGCGGCCTGAAATAGAAGAACCGTTAAACTCCTTTTGTGCAGAGATGAACTGTCCTGCAGTGCGGTTTGTTACGCGTGCGATAGCCATTGCTAGATCCTTTGTGAGAGTCGGGTGATTACTTTTGAAAGTGCTTCAGAGTAAGTAGGTACTTTGGTTGTTCGCCAAAGTGGCCGGGTAGGATAGATATCGTTATCTACCTTAAGCAATGAAACACTATAGGTAGATAACATCACATCTAGTTCCTGCAATTCACTCTGAGATATGCAGTCTTCTACATGCCTGAATCTCAGAAGATCGAACCTACTGTATGGATACATTAGTCTCCAATTTCAGTGACAAAGTATATTGTCTTCAGCCGAACATGAGTCATACCGAACAGTTCATTAGCCTGTTCAACAGGGAACTTGTAGGACACTTCAAAGGCTAGACCACTAAACCAATCATACTCTTTGAAAGTGTCTGTAAGATCATGCAGAGCCTGTTTAGCATCTTCCAACAGACCAAAGTGTCCTATCTCAGTGAAAGTAGTAGGCCTATCGTCTCGAGTGCCTGAAAGTACTTCCATTTTATTCACGTAAAACATGATTCTCCTTTTGTAGTGGAACGGTACTAGAAAGACTAAGGTAAGCATCCATCAGTAATAGTAAGTCACTGACAATTCATTTACCTTAATCAATCTAAGACTATTCTACTCTTAAAGTAGGTCTAGACGTCTGGTGTGTGTGAGTAAATCAACCTTCTCTAGAATAACCTCCCTGATTAATTCATCTGTAATGGTGAGTTGGAAAGCATTTACAGAAGATCTAACAGCTAGGTGAATATCTTCCATACGCATACCAGTGTGTAGAGTACGAAAAATTTCATCAGTGATTGTGAGCAGAATCCTTTGTGTCATACGGTCGGCACATTCTTGCACTTGCCTAGCGCGCACTACATCGTATGAGTCAATATCAAAGGCTTTGGTTGACTCTAGCTCTGCATCATTGATCAGCCTGTAAGAAGGTTCTAGAACCGGGTAGGTATCGTTTAACTGTTGGGTACGCTTTGCACGCTTACCAGCCCTAGAATTGTCCTGATAGTAGGTAGTAGCTTCTTGCAGTGACGACATATTTATCAACTCCTTTTGAACATAGAGTGTCTTTTTTCGACTCTTCCAGTCTTTACTCAAGTCTTTAGTTAGGTGATATAGAAACCAAAGACCTAATGCCACTAACGGCAATACTGTATACATAGTCAGTATTCAATTTGATAGGTCTCTTCTTTAACACCATCTAGGTATAGATCAAAAGAACAGTCAGATGTGTACTCATAACCTGTTAATGCATCTTTGATCTTATGCCAGACGACACGATAACCAGATTCAGCGTTTAGCAACCTGCCTTTAAGGGCTAGATACAGTTTAAGCATATCCATTGAATCTTCAGCTATGCAACGTGCTGGTGTGCCTGTTGCTTCTGAATAGACCATAATTCTAATCTTTGCCATTGTAGTATCCTTTGTTTGTCGAAAGTCCGATAGTACGCACATTATGCGTAGGTGGCAAGCCAACTAAGGCACGATTCTACTAGGCTAATTAGACCGTACAGCGACGTTTACAGCGCGCTAGGGTAAATGCCTAGGCTCGAGATTCCAAGGCCTTAGAATCGCTTACAGTATCTCCTCATCATAGAAGGTAACTACTGAATCAGTATCCATAACGCTGATGTAGATCAGATCCTTTGCGATCAACAGACCACCATAGATTTGCCGGACCTTTGAAAAGGCTTCTGAAGTAGATATAGCATCTACAAAGAAGATGGGAGTATTAACAGGCTCACACTCCCAACCATCCCGGACACGTATGACTCTGACTGTTGCCTGATAGTGCATGACTCTCCTTTTGTTGTGGTCTAAGAACTTAGAACCTAGCTAGTGTGACACTAACTAGGCACTAAATCATCAGCCCTCACTGTTCCTGAAGTAGTTTGTATTCCACTACGGTTCCGCCGGAAGTGGTATAGACAAAGTGGAAAGGATTATACGACTCAAACAATCCACCACGATTCTTGAAGTCAACATAAATACTTATCCAAGTGGCAACAGACCAATTGGTAAAGTCGGGTGGTAGTTTTCTCTGAGATAGATCACATATGACTTGACGAGATACTTTAGCCATTACTAAATCACCGACTCTCTTTGAAAGAAACATAATCAAAAGACTCTACAATCCTTTGGTGTGTTTCATGCGCTACTGACAAATCCATATAGCCCGCCTCATTCTTAGAAGTCTCCTTTTCGCCGGGTCGCTTAGTGAAAGTGCAAACATCACACAAACCACTTTGCAGTCTGATAGTAGAAACAATAACCCTAGTATCATCTTCTAGAGTCAGTGTAGTTTTACGTACTTGTGTAGGAAACATGTTAAATCCTTTCAGATAGGGTCCAGAAGTGTGCAGTACGCACACCACGCAACCATCCTTTGAGTTCATCTACGCTATCAAAGGCCATTGCCTGCCTTTCACCTTCTAAGTGAATGCTGTACCTTTCAGCGGCGGCTACCAGAAGTGTAAACACCTTTCCATTGTGCAATGTAATAGTTGCCACCGACTCACTTAGATTAAGTCGGTGTTCTACAACCAGATTCTTAACAGCGTCAAGCACACTTGAAATATTCATCATGAAACCTTTCAGATCAGAGTGACCAAGTAAGGGATACCGACTAATGCGATACCGATAAAAGCACCAGTGAGGTAAGTGGTAATAGACTCCCAATCAATCATCATCACACCCACAATCTTCTATGTTGTTAAAGCATTCTTCACACATCTCTACATGCCCTGCATATTCACTATCGTAGTATTCAGACTCCATAGCGATTCACCTCATTAATTGTGTAGATCAGTGTAAACCGATCACCTGTTTCAGTACATCCTAATGCCACAATGATAGTTGCATCATTAATGACAATTCGGTAATCCTTTTCTAGGATCTTCTCTTCTATGTCCCCTAGCTTCTCTTCAGCCTGCCAGTGCTGATCATATACAGGGCCCACATCTTCTACATCAGCCGGGTGGGTTTGAACAACAACAGTCTTAACCACTTTAAACATGTTCATCCTTTCATAGGCTTTAGATAACAACTAAAGGCATATAGAAACATATGCCTAAAGCAATTGCCTAATCCCCTATCGCATAACCATCACGTCCACCGCACCTAGTGCAGTCTACGGAATCATGCCATGCGAACTGATGGTAGGTAGCGTGTTCTTCAGAGTGGCAGAACTTACAGCGCGTTTTAGGCCTGGTGTAGTGCTCTTCTGCAGGTTCTACAACGTGAACCCATCTACCCATATCGTAACGACCTTTTTCAATCTTCAGCAATGCATCACACTTATCACAATGCCGCACATCAGGCAGTATCTCCACGTCAACAGTAGGCTTATCAGAGTAGTTTGCTCTGAAGTCAGACCATTTTTCAAAGGTTGTAGTCATGATTAAATCTCCTCGATACGGTAGACGTTACTCAAACCATCTTCAATTGTCAGGATACCTAGCACTCGATTATAAGAAACAAAGTGATAGTAACCTTGCAGAAGAATGTTATTAGCTTCTGTAAAGGCCTTATCGAGTGCTTTCCTAGCTTCTACTTCAGACACATTAACTATGTCGGTAGTCTTGCCATTGCAGGTGATATTAAACATTATTAAAGCCCCCTCATGTAGCTAGAAAAAGGATTGTTTTGTGTAAGTGTGAAAACATTGATCGCGAGCACATAACCATCCCTATGATTCCAAACTGTTTTAGCTTGTTTGTAATCAGTGCCCTTAACAATCAAGTCAACTTGCCGATTCTGGAAACCAGGCACTATCCATAGATCATGGTAAATATTCTTTTCCAGATTCTCGATTGCCTGTTGATCAGACTCAAACTGTTCTACGTGATAAGTCTCAGATACCGACTCACCATCCTTGTTAAAGTACTGGTTTAGCGTAGTCAGATACATCACTTAATCCTTACTGTCATAGGGATAGAACCATCATGCCTGTTGGTAAGATCTTGGACTCTGCCTGGTTCTGAATATGCAGAGTCATTAAAGTTGCTGTAAGGCATACCAGCGCCAACTATGGCCGGTGTAGAGAGTGTCCACAACAGCACATAGAAGAACACTAGAATGCTACGGATTACCATTCAAAGCCTTCTTCAGGCCTGCAGTCTGCAAGCATCAGAATCAACTCGGACTTAGAAGTAATAGCGGTGTAGCGCGCACGGTAATCCTCATCAGCATCATCATAAAGGCCTAGAAGGTGTAACACTTCTTCTCTGAGCTGTTCGATAGTCATATGCCAATACTGTTCAATGTGTGTGTCCAAGTTGGCAGCACTGCAATGGTAGTAACCACCGACAGTAGTTGTCTTAATGATGGTTGGTGGTTGCTTTCCTGCCTTCTTGGAACCTAGGGGATATTCGATGATGCTATCGAGTTTTCCATCCTTTGAATTGCAGTCAACAATGTATTGATAGGCACTATCGCAAACATGTTCAACAGAACCAGCAACACCGATAGTCCGGGTAGCCTTATGCGAAAGACTGCAGTAAGTGCAAAGCATGACTTGTTCCTTTCAGAGTGTGACTAGTGGTCAACAAAAGACATAGATAGATCTATGTCTAATGCAAGCAACTAGTTACGCTGATCCTTCTGCCATTGTCGCTTTTCCTTGCGCCTAGATTGACGCTTCTCTATTGCTGCCTTCTTCTTAGGTGTGTAGGCAGAGTCACCTAGCATTTTTGCCACTTGTAATCTCCTTTGCAGTCTTCTTGCAGTACTGACACACCATTACACCGGACTTTGGAACTAGGTGGTGTGTGTAGCCCTTAACAGGTGCTTCAGGGCACTCGAGTTGTGTTGGTTGCATGACTTAATCCTCCCACTTGATTACATAGGTGTGCTTGCCTGTTTCGTTCTCGATGAACAATTGACGTGATTCACGCTCCCAGTGAACTAACTTAGTGTCTACGTCCTGAAGTGAATCAAGTGCTAACTCTTCTAGTTCTCTGAAGGCTTCAGCTTCAGTGGACAAAGAACCACCATCCTTTTGACCATTCCATTCAATGTAGAACATGTTATTTTCCCATCTTTGCAAGGTTGCGATAGAACGCAACGTAGTTTTGTACGCCCTTAGTCTTAAACGAGAAGGCAGTAACAAAGGGTTCACCATCTTCAGTCTTAGGACCAAAGAAGTCTAGTAGATAGTCTTCAGTCACTTCAGGCATGTAACCAGAATTAGAGTTGTAGTAGCTAGCTAGCATCAGTGGTCCGATAGCAGAAGCAACCAGGGCAGAAGCTAATCGAGTGCTAGTGCTATAGAACCAACCAAGGGACTCGAGGTTAGCGTCATAGACAACAACAACATACTTGTATAGATCAGGATCACGATCACAAGTTAGATAGCCCTGATTGCCTGGTGTGAGAACTAAACCTGATGTGTGAAGATCTTCTAGGTTGATCATGTGTAGATCCTTTCAGGGCAGAGTTGGCCGGTGTGTAATGAAAGCTATAGAGAAATACATAAGGAAAAACACATAGAAGAAAACACTAAGCACTAAGCAAAGCAATTGCTTCTGAGAAGAACAGCGCCATAGCGTGCAAAGCGAATAAACAGAACTAGAAAAGAATCAATTCAGAGACACATAGGTAAGTATGTATACGCAAATAGCATAAAATTCGGTAAAACACACAATTTGCAGTCAATTAAACGTCAAAAGACTGCATTTACCGACATATATACGTCAAACCAAGCAATAAACAGGAAAGAACACACATTTAATGTGTTCCAACCAATCAATTGCTTATCTCAGAGACGTTTCACCACCCATTATTCGAGATGTAGTCTTCTACATTGCTTTCATCGCCCGCAAATTCAGGTGTGTTCTCTTCTATGCCGTTGTAGATCATTGTCTTTTCCTTTCACCCGGTTTAATAACAGTGAAACAATGGTGAGATAGGTACTCTGCAACCTATCCCCCACAATCAGACTGTTACTCTGCAGTCTTCTTAGTACGTGGCGCACGCTTTGCAACAGGCTTTACTGTCTCCGATGCTGTGTCGTTCTTTGCCCGGTCCAACAGCTCGAGAAGTCGTTCATTCTCTGCCTTCTGTCGCATCAGTTCAGCTTCAGCTTCAGACAACTTGTTAGCAATTTCACGCTTACTAACCGTAGAACTCTGCCAATCACCATTGTTGTAGTGGTAAGTGGTTTCACCTCGCACCATCTTGAAAGGTGCAACATCATCCAACAAGTTGGAATCATTTGCGGCTGTAATCACTTGTTCTGCAGTGATCCGGCCCTTAGTCACGCCTCGAGAGTCCTGAATCATCTTCCGGGTGATCGAGAACTCACGTGTTTCATCAGTGGTTGCTCCTTCTGCATCGAGCACGTGACCGTAGATCACCGCCATAACATCATCAGGCTTAGCTGCAACCTGTTCTGCAGGGACGTAGTTGGCAGGAACAGGTTTGCCCTGATCGAACCAGACCTTACGGTTATCGAAAGTGTTCTCCAATTGCTGATCTTCCAACCAGGCAGAGTAGACACGCCGATCACCAACAGCGAACTTGTATGCCTCTGGCACTTTGATCTGTTCCGGTGTGATTGTGACGTCATACTGCGGTTGTCCTGCATTGAACCAATCAATGAGAACCTGATCAGCAATGCGCCCGCGTGTCTTCACATCAGGGTTGTTTTCCTGGTACCAAGCCTTTGCCATTGCAACATCTGCACGCTCAAACTCGATGCCGCCTGCAATGTAGCCCTTTACTTCTACTGCCTTTGCCATTGTCTTATCCTTTGTTTGTTGGGTTGTTTGAAACGTCAAGTAGTGAACTATCTAGGTTCACTAGGGAACAACCACCCGAAGTGGATAGTTATTCCCCAACGAATCGAGATGTTTTCTCAGAGGGATTCAAAGTGGATTACTTCACCTATCTCCACCAACCCGCAGCAATCGCAAGACCAGTAACCACCCGGATCACGAGATTCACCTTGTGCGATCATTCCGACTGATTCCAACCAGGATGAAACGATTGCTTCTTCTGTCGGGTCCAAGTGTGAGGTATCGCCATTTACAGCGACAACAGTGCATGAATTGCAAAGTGTGTATTCCATTGTCTTACCTTCTTCCAGCTAGTGAGCCTAGGAACAGCATTGAACCTAGAGAGAGAATAAACAGGGTTGCCCAAACGCCTAATGGCAACATGATCAGGCCTTAACGGAACCGTCAAAGTCGAAAGCACTGAAACCACCATCGTAGTAGCGCTCGATACGCTTTTCGATCTGGTGATCAGTCGGATGAGAAGTGATGAACTCGAGTCCGCAATCTTCCAACCATCCAAGTGCTTCTGTTCTCTGATCTGAAGTAAGGAACCACTTATACCCGCTCGAGTTCTCGTGATTCTTCTCAGAGTGTCCTACGGGAAGGATGCAAGCACTTCTGGCACCACCCGGTTCAACCTTGCAGAGTGTCTGATTGTGTTCACATGCAACGCACATTTGTTCGATCCTTTTCTCGAGGGTTTAGAAGTATCTCTGAGTGTCCCTAAGTGGAATCGAACCACTTGAATCAGTACCAACTAGGGACTATCCGAACTAGAAGTAGAGAGAGTGCAACATCAGAAGCATTGAGACGATGGGTGAATCTTCTTCTACCCCGGTTGCTGTAAAGCCTAGGTAGTCACCAGTGAGAAGAATGTGAGCCAGTGCAGAGAACATATTGTGATCCTTTGTTTGTTGTGGTTGGTGGTGTAGATCAGTGGGGAAGTGTACCCCGGTTGTACCTCACACTGTTGTAGCGAAAGTGCAGGGCCAAATCATCGAGAGACTTGATCCCCGTATGTAGAACAGTGAGGGCAAGCTTAGAGTCACTAGCCTTTGCCAGAGAAACAGGTGCCTTCTTTGCCAGAGTTACAGTCATTGTCTTTTCCTTTTCTGTTGGTGGGTCTAATTGACTGCAGGTATCTGTCACACACCTGCAGTCCCTTTAGATCAACCAGCATGTGTGCCGTTGTCTCCTTTGGGTTGATATTCCTTTGTCCCTCACCTTGCCTAAGTGAGTTGACTATCCGGTACGCGGTATCTCTACCTATGTGTAGCCCGGTATGTCTGCCCTGGTATCTCACCAGTACCTAGCTTCCCCTAGATGTTGTATCGGATACGTCCGATAACCGTTGCTTGCAGATAATCCTTATCTGCTAGGTGCTTGCAAGCACTTGAATCACCTTCTCTCTCTCGACCGCTTTGAACTTGACCAAACATTATCATGCTCATGCAGACACGTATAAGGAACACACACATGCATATGTGCAGGTCACAGGCCTATCTAGAGCCATACATAGGCCTGCAATGGTGCCTATAGCTGTACCATAACGGTATGGTAACAGTGTATCTATGCAGGTCACAGGCTTACGTGCATGTGCATGTATCTCATATGGTGGACATATACGATATATGTGTATGCATCACTCAATGCATAAGTGCTAGCAGAGTGCTTGCAATAGCTATCACTGCAGGTCACAGCTGTAAGTGTGAATCATGGTTACAGTGATGTGTTGCGTCACGTGACGTAATGATCTTGGACTGTATGTGTCGATCACATAGGCATTCGATTACAGACTGAATGATGATGCTGTATGCCATACATGCAGGTAGATCATGCTGATGTGCTGGTGTGTGCAGTACTGCCCTATGCCTGCATCATGTGTGCATCATGGTGTGTCATGCATACGATCACATGCACTCAATACGTCACTGTGACGTAAGTATGCGCTGATGGTGATCGTTGCTGATGTGTTGATCAGGTGAATCAGTCGACTCGATGCAGTCTCGAGGCTCATGTGCTCGATGTGTGCAACGTCACATGCACAACCCTTGACACGTATGTGCGCACTAGTGTAGACTGAATTTGGCGCGGCCTGTATGAT